TCAATCAAAGGTGCGGCCCGACGGCGGAGAGGCTGCTTGGGCGGAGAAACGAGGGCTGCGAACTTCCAGCCATGCGGTGAGAAGGGCGGTGAGAATGGTGGCGCCCGCCAGGATTTTCAGGCTCTCTTCCACCCACTCCGACCAATCGCCGAAATCGGCGGCGACCGTGCCGATGAAGCAAAGCCCGGCGAAGGACATGGTGAAGATCATCCAGGGCAAACGGACGAGTTGGTAGCGATTGCTCCAGCCCAGCGCGAGGGCGACCAGGCCGTAGCAGGCCACGAAGGCATCGTTGAGGTGCGCCGCGAAGGGATGTGTTTCCGGCAGGTGCAGGAGGGTGCGGTTGACGTTATCGGCGGCGCGCTCATGCCACATGAGCAAATCGTCGAGCGCCATCCAGCAAAGCAGGCTGCCGAAGGTGAGCCAGAAGCGACCGGGACGGCAGTGGTGCATCTGCCGCCAAGCATGGATTCCTAAGGCGGCGGTGGTCACGACGGCGCCCCAAAACCATCGGCCGAGGCGTTGGGAGCTGAAGTAGTAGCGGTTGCGGTCGTGAAGCTCCGAACCTGCCCAGAACATGACGATGGCGCCGACGACCACGAAGGCGAGTGCGCCGGCGAACCGCAGCAGGGCCGCGCGGGGCCACGACTCGCTCCGCTGCAGGACGGCGTGACAAACCAGGAGGCAGACCAAGCCGTCGACTGCGAGGTAGCCGACCGAAAGAAAGGTGCCGACGCGGCCTTCACGAAACAGGCGCGCCCAGTAGAAGGGATGCGTCGAGGCAAGAAGCGATGCCAGCGTGACGAGGCAACTGCCGACGATGAGGAGGGTGAGCCAGCCCCATTTTCGCGGAGGCCGGCCCGGCGCTCGGCACGTGCGCCAGAGAAGGGGAAAGATATCGAAGAGGTGGCTCATCGGCCTTGCGAGGACACGGACGCTCTGGAGTTCGCTCGGGTCAGCAGCGAACCTTCAGGAGGGGGTGGTGGAACCGGAGAGAGACCAAGGGCGGATGAGGAAACGATTGCGTGTCGGACAAAGCAAATTTGGCGGGTAAGTTCTTACCCCGCGGGAGGTTGTTTCTGCAAGGGGTTGTCGAGGATTTGAGGGGTGCTGATGCGACTCGCGGGAGATCGCCTTTTTGCGATATCGCGGGTTGCATGGTGCGATGATATTTGGGAACTCTGCGGCGCCCCATGAAAATCCCCCTTTGGCTCACCTCCTGTTTTCTCGCCTTCGTCGCCATGGCCGCGCCGCCGGCACCGTGGTCGCAAGTGATCGTCAGCGAGCCGTTTCACATGGGTGACGATACGGTGAAGGAAATGCGGAGCCCGAAGCCGCACGGGGAGAAATTCAGCGGTAGCTTCGCCCTTCCGCCGACGATGAAGCCGGGAAATAATACTTCAGTGCTGGTGAACCTGATGATTGCCGGCATCAGCCCGAAAAGCGAGGTGCAACGATCCCGAGCGCAACGCGAAGGCAAGGCGCTGGCGCGATTGCACATCAATGGGCAGGAAGTGGCGGTCCTGAATACGCTGATCCAGGGGACGCATTCGAACTCTGCCGATCAGCCGATCATCGTGCGAGTGGCGGGGAAATTCCTGCGGGAAGGGCGCAACGAAATCGAGGTTCTGCCTGGCAGCGGCAAGGGGAAGGCTGGGCTGGATGACTGCGAATTGCTGCACTTGTCGGTCGCGAGCGAGTAGGAGGATGCGGACGCCGTCGGTCGTTCAGAGCGGTTGAAATAGAGTTGTTGCCGCTGCGGTCCTGCCTGCTCAGTCGAACGACGGTGGAACGGGCGCTCCGAGCCCGTTTGTGCCAGCCATCTTTGTCGGAGGCGAACTGAACTTTGGGGAAGAGTGGCGGCTGCGCCGCCGGTGTTTGGCGAAACGGGCTCGGAGCGCCCGTTCCACCATCGGTTACCAGAATCTCGGCTATCACTTCATCTGAGCCGCTGTGGAAGCCTTCGGCGAGACGCCGGAGGCAACGGGTGGGACGCCCGGGCTCCGCGGGTGAGACGGCGTGCTATTGGAGGCGGTGGCGAATCACGCTCCGAAGGCCAGCTTTCCGTCGCGCTCGTCGACGTGGATAAGCATGCCCTCGCGGAATTTGCCGTCGAGGATGTCGAGGGCGAGCGGGTCGAGAAGTTCGCGCTGCAGCACGCGCTTGAGCGGGCGGGCGCCGTAGACCGGGTCGTAGCCTTCGCGGGCGAGGTGGAGCTTCGCCTGGTCGCTGAGCGTGAGCGTGAGCTTTTGGTCGGCGAGGCGCTTGGTGAGGCGCGCGAGCTGGATGTCCACGATCTGCTTGAGATCGGTGTCGCTCAGGCGGTCGAAGATGATGATCTCGTCGACGCGATTGAGAAACTCGGGGCGGAAATGGCCGCGGAGTGTCTCGAGCACGCGGGCTTCGCGCTGCTCGGGGTTGTCGACATCGAGGATCGCGGCGCTGCCGAGATTGCTCGTCATGATGATGACGGTGTTCTTGAAATCGACCGTGCGGCCCTGGCCGTCGGTGATGCGGCCGTCGTCCAGAACTTGCAGGAGCACGTTGAAGACGTCGTGGTGCGCTTTCTCGATCTCGTCGAAGAGGACCAAGCTATACGGTTTGCGGCGGATACTTTCGGTGAGCTGGCCGCCTTCCTCGAAGCCGACGTAGCCGGGAGGCGCGCCGATGAGACGCGCGACGCTGTGCTTCTCCATGTATTCGCTCATATCGATGCGGACCATGGCGCTGTCGTCGTCGAAGAGGAACTCGGCGAGCGCTTTCGAAAGCTCGGTTTTGCCGACGCCGGTCGGGCCGAGGAAAATGAAGGAGCCGATGGGGCGGTTCGGATCCTGCAACCCGCTGCGAGCGCGGCGCACGGCATTCGCGACGGCGGTGATCGCTTTCTTTTGACCGATGACGCGCGCGCTGAGGCGCTGCTCCATCTTCACGAGTTTTTCGCGTTCGCCTTCGCGCAGATTGCTCACGGGGATGTGTGTCCACGCGCTCACGACCTCGGCGATATCTTCCTCGGTGACTTCTTCCTTCAGCATCGAACGCCCTTCGCGCGCCATGTCGGCGAGCTTCGCGTTCTGCACTTCGATTTGTTTTTGCGCGGCGGGAATGTGGCCGTATTGGATCTCGCTCGCGGTCGTGAGATCGCCGTTACGCTGCGCGCGTTCGAGGTCAGTCTTGAGCTGGTCGAGTTGCTCGGAAAGCTTGCGCTGCTGGTCGATGAGCGACTTCTCGCTCTGCCACTGCGCCTTCATCGCGGCGCTCGATTCGCGCTTCGCGGCGAGCTCTTTTTCGATGCGCGCGAGGCGTTCTTTCGAGGCGGCATCCTTTTCTTTTTTCAAGGCCTGGCGCTCCATTTCGAGCTGCATGATTTCACGCTCGACCACGTCGATTTCCGTGGGCATCGACTCGATTTCCATCTTCAGGCGCGACGCGGCTTCGTCCACGAGATCGACGGCTTTATCGGGTAGAAAACGGTCGCTGATGTAGCGGTGGGAAAGCGTGGCGGCGGCAACGAGCGCGGCGTCCTGAATGCGCACGCCGTGGTGCACTTCGTAGCGTTCCTTGAGGCCGCGGAGAATGGCGATGGTGTCCTCGACGGTCGGCTCATCGACCATCACGGGCTGGAAGCGCCGCTCGAGCGCGGGATCTTTTTCGATATGCTTGCGATACTCGTCGAGCGTGGTCGCGCCGATGGTGCGCAGTTCGCCGCGCGCGAGCTGCGGCTTGAGCAGATTGCCTGCATCGACGGCGCCTTCGGCCTTGCCGGCGCCCACGATGGTGTGGAGTTCGTCGATGAAAAGAATGATCTCGCCCTGGCTGTCGGTGACTTCTTTCAAGAACGCCTTGAGCCGGTCCTCGAACTCGCCGCGGAACTTCGCACCGGCAATCATCGCACCGAGGTCCATCGCGATGACGCGCTTGTTTTTCAGCGAATCCGGCACGTCGCCCGCGATGATGCGGCGCGCGAGACCCTCGACGATGGCGGTCTTGCCGACGCCGGGCTCGCCGATGAGCACGGGGTTGTTTTTCGTGCGGCGGGAGAGCACCTGCATGGCGCGGCGAATCTCCGCATCGCGACCGATGACGGGATCGATTTTTCCTTTGCGCGCGAGCTCGGTGAGATCGCGCCCATATTTTTCGAGCGTCTGGTATTTGTCCTCGGGATTCTGGTCAGTCACGCGCTGCGAACCTCGCACTTGCTGGAGCGCTTGCATGACCTTTGCGTGCGTGAGGCCCACTTCCTTGAGCAGCTTGCCGGCGGAGACACCGCTGTCGCTGAGCGCGAGCAGGTAGTGTTCGGCGGAGAGGTATTCGTCCTTGAGCTTGCCCATCTCCTTTTCGGCCTGGCGGAGAATGGCGAGCAGCTCGGCGGACGGGTTGGCTGGCGAAGTTCCGCCGTGGACCTGTGCGCGCGTGGCGAGGGCGGCAGTGAGCTTGCCGCGCAAAAGGCCGACATTGACTCCGACCTTTTCGAGCAGCGGCACGGCGAGACCTTCCGGCTGGTCGAGCAGCGCGGAGAGCACATGCTCATTATCTAGCTCGGAATGGTGGCGGTCCGCGGCGGCAGATTGGGCACTTTGGAGTGCTTCCTGCATTCGTTGGGTGAGTCGGTCGAGGCGCATAGGGCGAGGAAATACAGCAAGTTGCTTTCCCCGTCTTATACAGAGAGAAAGCCAGTGGCAATAGCGCAATAGTGACGCACATGACACACATGTGTCTCTGTGAGTCATGCTGGCGCACCGGAGCCGTGATGGGGTTGGAGCCTGCCGAGGGCATTCGGGGCGGTCGGACCACGCGAAGATCAACGGAGTTTTCTGGCAACTTCCAAGAGGGTGAAAATACCTATCTGAAAATAATTTGATCGTGGAGTTTTCCGAGGTGGTTTTTGGTGTGAGTTTCGCGCCTCGTGCGAGGTGCGTTTTTTCGGTGGCTCGGTGGGATGACGTTTCGGCCGGTCCGTCGCGCCATCGGTGCGGAGCGGGGGCGTCGCCCTGCGAGGCTCATTCCGCCATGGTTTGCGGGCGATGCGATTTTCCCGATCGGGGCGCGAATCGCGCGCGGTGAGCGGCGACCTTTTGCGTTGCGAAAAGCGCGCGATTTTGCGCGGTGGTTTTGAGTGGAAATTTCGAGGTCCGCCAAGCGCATCCGTGGTGGCCGCAAAACGCTGGGCCTGGATAAAAATTCCGCAACGGATTTACGAGTAAATCAAATTAGTTTCCGGGCCCGATTTTGGGGCCGGGCGGGAAGGGTCAGGCTTTGCCCGAAGCTCCTCGTGCGCGCGAGGGCGCTCGCGAACCCGCATGGATACACGCTTTCCGGGTGGTTCCTCTCTGGAAAACCGCGGCGCGGCGTGGCCGGCGGCGTGGCGAATTTTTGCCCTGCTTCGCTCAGAGGCCTTGCGTCACGGTTTCCCTGCAAAGAATTCCTTTGCACCCGGGGCTTTATGGCGTTTTCTGTCGGAAGTCCCGGTTGGGATCGGTGTGCCCTCGCGCCGACCTCCAATCCCCCCACTGAACGTCCCCGTCCACAGTCCCTACATCCTTATGCGCAAGCTAACACGTCCCTCCCGCAAGAACGCACGTCGCCACGCACGTCGCTTCTCGCGCCGCCTCCAGTCCAAGCGGTTGATGCCGTCGCTGATCCTCACCGGCGCCATCAGCTTGTTCCTCCCGAAAATCGCCAACGCGGCGGTGCTGATTTGGGACCAGGACACGGTCGGCATCAACAACATCGGGGCGTTCACCGGCGCTACGGGCGGCGGTGCCGGCATCGGCGGCGCGGGCACGTGGAATACGACCGGCGCGCAGTGGTGGTCGGGTCCGAGCCTCACGAACAGCCTCGCGAACACGACGTGGAACAACGCCGGCAACGACACGGCAATTTTCGGCGGACCGACGGCTGGCACGGTGACCCTTGGGACGGGGATCACTGTGGGCGGCCTGCAGTTCAACACGACGGGCTACACCATTTCGGCAGCCACGAACGCTCTGACGCTGGGACCGTCGGCGACGTTCACGCTGAACAACGTGGCGGCGGCGACCATCACCGGGGCGGTGGGTGGGACGGGGAGTAATCTCACCGTGAGTGGCGGGGTGCTCGGTGGTGCGGTGACGGGAGGGACTCTCACGTTCAACGGCACGGCCACGGGTGGATGGACCGGCACGACGACGATCAACAACGGCATGACCGTGAACCTCTCGGAGAGCAGTCGTGTGCTGGCGAATACGTCGAGCCTCACGCTCAACGGCGGTGCGCTCACGCTGACGAATGCGAACCCGACGGAAGCGGCGTTCGATCGCGTGAACAACGGCGCGGGCATCACGTCCAACGGCGGCGCGATCAACTTCACCAACACGGCCGCCTCGACGATCAGCTACGCGGAAACGCTCGGCTCGGTGGCGCTGACTTCGGGGCGCCTGTCCATCACGAACACGAACAACAACACGTCGCCCTCGACGCAGATCCTGACCCTCGGTGGGTTGACGCGCACGGGCGGTGCGAACACGTCGGTCGTGAACTTTGCCGGCACCGGCCTCGGTGCGACGGCGCAGAGCCGGATCATCATCACCGGCCAGGCGGCGGCGGACATCGGGCCGTGGGCCACGTATAACGGCACCGACTTCGCGACCTACAACGCCACCAACGGCGTGCAGGCGGTGACGACGACGACGCTGGCTTCCACGTCCAACAGCGCGACAACGAACTACATCGCGCCAGCCACCCTGTCGGTCTCCACGGGCACCAACCCGTCATACAAGACGCTGCAGATGAATACGGCGGCGCGGACGCTGAACATCACGGGCAATACCGTGAGCGTCGGCGGCATCGTGGCCAGCGGCGGCAGCCATCTGGTCAACATCGGCGCGACGGGCACGGTCCGCGCGCTCACCTCGGGTGCGCCGCTCTATATCTTCGTCAATGCCAACCAGCTCTCGCTGAACGCGATCGTGGCGGACAACGCGGCGCCGGGCGGCCTCGTCTTCAGCGGCGGCACTTCCGGTGCCGGCACGCTGGTGCTCGGCAACGCGACCAACTCGTTCGGCGGCGGCGTGACGATCAACTCCGGTGTGCTGAGCATCGCGGCGGATAACCGCCTCGGCAACGTGAACAACGACATCGCGTTCAATGGCACGGGCACGCTGGCGATCACGGCGGCGAGCACGCTGCCAGCCTCGCGCGAGGTTTTCGTCAATAACGGCGCCATTGGTATCATTAACGTCACGACGGGGACCAGCACCATCAACGGCGTGGTCAGCGGCACAGGTGGTATCCAAAGCCTGGCGAATGTGCTCGTCCTTGGCGGCGTGAACACCTACACCGGGCCGACCATTCTCACGGCGGGTACGTTGCAGGCGGGTTCGGCTCAGGCCTTCGGCGTCAACTCGGCGGTCAGTATCACCGCCGGTACGTTGAGCCTGAACAGCCTTAGCAACTCGATCGGCTCGCTGCAAGGCGCGGGTGCGGTGGGTCTCGGCAACGCTACGCTGACGGTGGGTGGCAATAATGAATCCACCTCGTATAGCGGCGTCATCGGCACGGCCTCCACGGCCGGCAGTCTGACCAAGATCGGCAATGGCATCCTGACCTTCACGTCCGGCACCGGCCATATCTATACGGGTGCGACCAATATCAATGGTGGCTTCCTCGGCATCTCGAACACCACTCACCTTGGCCCGGTCGCCACGCCGCTGAATATCGGTGGCAGCGGTGGCGGTTTGCAGTTTGCGCCGAACACCACCGTGAACGCGCTCGATATTACCGCGGGTCGCACGATCAACATCAATGCGACGCTGACGATCGACACGAATAATACGGTGCAGTCCTTTGCCAATCCGATTGGCGGGGGCGGCGCGGGTGGCATCATCAAGGCGGGCAACGGCGTGCTCTATCTCAGTGGCACCAATGACTTCTCCGGGGCGACTTCGGTGACCAACGGCACGCTCGTCCTGCGCAACAGCGCGGCGCTCGGCACGTCCCCGAGCGCGACGGTCACGGCCAATGGCGCGTTGACCTTGCAGAGTGGTATCGCGCTGCCGGCGACGACCTCGCTGACCCTCAGCGGGAATGGTGCGGCCGCCTTCCAGAGCGGTGCGCTCGTCAATGCCTCCGGCAACAACACGGTTTCCGGCGCCCTCACGCTCAATGCACCGGCCACGATTTCCGTGGATAACGGCACGCTCGTCCTGGACAGCACCACGCCGGTCGCGGCGACCGACCATACGCTCACGCTCGCGGGTTCCGGCAGCGGCACCCTCGGCGCCGCTCTCGCCACCGGCGCGGGCGGACTCACCAAGACCGGCCCCGGCACGTGGACCCTCAATGCAGGTAGCACGAGCACGAACACGGGCGCGGTGACGATCAATGGCGGCACGCTCGTCGTGAATCTCGCGAACAGCCCGACCGGCGTCCTCAACTCCGTCTCGGATCTCGCGATCAATGGCAGCGCGCTCACCATCATCGGCGCGTCGGGCGTCGGCAGCAGCCAGTCGCTCGGCAACCTGAGCCTCGGGCCGGGCGTCGATGCGGTGATCAATATCGACCCGATCGACAGCACGACCACGAACCTGACCCTTGGCACCACCTGGACGCGCGCGGCCGGTTCGACCCTGCATATTAATTACCTTCCCGGCACGGGCGTGGCCTCGATGACCACCAGCGGACCCGTCAGCGGTTCCGGCGGGCCGACCGGCTCGAATGGCGTGCTCGGTTATGCGACCCTGACCGACGCGGCCGGCGTGACCCGCATGGCGCGGATCGATGGCGGCAACAACCTTGCCCACTTCGACTCGTCCTCCGCGACCGACCTCGCGGACAACAGCGACGATGCGGCGATCGACTACACTTCGCTCAACAGCGGCGCTCTGCTCAACTGGTCGAATGGTATCTCCAATCGTTCGGTCAATTCGCTGATCGTCGATACGGCGAACGGTGCGCAAACGATCAATATGGGCGCGGCCGGCAATAAGCTGACCATCACCAGCGGCGCGATCCAATTCCTCGGTGCGGACAATGGCACGCTCACGGGCGGCCAGGTGGGCGCGGACGATTCGGAAGTGATCGTGCACCAGAACGGCGCGGGCACGTTCACCATCGGCAGCCTCCTCAGCAGCGGCACGGGCAGCCTCATCAAGACCGGCGCGGGCACGCTCGTGCTCTCCGGCGCGAATTCCTACTCGGGCGCGACGACGGTCAACGGCGGCATCCTGCGCGCCGGCTCGAGCACGGCGTTCGGTGTGAACTCCGCCGCGACGGTCGCGGCGGGCGGCACGCTCGACATCGGTGGCTTCAACGTGGCGGTCCGCTCGCTCAACGCCGCCGGCGACGTCGCGCTGACCAATGGCGGCACCCTGAGCGTGGGTGGCGCGTATTCGATCGGCAATACCCAGGGCGTCCTCGGGCGCAGCACGATCAGCGGCCTCATTTCCGGCACGGGCAACCTCTCCGTGAACGGCGGCACTACGCTGACGCTGACGAACAACAGCAACAGCTTCTCCGGCCAGACGAACGTCAATCACGGCACGCTGGTAATTAGTAACATGGGCCAGCTCGGCACGGGCTCGGCACCGCTCGTCGTGGGCGGCCAGGCCAGCCTGGGCGGCCTGCCGAACGGCCAGTTGATCGTGCAGGGCGGCGCGTCCGGCATCACCACCGATCGCGACCTGACCATCCAGGGCCGCGGCCCGAATACAATCGGCAATGCGTTGGTTAGCATCGGCAACAACACCTTCAATGGTATTGTGACCACGGGCACGTTCACGGAGACCCGCATCACCTCCGCGGCCGGCACTCTTACGTTCGGCAGCGATAGCGTCGTGAACATCGGCCAGAACACTGGCATGAACGACAGCTTCCTGGCGGTCAACGCCGGGAACATCGTCATCGACGGCTTCATCACCGGCGGCTTCTTCGGCACGGCCACGGCCGCCCCGAACCGCAGCTTCCGCAAGGCGGGTGGCGTGATCGCCAGCTCGCTCATCCTGACGAACAACAACAACAATTTCGTTGGCGACTTCTACCTCGACGGCGGCAATCTGCGCCTTTCGCACGGCGGCCAGCTCGGCCAGAGCGTGGGTGCGAGCACCAGCGTGCTGCGCGGCACGGGCGGCACCTACGAAATCCGCACCGACGCTCCGACGAGCTTCGCGAACCGCAACGTGTCCACCCAGGACGGCAACCAGAACTTCTTCGTGGATCGCGCCGCGACGGGGGCCGGCGGCTTCGGCGTGGTGCAGGCGGACGGCTCGGGCGTGCTGGGCTACGCCAGCGCCGCTGGCAACGTGACCTTCGGCAACCTGGTCTTCGGCACGACGGGGGGTAACCTGACACGTTCGCTCACCTTCACCGGCCGCAACGGCTACGGCATCTCCTTCTCCGGTTCCACCGGCACATTCCCGCAGCTCCTGACGCTCACCAACAACCTTTCCGGCGGTCTCCTGACGCTGAATACCTCGATCACCTTCGGTGAAGGCACCACGCGCACGCTGACGATTGGCGGTGCCGCCGACACCCTGCTTACCGGTTATATCCTGAGTGCCGGCAGCGGGTCGCATTCCTTCACCAAGACGGGTGCGGGCACGCTGGTGATGACCGGCGAAAACACCTCCACGGCCAGCGCCAGCACGTATACGGCGAGCACGAACGTCAACGACGGCACGCTCCGCCTCACCGGCAGCATCAACAGCATCCTGAGCGGTCTCAACGGTGCGCTTCAGCTCAACAACGGCGCGTTCGATTACCGCGGCGCGGGCGAAAGCACGGCCAAGGTGCTCAACCAGTCGGGCACCACGGGCAATGCGATCGTTCTCGCGAACGGCACCGGTGCGCTCGAATTCACCAGTGCGGTGGCGGCGGGGCAGACGGGTGCGAAAACCTTGTTCCTCGGCGGCGCAAGCACGGACGCCAACACCATCGGCGGCGTGATTATCGGTGACGGCGCGGTGGCCAAGGTCGGAGCGGGCACCTGGCTCTATGAGCCGGCTGCCGCGACTTATAGCACGGTTCAGAATCCCACCATGGCCAGTGGTGGTGGTGCGAACGGGCGCACTTTTGTGGTGTCGAGTGCCGCCGGCATCGTGATCGGTTCCCGCGTTACCGGCGCGGGTGCGCCTACGGGCTCCGTCGTGACCGGCATCAGCGGCAACACGATCACCATCAGCAATGCCATTGGGACGACAATGACCACCGGCGGCACGCTCACGTTTGCGGCCAATGCCAATTTCACCGGCAACGTCACCGTGGCCGGCGGCACCCTGCGCATCAGCCCGACGGCGACGAGCGGCAATGGTTCGGATGTCATCAACAACACCAGCCAGCTCATCTTCAATACCGATACCCTCACGGCCAATGGTTCCGCCGGCGGCACGTTCGAGTATCGCGGCCTGACCGGCGCGCCGACAGAGGTGCTCGGCAACCTCACGCCGACCGCGGGTCATGGCGTGGTGAAGATCGACGCGAATGGCGCGGCGTCGCCGACGCTCAACTTTGCTTCCCTCGTCGCGCGCGGCGCGGGGGCGACGGTCAACTTCCAGCCGGCTTCGGTCGGCGGCATCCAGTTCGCCACGGTGCCGACCACCGCCTCGAACGGGATGCTCAGCGGCTACGCCTACATCACCGACCCGACCACGGGGGCGATCGATTACGTGGCGACCCCGGCGATCAACACGAACATCGCCGCCCTCGGCGCGGCGACGGCGCTGCCGACGACAGGTGCAACCGGCACGATCAATTACGTCAACACTGGCGCGCTGACGACCACCACGGCGCAGGCGGTCAACTCGCTGCGCATCGTCGGCAATGGCCAGACCATCACCCTCGGTGGCGGACTCACGGTTACTTCGACCAGCGCCAACGTGCTGGGCGGCATCCTGCACGACAACGCGACCGGCGGCGCGACGATTGCCGGCGCGAACATCGCTCCCTCGACGAACAACCAGGAAATCGTCATCATCACCGGCGGCGCTTCTCTCACCCCGGACATCGATGCGCTAACCATCAGTTCCCTCATCGGCGGCACGGGGACGGCCGTGCTCTCCCCGCTGACCAAGGCGGGCAAGGGCACCCTCATCCTCGCTGGCACGAGCACCCGCACCGGTCTGTTCACGATCAACGAAGGCGTCGTGCAACTGAGCGGCAGCGGCCAGCTCAGCGGTGCGAATGCCCCGCTGACCATTCGCCAGAACGGCACGCTCGACATCAACGGCATCCCGACCGGCACCTCGATCGGCACGCTCAACGGCGCGGGCACGATCACGAACAGTGGTGGCTCCGCCCAGATCACCGTCGGCAACGGCACGACCGCCGGCACGACCGGCGTCTTCTCGGGCATCATGCAAAACGGCGCGGGCCAGTTGAACCTCCGCCTGACGAATGCCTCGACCACCGGCACCACGCTGCTGGCTCTCACGGGCCTGAACACCTTCACCGGCGCGACCACCATCGAAAACACGGCGGCCGGCACCGTGGTCCTCGATGCCAACCTCCTCGGCAACATCGGCCAGCCGAGCAGCATCGGTGCGGGCGATGCGACCGACGACGTGACCAACGCCGCGAGCCTCATCTTCAATGGCACCGGCACCGGCCTCGCCGTGTTGCGGTATACCGGCGCCTCGTCCCAGATCTACCAGACGACGCAATCGCCTACGGTTCTCACAAACCGCCTCTTCACGCTCAATGGCAACGGCGCGATCGATTCCTCGCCGGGCTATGGTGCAGAACAGATCACGGCCCTCGCGAACAACAACGCCGCGCTCGTCTTCACCAACACGGGCGACATCGTGCTCGGACCCGGCACCAAGACCCTCACTTTGCAGGGCGTCTCGACGTCCGACAACGAGATCCGCATCCGCCTGACGGATGTGCCCGGCTCCACGCTCAACCTCACCAAGGCGGCGGCAGGCTTGTGGAATCTGAACCCGGCCACGGCCAACGATTACGAAGGCTTCACCCTCATCAGCGGCGGTCAGTTGCAGGCGGTGGAAGATGTCAATGTGAACGGTGGCGTCGTGGGCATCTCGACGGGCAGCAACCTCCGCCTCGCGGGCGGTGTGTTCCAGTCGCTCGGCGCGCAGACTTTCGACCGTGGCATCGGCCTTGGGCCGGGCTTGGTGGCGTGGACCGGCGCGGCCGGCACGGAAGCGAGCCAAAGCGGCGGTTTCGCGGGCGGCACCGGCAAACTGACGGTGAACTTCGGCGGCACCGGCTCCACGGTGAGCTTTGGCCAGCCCAGCGGCCTGGGCAGCGGCATCGGCAACGGCACCGGCACCCTGATCCTGAACTCCGGCACCGCGTTGTCGGAAGTCGAAATCGTCAACGGCCTCAACCTGAACGGCGCGCTCCGCACTATCCAGGTCGATGACAACGCGACCGCGACGACGGATTTTGCCACGATCTCGGGCGTGATTACCGGCATCGGTGGTCTGAACCGCACGGGCGCCGGCACGCTGTATCTCACCGGCGCGAACGACTACTCCGGTCCGACCACCTTGGGGGGGGGCAATACGTTTGTGAGCTCAATCGGTGGTGGCTCGACCGCCACGAGTGCTTTCGGCGATGGCTCGGGTGCGCTGAACCTTGGCGCCAATGCCAACCTGTTTTATACGGGCTTGGGCGAAAACGTACAGCGACAGATCAACATTACTGGAACGCCCGTTCGCCTCGACAGCTCTGGTAGCGGCCCGCTGATCATCAACAGCCTCATCAATGCGGCGGCGGGGGCGAAGACACTGATCATTGGCGGTTCCTACAGCGGCGACAACGAACTCAAGGCCAACCTCGCGGACAGCGGCGGTGCGTTCACCCTCACCAAGGACGGCGGCAGCACCTGGATCATTTCCGGTGCAAACACCTACGCCGGCAACACGAACGTCAACTCCGGCTTCCTCGCCATCCCGACCACCAGCGTTGGGACGGGGATCAATCCGCTCGGCACCGGCACGCTCGTCTTCAGCAACGGTGGCATCATCGCGATGAATTCCGGCGGATTGACCGTGACCCAGCCGGTTCAGGTCCAAAACGACGCGTCGGCCGTTTTCAGCGGCGCGAATTCGATCGCGCTGACCAACAACTTCACGCTGCAGGGTAACTCGATCAATGTCAGTAACGCCATCGCTTCGCCTGGCACGCTGACCATTTCCGGCCTCATTCAACAAGGCGCTGCGCAGACGACGGTCCGCGCGATTACCTTCCTCGGCACGGGCAATACGATCCTCAGCGGGATCATCGGGGGATCCGCGGCGAATACCGCGAACCTGACGCCGACGTTCAATACCTCGGGCACGGTGACCATCACCGGAGGCTCGCCGAACGTTTTCGCGTCCGGCTTCAACATCACCCAGGGCACTATCTTCGCCAACAAGGTGGGAGCGCTGGGCACCGGCACGGGCACGTTCACCTTTGCCGGCGGCATCCTCAATGCCGGCGTGCCTTTCACCGGCACCAATTCGATCCTCAACCCGCTCATCGACCTCACGGCCACGGGCGCGGCGGCGTTTGCTGGGTCGAACTCGATCGAGCTCGCCGGCGTCGTGCGCAACAACAACGCCGACCGCACCCTATTCAACAACATTTCCAGCGGCACGCTGCATATCGGCCAGTTCCAGCTCTCGCAGGACACGAACCCGCGTTCCTTCACCTTGATGGGCAGCGGCAATACGACGCTCGGTGGCCAGATCGTCAACGGCAGCACGCTCACTACCGGCGCGAGCAACTTCACCTATCGCGGCAACGGCAGCCTGACCTTCGGGGCGGGTGCGACCACCGCGGCGACCTTTGCCACGACCAGTGGCAGCGCCTCGGTCACGACCGGTTCGACCACGGGCCTGACCGTCGGCATGACGGTGACCGGCACGGGCATCCCGGCGGGCGCGTTCGTTTCGCGCATCCTGAGTGCCAATAGCTTCCTCCTGTCCGCGAACACGACAGCGACGAACGCGACCAATAACCTGGGCTTCAACGGCGGTTCATTCTTCACCGGCGCTCTCAACGTGCAATCGGGTACGGTGAGCTCCATCGACGGCGGCTCGATCGGTGCGGTCGGCACCTTGTCCGTCAGCCCCACGGCGACGTTCAACTTCGACAACAGCACGGTGCCGACCAACCCGGCAGCGGTCAACTTCAACACGACCAGCGGCAACACGACGGTGACCACTGGTTCGACGGTCGGCCTGACACCCGGCATGACGGTGACCGGCGCGGGCATCCCGGCCCGTGCGGTGGTCACGCAGGTCCGCGACGGCACCAGCTTCGTGATCTCGGTGGCCCCGACGGCGACCACCGCGGCCACGCCGCTGAGCTTCGCCTTCAACCGCCTCGGTGGTCGCCCGGTGACGCTCGCCCACGCCGCGTTCAACGTGACGGGCAACACCCTGGCCCGCTCGGAAATCGGCGGCAACCTCACGATCAACAGCGGTCTCTCGACCATCGACATCGACCCGAACGGCGGCGCCGGGGTCAGCCTCGAGCTCGGCACGTTCGCGCTCGGCACGGGCGGCGCGGTGGACTTCACCGGCACGCTCGGCACGGCGGCGAACAAGATCACCTTCACCGCGGCTCCGGCGCTGTTGCCGGCCAATACGGGCATCATCGCCCGCGGCCTGGTGAATGGGAACGACTTCGCGACCTACAACAACACCGGCCTCACCACGAACACGAACGGGGTGCAGGCGTTTGCCGCGTATAACAACACCACTCTGCCTTCGGCCACCACCAGCGGCAATACGACCGTGACCGTGACCAGCACGGCGGGCCTGACCCCTGGCATGGCGGTGTATGGCCCCGGCATTCCGGCGGGCGCGACCGTTGCCACCATCATCTCCTCGGGCCTCTTCACCCTCTCGGCGGCGCCGACGACCACGGCGGCGGCGGGCATCCTCACCTACGGCACGGGCACCCTCGCGGACATCAATCTCACGAGCGGCGGCGACACGCTGCACATCGACAGCGGCTACGGTGCGGACGACATCAATGGCAACCGCACCATCAACGCGCTGAAGCTCACCGACGCGACCGATCGTGAACTCGGCATCACCGGCGGGCAGAACGGCCAGCTCACGCTGACCTCGGGCGGTCTCATCGTGCAGGGTGGCGATCACTCGATCACCGTCCCGCGCATCGGTCTCGGCGCCGAAGCGGGCCTCCATGTGGCGAGCGGTTCGTCGCTCGACATCGCCGGTTCGATCGTTTCCGCCCAGAGCGTGACTAAGACGCAGGGCGGCGCGCTGACCTTCTCGGCGCCGCAATACTTCTCCGGCACGCTCACGCTGAGCGGCGGCACCACCACACTCGATGGCGGCCACAATACCATCTTCAACTCGGAAGCGTCCTCGACCATCCTGACGGTGAACGCCGGCGCGGTGCTCGATCTCAACGGCACGAACGCGTTTGTCCGCACCCTCAGCGGTGGCGTGGCGCCCGGCACCGGCGGCACGATCCAGAACGGCGGCTCGGCCTCGACGCTGACCGTCCGCATGGCAGCCGACGGCATCTGGGCGGGCGGCATCAATGGCCCGATCTCCTTCGTTCGCACGGGCGGCAGCACGCTGACCATGATGAACGCGAACGCGTATGATGGCGCGACGGCCTTGTTCGGCGGCGTGACCACGCTGCGCGACAACGCCACGCTGCTCAATACCCCGAGCCTCGCGATCAACTACGGCACGCTGACGATCGACAACAACGCGGGCAACGCGATCGACATCGCCAACCGCATCAACGACGCGGCGCCGATCTCGATGCGCGGCGGCATCATCACCTTCCAGAGCCGCGTCAACAACTTCTCGACGGAGACGCTCGGGGCGCTCAGCCTCCTCGAGGGCGCCAACCGCGTGACTTCGACCAACAGCGTCACGGGCGCCTACGGCACCGCCGACCTGACCTTCGCGAGCTTCTCGCGCGCGGGCACCGGCACGACGATCAACTTCACCGGCAGCAACCTCGGCGGCATTGGCAGCGTGGCGCGCATCATGTTCACCGACCCGGCTGGGCTCAACGTGAACGCGGGTTATGTGCTGCCGGTCTGGGCGGTCGCCAACAACTCCGATTACGCGGGCTACAACGCCACGACCGGCGTGGGCGCGCTCAACTCCTCCGGCTTCGTCGGCTACGATGCCGGCTACATGGCGGGCGGCAGCCCGCAAGGCTTCGGCCCCGGCAAGATCACGAACGTCTTCCAAGGCGCCCAAAACGGCACGCTGACGCTCTCCGCCGTCACCACCGAGACGGGGCGTCTGCGCCTCGCCGGCGCGTTCCAGAGCAGCATCGCCTTCACCGATGAAGACAACACGCTCGTCCTCCAGGACGGCGGTCTGCTCCGCAGCGATACCAACGCGGCGTCGGTCATCGGCACGACGGACATTCGCGGCAAGCTGACCACCGGCACGAGCAATCCGGAACTGATCGTTTACAACAACAACGTCGGCACGACGAACTTCGCCGGTGGCGCGACCACCCAGGGTTCGGCGACGATCACGATGACCAGCACCACGGGCCTGGTCCCCGGCATGATCATCACCCAGGCGGCGAACATCGCGCCCGGTACCTACATCCAGGAAGTGGTCAACGGCACCACGGTGATCCTGAGCCAGGCGGCCATCGCCACGAACAGCGGCCTTACCTTCGTCGGCGGGTCGAGCAATGTGATCATCAATTCGCAGATCACCGACAACGGCAATAACGTCGCGCTCGTGAAGTCGGGCGCCGGCAACCTGAACCTGACTGCCAACAACGACTACTCGGGCGGCACAGTGGTTTCCCAAGGCACCTTGAACCTCATGGGTTCGGGCGTGGTCATCCCGGCGGGCGGCCTCGTCATCAACGGCGGCGTGCAGGGCACGGGTGCCGCGGTGACGCTGTTTAAGAACGCTGGCCAGATCGACGACAGTAACGACGTGACCATCAATGGCCGCGGTCTCCTCACCTTCGTCGGCAACAACACGCTGAGCAGCCTGACCTTCAACAACCTCGGCGGCGACGGCGCCCCGGTGGTGACGCAGCAGACCAACACCACCGGCAAGCTCACGCTGACGAGCGCGAACGCGATCACGGTGACGTCCAGCAACGCGGGCATCGTCCCGGTCATCAGCACGTCTTCGCTGGCCCTCCCGGCTGGCTCGGTCGACTTCAGCATCGGCGCGATCAAGGTTGGAGGCACGATCCTCACCGATCTGGTTCCGTCGCTGAATATCGCCGCGAGCATCAGCGGCGCGGGGACGAGCATCACGAAGTCGAGTGACGGCCTGCTCCAGGTCGCCCCGTCGGCGGTCTTCCTCAACGGCGCGACCACGGTCGGCAGCACGACCCTTGCCCTCCCGTCCACCGACGGACTCCTCGTCGGCCAGAGCGTCACCGGCGCGAACATCCCCGCCGGCACGGTCATTCAGTCGATCGTGGACGGCACGACCGTCGTGCTCAGCCAGGCGGCGACGGGCACGGCCACCGGCACCACCGTCACCGCCACGGGTAGCACGTTCACGGGCGGCATGAGCGTCAGCGGCGGCGGCCTCGTCCTCGGTGGCAGCACGAACGTCTCCACCCTCTCGGCCTTCCCCGGCCTGATCAATGGTCCGGTCGGCACCGGCACGCTCTCGATGGCCTCGGGCACGACGCTGCTCGTCGACAACGCCTCGCGCACGATTGCCAACACCGTCGTCTTCGCTGGCGACCCAATCTTCAAGAACATCGGCAACGCCGCCGTCAACCTCCTCCTCACCGGCGGACTCACCGTTCCGGACGCGCTGGTGGTCAACGCGGTCACGCCGGGTCTCACCGTGGGTCTCAACGGCCAGATTTCGAATGCCGGCACCATCAGTTCCATCACGAAGAACGGTCTCGGCAACTTCTCGATCAACCTGACCGGCGTCGGCGCGAGTGTGCCGATCGACATCAACAACGGCGGCAACCTCACGCTGCTGCACGACGGCGACGGCACGGCCTCGTTCGAGACCGTGAACCTCGGCGCGATCTCGTATGACGCCGCGCTCCCGACCGTCACGATCGACCGCGCCGGCACGACGCTTTACAACGCCACCGCGCGCTTCAAGACCATCGCCCCGGCCAGCTTCAATGCGCCGGGTCTCGCAAACGGCCTCAACCTCACCAACAACAACGGTTACGGCCTGCTCCTCACGGACGATATCGCCTTCAACACCGTCACCGCCAATGTCGGCCCGACCTTCACGGTCTCGGGCGCGAGCGGTCCGCTCGTTCCGCATGGCTTGACCCTCGACGGTCAGCTCACCGGTGGCCCGACTGGCGCGGGCAGCGTGGTGATGATCAAGGCGGGCGCGGGCACGCTCGTCCTCAACGATGCGACCAACAGCTTCGGCGGCGGCGGCTCGGCCATCGACATCCAGGGCGGCTACCTCCAGGTCTCCGATCCGGGCGCCCTCGGCAATTCGGCCAACGTCATTCGCCTCTCCACGAACAGCCTCACGCAGGGCTTCCGCGCGGATGGCACGTTCACGCTGAACAACACGGTCCTGCTCGACCGCGCGTCGAACACCATCGACGTCACCGGCGGCAACGAGATGACGCTCGGCAATCCGTTCATCTTCTCGAACGCGGCGAATAACCTCCAGAAGAACGACCGCGGCACCCTCGTCCTCGAGGACGCGCAGACGGGCTGGAACGGCAACCTGATCGTCACCCAGGGTGTGCTCCGCGTGACCAACGGCGCGGCGCTCGGCACCACGACGGGCAACCTGCAACTCTCGAACCTCGGCAGCTCCCTCGAGCTCCCGGGCGGCGTCACCATCGCCGACGGCATCACCGTCAACGTCAGCAACAACGTCAACAACAACGGCGTCAACGGCGCCGGCGCGATCCGTAGCACCGGCGGCACAAACACCCTCTCGGGCCTCGTGCAGTTTGGTGTGACGGCCAACGACACCACCGCGCGTGCGGTCACCATCCTCGCGGATCTCGGCTCGACGCTGAACATCACCGGCGGCTTGACGGCCACGGTGGGTGGCGGCGGTTCGAACCGCGATGGCTGGTTTGGCATCGGCGGCGCGGGCACGGTCAACCTGACGACGACTCCCTCGACCTTCGCGGGCGCTCTCGCCACGGGTGTTTATTGGCTGAACAAGATCGGCACGGGTACTCTGAACATCCAGGTGGCCAACGCGCACAACGGCCAGAACGTGGTCGTCAAGCAAGGCACGCTGTCGCTGAATGGTGCCGGCTCGCTCGGCGCTCCCGGCACCGGCGGTGGCACCGGTCAGGTCTCGGTCAACCCAAGCGGCATCCTCACCCTCGACAACACGGGGACCGACGTCGACAACCGCCTCGGTAGCCGCAACCTGGTCTTCCATCAGGGCAATTTCAACATCCTCGGCGCCGCGACCGGCACGACGGAAACGACCACCGGCACGATGACCATCAACGCCGGCGCGACGACCTTCACGCTCGACGCCGACGCGGGTGGCGCGCTCGACTTCACCACCGGCCAGGTCACGCGTAACGCGGGCAGCACCCTGCTCGTCCGCGCCGACAATCTCGGCAACGCTTCGGGCCCGGGTGTGGCCACCATCCAGGCTAATGGCGGTACCGCCTACACCTTCACTGCCGGCCAGCTCGGCGGCACGGACAGCACGTTCAAGTCGATCCTGCCGTGGGCGATCGGTGACACTTCGCTCAGCGGCAGCGGCATTGGCTTCCTCACCGCGAACTCGGCCCTCGCCGGCACGAACACGGGCACGAACCGCCTGCGCCTTCTCTCCGGCTCGGAACAGGTCACCGGCATCACCATGCCGGTCTCGCTCAACGCGTGGGAAAACCTGAACCTCTCCAGCACGCCGAGCAGCGTGAACCTGAACACGCCGTGGACGGTCAACTCGCTCGTCCTTGGATCGAACGTGGACCTCGGCATCACCAACCACGTGCGTGCCTTTGCGATCGATACCGGCGGTTTGATCGCGTTCGGGAATAACGACATCACCGGCAACGGCTATCTCTCGACGCTCGGCGGTCGTGAGTTGATCGTTCACGCCCTGGGCAACCTCACGCTCAACGTGCCGATTGCCGGCATCACTAGCGGTCTCACCAAGTCGGGCACAGGCACACTCGAACTCGCCGCCGGGAACACCTACACCGGCACGACCACCGTCAACAACGGCACCCTCAAGCTCAACGGCGACTTCAGCATCTTCCCGAACCAGGGCATGCAGTTGCTCGGGGGCATCCTCGACCTCAACGGCAGCTCGCAGCAGTTCAACACCCTGTCTGCGCAGAGCCAGACGTTCGCTCGTGGCGACCTGTTCCTCGAAGCCGGCGGCGGAAACGTCATCAATACCGCGGGTACGCAGGCGACGCTCGTGCTCGCGAATGCCAACGTGAGCTTTAATGGCCGTATCGGTAACGATACGCCCTCGGAGAGTAACATTGCCGTGGTGCGTGCGCAGGCCGCCGGCAGCACGAACGAATACAACCTCTATTCAAACAACACCTACTCCGGTCCGACGCTCGTCGCTGGTGGCCGTATCCAGTTGATCGATAATGGCCGCCTTTCGGAGACTCCTTCCATCGAGCTGTCGCATTCGACGCTGTTGCTCGGTTCGAACAACCTCTCCACGGAAACCTCGAATATCACTGATCGCGTCAACGACGATGCAACGATCACCCTGCGCGGTGGTATGCTGCAAGTCCGCGGCCGTCCCGGCCTCTATGTCACCGAGACGTTCGGCGACGTCTACGTCTCCGAAGGCAACGGCGTTATCGACGTGTCCGAACCGGGCACCGCGGTCAACCAGATCGACGTCACCATCGCCAGCCTCCAGCGCACCAATCCGGCTCTGCGCGGCACGCTGCGCATCGCGAATGTGGACGCCAGCATCCCGGGTCTCGCCCGAGTGTTCATCGACAACGCGCCGTCGCTCGACTCCACCGGCATCATCGGGCCGTGGGCGGTCTTTGATCGCGATTGGGCGACCTACAATGACGGCCAGGGTCTCGGTGCCCTGAACACCGCGGGCTACACCGGCTATGCGCCGGCACTGCTCAACAACGCGGGCACCTTCGACAACGTCCGCATCCCGCTCCCAGTCGGGGGCCAGACCGTGACGCTGAACGGCGACCGGACCGTCTATACGCTGAACGTCGTCGCGGCGGGCGCCTCCACGGCCGGCAGCGCGCTGGACCTCGGCGGCAACACCCTTACCCTCCTGGGTGGCGGTTTGATTCTCGCGCCGACCACGGACGGCTTCAATGTCACGCTCCAGAACGGTAATGTGACCGGCGGCGTCCTCGATTCCAACAGCGACCTCTACATCCACGCGCTGTCCTCCGCCGCGGCTGATGGTGACAACATCGGCAACCGCGATGTGATCATCTCCGCGAACATCGTGAACAACGGGACGGGCGAACTGACCACCGTCTTTAACAGCGGCCTCGGCCGCGGCACGCAGGTCGCGCTGAATGACACGTTCATCACCGGCAACAACACCTACTCGGGCGGCACGTTCTTCAACAGCGGCCAGTTCATCCTGAACACCCCGGGCGCCGATGGCACGACGGTCCGCGCCACGGGCTCGGGTGATGTGACCATCGTGGGTGGCACGAGCAACCAGAACGTCGCCTTCGAACATCGCCAGACGACGGTGACCCTGGGTTCGTCCAACCAGCTCGACAACACCGCCACAGTCACGATCAAGGGCAGCGCCACGCTGAACCTGGCCAGCTTCAACCAGACGGTGGGTGAAGTGATCTTCGACAACACCGGCGGCAACACGCCGTTGCTGAATGCGAACAACGGCATCCTGACGCTCGGCGGCAACATCACGGCCAGCGGCCAGAATGTCGGCACCACCTCGACGCTCGGCAGCACGGCGATCGGTGCTGTGGACCTCGGCGGCAGCACGCGCACGGTCACGGTCAATCCTATCGAATGGAACGGCAAGCTTCTCAGCCCGATCCTGCCGAACCTGAACATCACCGCCCGCCTCATCGACCAGGCGGGTGAGGGGATCGTCAAGCAAGGCACCGGCATCCTGCAACTCAGCGCCACGACGAGCACCTTCGCGGGTGGCGTGGACCTGCAACAGGGCGGCCTCGCCATCGGCGGCAGCAGCACGCCGAACGTCCCTGGCAGCCCGGTTACTTCGGGCCCGCTGGGCACCGGCGTCCTGAACATCGGCACCGGCACGTTCATCACCTCGAGCGCGTCGGCCAACATCGTCGCCAACGATTACATCATCAACGGCGACTTTTCGTTCCGCGGCAACCAGAACGTGACGCTGGCCGGCTCGAGCACCCTGCCGGCGGGCAACACCACCATCACGGTGGATCATCTGTTGATGACCGCCACGCTGGGCAGCACCACCGCACTCGGCAGCGTCCTCGCGGGCACGGACAACACGTCCGGCATCATCAAGCTCGGCCTCGGCACGCTGGCTATCGGCGGCACGAACACCTTCGAGGGCGGTATCACGATCAACGCGGGCAACCTCGCGCTCGTCGGTGTGAACGGGAACTCGACCTCGCCGGTCCTCGCGGGCACGGCGGTCACGATCAACGCCGAGAACAGCCTCCTGAGCTTCCTCAACAACGGTCTCGCGAGCAGCGGTGAAATCGCCTACGCCAACGACGTGGTCGTCCACTCCTCGCTCACCAGCGCGGGCATCCACGTGGGGAACAACGGCGCGAACACCGCCAACACCATCTCGGTGCCGAACCTCACGCTCAATGGCGGCCAGACCCTGAGCATCTCCAGCACGAACAACTACGTGCTGCGTCTCCAGAACGTCATCGGCGACACAGTCGGCGGCGATGTGCCGCAGATCAATGTGGCCTACGGCACGACCGCGCAGATCTTCAACTACTCGGGCGACAAGCCGGTGAACATCGGCCTCGGTACCCTGATCTTCCCGGATCTCATCAAGATCGGCCAGACCAACACGCTGCTCGGCGGCGACGCGACGTTCGACGGTAGCTTTACCACCTTCCCGATCGTGGTGCAGCGGGCCAACCCGACCCCGGGTGTGGCGCCGGCCGGCTTCACGCAGGGTGGCCTCTCGTCGTCCTTCAGCAGCCTCGGCGCGGGCCAGGGCGTGGTGACCTCGAACGTGGGGGGCATCGGCCTCTCGGCTTCCGGGGTGACGACCAACCTCATCAGCGACCTCGGCTTCGCCAATCGTCCGTCTGCCACCAGCGCCGCCGCGGCGAACACCGTGGCGACGTTCAATGGCCTCATCGAGATCACCGCGGCCGGCGAATACTACTTCCGCACCGCGACGGACGATCAGTCGGTCCTCTACATCGACGGCCAGCCGGTCGTGACGAACCTCACCGCCAACACGGATTCGACGATTGCCAAGATCGAACTGGAAGCCGGCTTCCACACGATCACCTACAAGGCCTACAACGGCGGCGGTAGCGCGGCCTACCGTCTCCTGTATGCGGGCCCGGATACCCTCGGCAACAATCTGTCGGGCAGCCCCGACCCCGGCTTCGCCGGTGGTTTCCAGGCGATCCCGTCCGACCGGTTCTACTCGACCAGCCAGAACCCGACCGCGGCGAACGGCTACGGCTACGCGGCGCTCATCGACAACAACTTCACGGTCAATCCGGGCGTGGCGGGCGCGATCGATACCTTCACCTCGCAGTTCGGTGCGGTGATCAACACGGGCTTCACGCTCACGCTGGGCAATAACTCCGTCTTCACCGTGGCCAACGGTCCGGCGGGCAGCCATGGCACCGGCTTCTTCGGCGCGGCGGGCGGCACGACGATCGGCAACGGCGTCATCATCAACGCCGGCTCGACGGCCACGCAGGGTCCGGGCACGCTGAACCTCATCGGTGCAGTCACCCAGACCGGCACCGGCGCGGACGCCCTCTTCAAGACGGGCATCGGCACCCTCGCCCTCGGCGCGGACAACTCCGCGACCTTCAGCGGCGAGCTCGTGGTCCAGGGCGGCACCGTGCTGCTCAACAACCCGTCGGCGCTGCCGACCGGTGGCACCACGATCCGCTTCGACAACTCGCAGGTGACCACCACGCCGACGAACACGCTCGGCACCAACGTCATCAACCTCGGCGGCACGGACACCGCGACCTCGCTGCGTTTGCAGGTGGGTATGCAAATCGTGGGCGCCGGCATCCCGACGGGCTCCTTCGTCACCGCGATCAACAGCCCGACGCAGATCACCATCTCGCAGAACACGACCGCGGCGCTGAACGGGGTGTTGAACTACTTCTTCAATGCTTCCGGCATGCTCGACCTCAACGGGCAGGTGGGCGTGACGGGTAACATCACGATCAATGGCACCGGCTCGGCGATCCCGGGCACGACCATCGCCCCGACGGCGGTTCTCGCGGCCAATTCCAGTGGCGCGTTGTGGAACAGCAGCCCGAACCCGGCGAGCCTCGCCAGCCCGCTGACCCTCGGCTTCACCGGCAACAACTCCGTCGGCGGCTACGGCAACCTGACACTCAACGTCATCAACTCCGCCTCCGGCCAGAACCTCGTCAAGACGGGCACCAACACGCTCATCCTGAACCAGGACAACGCGTCCACGTTCCAGAGCGGCCTCACGGTGAACCTCGGCACCTTGAAGCCGGCTACCGGCATCACGGCCATCGGCAATACGGCTGCTGGGACGACGATCGCTGGCGGTGCGGTGTTCGATCTTAACGGCAACGCCTACGGTGCCGAGCCGGTCACGATCTCGGGTGCCGGTTACGGCGGCGCGGGCACCATCACCGGTGTCGGCACCGTCAGTTCGCTCGGTTCGCTGATCAATACCGCGAGCGGTGCGGCCAGCCTGGCTGGTCCGCTCACGCTCGGCGCGGCTTCGACCGTCGGCTCGAGCTACATCAACGCCACCAGCGGCGTCACCGAAGGCGGGGACATCACGCTCAGCGGCAACATCTCCGGCAACCAGACGCTGACCAAGACCGGCACCAACACGCTGTTGATCAACGGCGGCGCCAGCTACACCTACGACGGCACGACCCTCACCCTCGGCGACATCGTGGTGAGCGGCACCGGCCGCCTCGGTGATGCGGGCACGATCACCATCAACGCGGGCCCGTCCGCTGGTGGGGTGCCGCTGAATAAGATCACGCTCGACAACACCGGCGTGGCCGGCCTCTCGCGCATGCAGGGCCGTCCGCTGACCATGAACGGCGGCGAGCTCGCCATCATCAGCGGCACCTCGGCGACCACCGAGGCCACGACGGATCAGAACCTCTTGTTCAACAACGCGTTCAACATCGTTACGCTCAACAACAACTCGAGCCAGAACATCACGATCGCGCTGGGCGGCACGGGCACCATCGCCCGCGCCAGCCAGGCCACCGGCCTCGTCCGCGGCACCGGCCTCGGCACGGCTGCGGCGGGCCCCGGCACGACCAATGTGACGGCGGCTGGCACGTTGATCCCGATCGGCGGCGGCGCGGCGACCGACACCTTCGCGGGCGCGAGTGGCGCAACCTCAGCGGGCATTCTGCCGTGGTTGCTGGTCGACACGAACGCCACCGGCGAGGGCACCAGCTTCGCGACCTACAATGCCACGGGCGGCACGGCGAATACCTTCGGCCTCCAGGCGCTCTCGACGAGCAATTACGCCACGGCCCTGCCCACGGCGGGCACGGCGAATAACACCGGCGACGTCAACCTCCGCCCGAGCGCGGCCTTGACGCAGACCAACACGGTCGGCGTTTACCAGAGCACGGGCATCAACTCGCTGACGCTCAATACCGCCATCGGCGGTTCGGCCCTCACGGTCAATTCCCTCGCGGCGATCTCGATCGACAGCGGCGGTCTCCTCGTCCTCGCCGACAACACGATCAGCGGCGGCGGTTCGCTCACCACGTTCAACAACCGTGAAGCGATCATCCACACTGTCGGCACGGGCACCGATCTCACGCTGAACGTCCCGCTCGGCGGCGCGGTGGCTCCGACCATCGGTGGCTTCACCAAGTCGGGCGCGGGCCGCGTGATCCTCGGCTCCACCACCGGCAACAACTACGCGGGCATCACCCGCATCAACAACGGCACGCTCGAAATCGCAGCCGGCGCGCCGGATACGAACGCGATCCTCTACCGCTTCGGCGCCCCGGCGACGCTCACCGCCCTCACCACCACCAGCGGTGGCGATCCGCTCGTCGTGGCGGCGGGCGGCAAGCTCGACCTCAATGGCAACTCGCAGATCTTCCAGCACATCCCGACGGCGGGTAGCCTGGCGGGCACGGGTGGCGAAATCACCTCCACACCGGCGGCGACGTTCACCACGAACAACAGCACGGCCGCGACGTTTGCCGGCCGAATCACCGGCGGGTTGAACTTCGTCAAGGCGGGCACGGCCGCCCTCACGCTGGTGGATAACAACAGCTACACCGGCACGACGACCGTGACGGGCAGCATCCTGTCCCTTGTGGATCAGGGCCGCCTCTCCGGCACCAGCAGCATCAGCATCCGCAATGCGGTCCTGCGCTGGGACGACTCCGGCATCCAGGCGATGGCCAATCGCCTCGGTGCGACCACTCCAGCGATCTCGCTCGATGGCGGTGCGTTTGAATTCATCAGCCGCAGCGGCACGAATGGCGCCGTGACCCTCGATGATCTCTCCCTCACGGGTGGCGCGAACCTGCTGCGCATCAATGTCGGCGCCACCGGCCTCGGCACGGCCACGCTGACAGTGGACGGCACCTTGAGCCGCAGCACCGGCTCGACCCTGAACTTCCAGGGCGTCGGCGGCACCGTCGGCGACAATCCGTTCGTCAAGTTCACCACCACGCCCACGCTCACCAACGGCATCATCGACGCTGCGTATACCGTCATCGGCCTCGACACGGCGGCGGCCTCGGCGGCCAATGCGGAGTTCGCCACCTACGACCCGGTCACGGGCGTGCGCGCGCTCTCGCTCTCGCACCTCACCAACTCGTTCCTGTCCTCGACAGCCACGAGCAACCTGCGCCTCGCCGGCGCGGCGAATACCAACATCCCGAGTGGCGGCGCGACGGTCAACTCGCTCGCGTGGAACGGCCTCACCGCCGCGCGCACGCTGGTCTTCGACGCCCCGAACGACACGCTCACGCTGACCAGCGGCGGCTTTGTCGGTGGCCTCGACAACCAGATCCGCACGATCGGCACCCCGGCCGCGCGCGGCAAGATCACCACGCCGAACTCCGAGCTGTTCCTGCACAATGGCGGCAACACCCTCGTGGTGAACTCCGACATCACCGGCACGTTCAGCCTGGTGCTCGATTCGATGAGCCAGACGGCGAATGCGCCGACGATCACGCTCGCCAATGCGAACACCTACGTCGGCACCACCTACGCCAACGCGGTCATCCTGAACCTGCGCAACAACACCGGCGCGGGCAACGCGATCACCGGCAACCTCATCATCACCGGCGGCAACAACGTCGGCACCGAATCGACGGCGATCACCAATGCGACCACCCGCAACCTCGGCGACCAGCAGATTGCCGATACCGGCACGGTCACCGTGCGCGGTGGTGCTCAGTGGGAGCTCTTCGGCTTCGATGAAACCGTGGCGAACCTGAACTTCAACGGCCAGGGCGGCGGCACCGGCGGCAACGGCCCGACCGTCACCACCGGCTCCGGCGTGCTGAGCCTCACCGGCAACATCAACGCCACAAACCTCGACGACGTCCGCACCATCCCGGCGCTCCTCGGCCATCTCAGCCTGCCGGGCACCACGACCATCACGGTCGATCCAGTCGCTGGCGGTCTCACGGCGGTCAATGGCAACAGCCAGGTCGGCCTCGCGATCAACTCGCACATCGTCAGCAGTGGCACGATCAACAAGGCCGGCAACGGCGTGCTCTCGCTCGGCGGCGTCAGCTACGGCACGAACACGATCAACGTGAGCGGCGGCGCGCTGGTCCTCGCGACCAACTCGAACTACGGTGACACCGCCGTCGATCTCGGGAACAACACGATCCTCGACCTCCGCGGCCAGACCAACCTGCAGATCGGCACGATCACCGGCAGCGCGAGCAGCACCGTCAAGAACTTCAGCCTCAACACCGTGGCGACGCTGGTGACCGGCGGCGACGACGGCAGCGGCACCTTCGCGGGCACCCTGACCAGCGATTACACCACCGGCGCACTCAGCGTGAGCAAGATCGGCTCGGGCACGTGGACTTTGACCGGCGACAGCCGCAGCCAGATCCTCGGCGCCCTCACGGTCAACGCCGGCACGGTTTCCGTGGAAGGCGCGAACGGCACCATCGGCTTCGCGGTCCCGACCGTGAATACCGGCGGCAGCCTGATCCTCGACAACAGCACGAACGCGGTGACGCATCGCCTCGGCGGCAATCTCAACCTGACCAATGCCTTCTCCGGCGCGGCCCGCACCCTCACGGTGCGCGGCGGCACGTTCGGCATCATCGGCGGCGCCACGGCGGTGAGCGAAAGCGTCAACACCATCGACGTCAATAACGGCGGCGGCATCATCACGCTGAACGCCGCCGGCACCGGCGGCGTCAATCTCGCCATCTCGGCCGCCGCGACTCCGTTCTCGGCCCCGAACTCCACCGGCACGCTCCTCATCCGTGGCGACGGCCTTGGCAATGCGGCGGGCGCCAATGTGGCGACCGTCACCGCCAACGGCGCGCTCAACGTGGTCGGCACCCAGGGTGGTTTCACCTCGGGCACCGTCACGATGGGCATCCGCTCCGACATCCTCGCGGACGATTCCGCGACCGGCTTCGGCGACGGCTTCCTCACCCGCAATACCAATGGCACCCTGCGCGCACTGAACCAGACGACGGAACTCGCGGGCGGCACGGCGACCAACTCGGTCCAACTCACCACCGGCACCACCACGACGAACGTCGGCCTCGGCGCGGTCACCTCGACGCTCCAGAGTAATCTCTACACGAACGTCGGCGTCAACTCGCTGACCCTGCTCTCCGGCAGCGGCTTCGCCAATTTCTTTGGCACGACCGGCGGCAGCTACGGCGCCGCGGGCTTCCTCACCACCACGGTGAACTCGGCCGGTATCCTCGACCTCGGCGGCGAAGTCGGCGACACCGCGTTGACCTCCGGCAGCACCTCGATGTTCCTGCACACGCCCGGTGCGAATACACTGACGCTGAACAAGCCGATCATCGGTAGCACCGGCGGCATCCTCAAGGCGGGCAATGGCACGCTGAACTTCGCGACCGCGCAGTATTACACCGGCGGCACCACGATGAACGGCGGCACGCTGAACCTGACTTCCGGCGCGAACGGCATCCTCGTCAATGCCGGCGCGGCCACACCGACGCTCAACGACCTGCGCTTGAACGCGGGCACCGTGGACCTGAACGGCAACAACCAGGCCTTCGGCGCGCTCAGCAGCAGCAACCTCCTCCCCGGCCAGGCCGGCACGATCCAGAACAGCGGCGCTCTGGCCACCCTCACGGTGGCAGGTGCGGCGACGGACTTCGCGGGTTCGATCACGGGCAACATCAACTTCATCAAGACCGGCACCAACACCCTGACCCTGCGCGGGGTGAGCGATTACTCCGGTTCGACCCTCCTGCGCGCGGGCCTGACCCTGCGCGACGACGGCGCCCTCACCGGCACCTCGGCCATCGCGGTTAATTACGCCGCCCTCACGCTCGACAACGCAGGCCTCACCGCCAGCACCAGCCGTATCCCGATCGGCGCGAACATCGCGATGACCGGCGGCACGTTCTCGCTCCTCGCCCGCCAGGGCAATGAAGCGGTCAGCGTCGGCCCGGTGAGCATCGCCGCAGGCGCCAACGTCATCAACAACGGCCTGATCAATAGCAACGCCAGCGGCACGGGCGGCTCCGTCCTCACGCTCGCGAGCCTCACGCGCGCCGATAGCGCGGCGACACTGAACTTCACCAGCGCCGGCGGCACCCTCGGTGCGGCCACGGAAGGTGCGGATGGCAACTTCGCCACGAACGGCGGCGCCAACCCGCAGATCATCGTGGCTGGCGGTGTCACTCTCACCGGCGACCTCGTCGGTCCTTGGGCGACGGTCAACGGCGCGGACTGGGCGACCTACACCAACCCGGTCGCCGGCCAGCCGAGCGGCGTGGCTGGCCTCGGCCAGACCATGCTCACCGCCATCGGCAGCGCGGTCACCACCTCGAACACCGTCACCCTGAACTCGGTCGATGGCCTCTCCGTCGGCATGGGCGTCGTCCTCGGGGGCGTCATCCAGCCGGGGGCGCGCATTACCGCCATCAACCCGACGCTGAACACGATCACGCTGAGCAGCACGGCCACGGCCACGAACACGCTGGCGATGACCTTCACGGCCCGCGGTTATTCGACGAACAACCTCACCAACAGCGTCCTGGCCGACAACATCACGGAAAGCGGCGATCGTTTCGACGTCGTCACCCGCTCGATGAACACGCTGGCCATCCGCAATACTGGCGCGACCGCGTCGGCGACGATTGGCGCCCGTGCGCTCGACCAGATCCTCACGATCGGCAGCGGCGGTATCCTCACGAACAACAACAGCCAGGCGATCAACTTCCAAGGCGGCCGCCTGACGGTCGGCGCGGGCAACCAGAACCTGTATGTGCACGCCAACAGCGGCACGGTCACGTTCCAGAACCGCATCGAGAACAACGCCGGCGCGATCAACTTCGTGAAGTCCGGCGCCGCCACCGCGGCCCTCGCCGTTTCGCCGATCATCCGCCAGGCTTCCACGACGAGCGGCTCGGCCGTCGTCACCACGTCCGGCGCAAACAGCACGGCCGGCCTCGTGGTCGGCATGCGTCCCGGCACGGCGAACAGCATTCCGGCGGGCGCGGTCATCACGCAGATCAACAGCGCCACGAGCTACACCATCAGCGTCCCGGTCACCACGAGCGACGCCACCGCGGCGCAGAACGCCATGGGTGCCCCGACCACGGAAGTCCTCGGTTTCCAGACGCTGACCAGCGGCGCGAACACCGTCACCGTCCCGGTTGGCACGCGGGTCTATCCGGGCATGGTGGTGAGCACGGCCTCCGGTTCGACCGGCACGCTCGCGGCGAACACGACCGTCCTCAGCGTCTCCGGCACGACCGTCACGCTGTCCTCGAATGCGACCGCCGGCGGCACCGCCACGCTGCTCTTCGCCCCGGTGGCGAACCAGACCGGCATCTCCGGCACCACGACGCAGGGCAGCAACGTCCTGACCATCGCGCCGAACACGATCGGCTTGAATGTCGGCCAGGTCATCGCGGGCAACGCGAACATCCCGGCGAACACGACCGTCACCGCTTACGACGTCACCACCGGCACCGTCACGCTGTCGGCCCCGGCGACAGCCTCGGCCACCACGAACACGACCTTCAACGGCGTGGCGGCGGCTTCGTTGATCGCCAGCACGACCAGCGGCAATGCGAACGTCAAGGTGCTCAGCACCACCGGCCTCTTCGTCGGCCAGCCGTTGCAAGGCGCGGGCATCCCGCGCGGCGCGACCATCCAGTCGATCATCGACGCGAACACCGTCCAGCTCTCGACCAACGCCACCGCGACGGGTGTGAGCAACGCCTACTTTGGCCCGGCGCCGTTCGGCATCACCGCCACCGGCGATGTCACCAGCGCCAGCAGCACCATCACCATGGTCAGCACCGCGGGCGTGGTGGCCGGCATGTCCGTCCAGGGCGCCGGCATCCCGCTCGGCGCGGTCGTCGGCAGCGTGGTCAGCCCGACGCAGATCATCCTCGCGAACTCCACGACGGGTGCGGCGCTCAATGCCACCGCGACCAACACGCAGGGTGAAGGGGTGAACCTCGTCTTCGGCGCGCCGATCGCGAACTACACGCCGAACCTCACGCAGAACTTCACCACCGGCACGGCAAATGCGACGCTCAGCGCCGGCACGACGACCGCCCTGGCGGTGGGCATGACGGTGTCCGGCAACGGCATTCCGGCCGGCACGACGATCACCGCAGTCAACAGCGGCACGCAGATCACCCTTTCGAATACGCCGACCGTGGCCCAGACGGGCAACTCGCTCACCTTCGGCGCTCCGCTGCCGACGTATTCGAATACCTACACGGGCAACACGATCGTCAATCAGGGCACGCTCAATATCGGCGGCCCCAGCGGTGGCAGCACCGTGGGCGGCATCTACGTCCCGGGCAACCTGATCCTCAATAACGCCAACGCCACGCAGGTGAACCAGGGTGGCGGCTCGATCGCCTCGACCAGCAACGTGACCATCAACGGCGCGGGCACCCTGACGATCCTGGCGGGCACGCAGCAAACGCTCAACACGCTGACCTACAATGGCACCGGTGGCGTCGGCGCGATCACGGTGACCGGCGGCACGGTCGCCCTTAGCGGCACGACCAACGCGATCACCGCAGTCAACGACAACCTCGGCACCACGCCGACGCTGGCCTCGCCGTGGGAACTCGCGGGTGCCAACCGCACCGTGACCACGTCCGGCCTCTCGCCGAACAGCTTGGTCATCAGCGGCGCGATCAGCAACACGATCGGCGGCACCGCGGCTCCCGCGGGCGTCATCAAGGCCGGCCCCGGTTCGCTGGTGCTCTCCTCGACCGCCAGCAACTTCAATGGCGGCGTGCAACTCAATACCGGCACGCTCATCGTCGGCGGCGGCAATAGCGCCGGCACCCCGGTGACGGCTGGTCCGCTTGGCACGGGCACTCTCACCATCGCGGGCGGCACCACCATCCTCTCGGATGCCAGCCGCTCGGTGGCGAACCTCGTGACGGTGAACGGCAACTTCTCCTTCGGCGGCCTCGTCGCGGGCAATGCCCTCACGCTGGCCGGCCCGATCAACTTCGGCAGCGCCACCCGCACGATCACCGTCCCGGCTCCGGCCGTGGTCGGCGTCCTCGGCGGTGCGATCACGGGCAGCGCGGGTGTGGGCCTGACGAAGGAAGGCAACGGCATCCTGCGCCTCTCCGGCGCCGGCTCGAACTACACGGGTGACACCACGGTCAATGGCGGTGTGCTGCAAGCCGGCATTAGCCTGCTGCTCACCAACTCCGCCCTCGTGGTCAATCCCGGCGCGGTGTTCGATCTCAACGGCGCCAACACGCCGGTCTTCGCCTCGCTCTCAGGCGACACGCCGACCACCGGCGGTCTCGTCACCAACTCCGGCGCATCGGGCACCCTCACCGTCGGTGCGGACGACTCGAACAGCAGCTTCGGCGGCGCCTTCACGGCGGCCACGGGCACGGCGCAGGGCTTCAACCTGAACAAGATCGGCACCGGTACGCTGGTCCTCACCGGCAGCCGCAGCAATGCGACTGGCGGCACGGCTGGCCTGACTGTCTCTCGCGGTACGGTCGAGATCAGCGGGGAAGGCGCGACGGCGTTCACCAACAATGTCGTCCTCTCGGGCGGCACGCTGAACCTCGACAACACGACCTACGCGATCGAAAGCGAGAACTTCGACACCACCAGCGGCAACGCGACGGTGACGACGGGCTCGACCACCGATCTTCGCGTGGGCATGTCGGTCAGCGGCGCAGGCATCCCGACCGGCGCCGTGGTCTCGAGCATCCCGAACGGCACGACCTTCGTGCTCTCGATCGCGGCCAACGCCACGAACGCCGCCAGCGCGCTCGACTTCACGACGAACCGCCTCGGCGGCAACACGAAGAACGTGAACCTCAACGGCGGCACGTTCACGATGAACGGCAACGGCTCGTCGCTCGTGAACGAGACGATCAACCAGCTCGTGCCGGTCAGCGGCGGCAGCTCGCTCGTCCTCAACGGCGGCGCCGGCGGCAGCACGCGCCTCTCGGTCCTCACGCTTCCGGCCCAGGTGACGGGTGCGACCGCGGTTTACAGCGGCCTCAGCACGACGGTCGGCGCGGGCACCGCGAACCTGACGATCAACACGTTCAACCCGCTTGCGAACCAGGGCAACGGCCCCGCCGGCACCACCACGATGAGCATTCGCTCCGACATCCTCGGCGATGCGACCGCGGGTGGCGCGGGCACCGGCTTCCTCGTGCGCGATCCGGCGACCGGCTTCGTGCGTCCGCTCGATGTGGGCACCGAAGTGGACGCGGCGCTGCCGAATACTTCGTTCGGGATCCATTCCCAGACGAGCGGTAATGCGACGATCACTGGCGCTTCGACAGCGGGCCTCGTCGTCGGCCAGGCCGTCAGCGGCGCCGGCATCCCGGCCGGGGCGCGCGTCGCCAGCATCGTCAACGGCAGCACCTTCGTGCTCTCGGCGAACACGACCGCCACGAACGCGAACAATGCGCTGACCTTCACGGCCAACCCGCTGGCCAACTACGGCAACTTCAGCGCCGGGGAGACCTACAACTCGAACGCCATCGTCAACAGCCTCACGCTGAACACGGCCAATGGCATCACGAGCAGCGGTGGAGGCCAGAGCGGCCAAAACTACGGCCCGACCGGCCTGAACACGCTGAGCGTGAACACTGGCGGCATCCTCGCGCTGGCCAGCAGCACGCTCAACGTGGGCGCGCTGAGCACCATCGGCAATGCGCAGTTCATCTTCCACACGGTGGGCGCCGGCACCACGCTGAACGTCAACGGCTACCTCAATGGCACCACCGGCGGTCTTACCAAGACCGGCGCGGGCACGCTGAACATCAACACCCCGACGTTCCACACCGGCACGACGACCGTGAACAACGGCTCCCTGGTGCTGGCGGGTGGCAATAACACCCTCGTGGTCAGCCCGAGTGCTTCGGTCCCGACGGTGCAGGCCCTCGTGGTCAATGGCGGCACGCTGAACCTCGGCTCGAACAGCCAGGCGGTGGGCAACATCACCAGCAACAACGCTCTCGCCAACAGCGGCGGCACGATTACCGGCACCGGCGGCACGCTGACCACCAGCGGCACTGGTAACCCGGCGACCTTCGGCGGCGTCATTGGCGGCTCGCTGAACTTCGTCAAGGCGAACACGTCCAACCAGATCCTGACCTCCGCGCAGACCTACAACGGTAGCACCACGGTCATGGGCGGCACCCTGACGCTGCGCGACAGCGCCACGCTGGCCAGCACGACGATCAACGTCAACGGCGGCACGCTGCTCCTCGATAACGCGCAACTCGGCAACATCGCCAATCGCCTCCCGGCGAATGCGCTGGTCTCCCTGCGCAACGGCACCCTGCAACTCACTGGCGCGAACGTCGCCACCACCTCGGCGACCGTGGGCGGCACCGGCAGTGTCGCTCTCGCGCAAGGCGCGAGCACGATCAACGTGACCTCGCCGGTGTTTGCGACCAACAACACCGCGGAGCTGACCATCGGCGACCTGACCCGCGTCGCGGGAACGGCGGTGAACTTCACCGGCACCAACCTCGGCCAGAACGTGGCGGGCACCGGCCAGATCTTCCTCTCGAAGGTCGGCGGCGCGGCGTTCAACAGCGGCAGCCTCACCAATGGCCTCATCGGCGGTTGGGCGACGGTCGGCGGCACGGACTTCGCCAGCTACGTCGACTCGAACGCGTTGCAGGGCGGCGTGGGCGCCATGGGCACCACCGGCTTCCCGGCCTACTCGCTCGTCGCGCTCGGCGCCGGCACGTCCACGGATAACATCAACGCCAGTGGCACCCTTTCGGGCATCACGTCGCGCACGATCAATTCGCTGCGCATCCCGGCGGCAGCGACCATCACGATGGCCAGCGGCACCGATCGCCTCACCATCGGCACCGGCGGCTTGCTCGCCAACGGCGCGGCCAGCGTCATCACCGGCGGTGAACTGACGGCCGGCACGGCCGCGGGCGCCGAACTGTTCGTCTTCGCGAACAACACGGTGACCATCGCCAGCGCGATCGTCGACAATGTCGGCGGCGCGGTGACGCTCGTGAAGAACGGCACCAACGCCCTCACGATCACCGGCAACAACGCTCTCGGCTACAGCGGCGGCACCGTCGTCAATGCGGGCACGCTCACGCTGAATACCGCAAGCGCCGACGGCAGCACGATCACCGCGCTGCGTGGCGACCTCACGATCAACAGCGGCGGCACGGTGACCCTGAGCACCGCCAACCAGCTCCAGCAGACGGCGAACGTCGTCATCAACGGCGGCGGCATCCTGAACCTCGTCGGCACGAACACGCTGAGCGGCGCCACCTTCAACGGCAACAGCAGCACGACGGCCCCGGCGATCAACGTCGGTGACAGCCTCGTGCTCACGGCGGCAGCGCTCACCTCGGTGAACGACAACTTCGCCACCACGCCGGCCATCGCGGGCCGTCGCCTCGAACTAACGAACGCGACGCCGAGCATCAATACCTCGGGCGCTTCGACCAACAACCTCAACATCACCGCGGGCATCCACGCCGCGGGCGGCAACGTCGAGAAGACGGGCGCCGGTTCGGTGGTGCTGGCTCCGGCCCTCGCCACCACGGGCAACGCCACGACCTCGGGCAACACCACGGTGACCATGGGCTCGACCAACGGCTTCGCCGTCGGCCAGGCCGTCACCGGTGCGGGCATCCCGGCGGGCGCGACCATTGCGGCCATCGTCGACGGCACGCGGATCCAGTTGAGCGCGGCGCCCACGGCTACGGCCACGGGGGTGACGCTCACGGTGGCGGGCAGCACGTTCAACACGGGCATGACGCTCAGCGACGGTTCGCTCATCATCGCCGGCAGCTCGACTTCGATCTCCGGCACGGTGGTTTCCGGTCCGGTCGGCACGGGCACGCTGACGATCAACAGCAGCACCGCCAGCCTCATCGGCGATGGCGGCGCGGTGCGCACGGTCGGCAACGCCGTGTCGCTGAATACGGACCTCACCTTCGGCGGCACGCTGGCCAACAGCATCAACCTGTCCGGCCCGGTGAACTTCAACGGTGTGGCGCGCAACATCGCCGTCACCAACCCGAACGTCGTCAGCACGATCAGCGGCCTCATCACCATCCAGCCGGCGCTGGGCGGTACGGGCCTGACTAAGACGGGCAAGGGCATCCTCGTCCTCAGCGGCGCGAACACCAACGCCAACTTCACGGCGGGCGACACCACGATCGTGGGCACCACGGTGGCGGACGGCATCCTGCGCCTCGGCGCGAGCAACGCGATCCCGAGCGGCAGCTTGCTGACGATCAATGCGGGCGCTGAGTTCGACATCGCGGGCTTCGCTCAGACCAGCCTGCAGATCGGCGGCACCGGTCTCGTGACCAACTCGGGCGCGGCGCAGACGCTCACGATCGGCGGCACCACCACCGGCGACGTCACCACCGATGTGGACAGCACCTTCGGCGGTGTCCTCCTCAATGGCACGAACGCGCTGAACCTGGCGAAGGTCGGGGCGGGTGATCTCACCCTCACCGGTGCGAACCTCTACACGGGCATCGCGACCATCCAATCCGGCAAACTGATCGTCGGCGCGACCAACACGTTGCCGGCAGCCAGCACGGTGCAGGTGGGTAATTCCCTCACCACCGCTGGCGTCGTTGCGACGTTCGACGTGACCCAGTTCGACCAGACCATCGCCCGACTCACAGCCGGCGCGACGACCGCGACGGGCACAGCGGTGGTGGACATCGCCACGGGCCGCACGCTCACCACCACGGGCAACGTGGTGCTGGGTGCGGATGCCGCGGCCTCCTCGACCGTGGTGAACTTCACCGGCGACGGCTCGTATGTGGCCAATGGCGCCCTCTTCCAGGTTGGCGGCGGCACGGGTGGCACCAATGCCAACTCGGCCACGGTGAGCATGGCGAACCTAGCCAACTTCACCGCGAACCTCGGCCCGGCCGGTATCTTCCGCGTCGGTGACAGCAGCACGACCACGACGGCCGGCAACTCGACCCTGACCCTGTCGCCGAACAGCTCCATCACCGCGAACCTTATCGGCATCGGCGACAACGCCGGCGGCGACAACGGGGTGCATCGCCTGCGCCTCGGCAGCGGCACGAACGTGCTCAATGCGAACACGATCAACGTGGGCTCCGCCGGCATCGGCGGCGCCGCCGCCCGCGCTGATGGGGTGCTCGACTTTGCCGGCGGGACTGGGTCGCTGACGATCCGCAGTCAGGCCGATCCGGTGAATGGGTATGCGACACTCAATGTCGCCGCGTCGGCTGCGGGCACCGCCGCCGACATCGCTGGGACGTTCGATACGACGGGTCACTTGGCGGACCTGAACTTCTCCCTGATGAGCATCGGTCAGCGCAGCAACCTTACCGGCACGGCCACGGGCGTATTCAGCTTCGGCAGCGCCGGGTCCACCTTAGTCGCGTTCAATGCTGTCGCGGGCTACAAGGCCACAGGTTCCACGACCACTGGGATCGTCGATGGCGTCATCAACCTGTCCAGCGGAACATCGACCTTCCACAATACGAGCAACCCATTCGCTCTCGGCCAGAACGATACGACCACCGGAACGGGCCGCGGCACGCTGAACATCTCCGGCGATGCGGTGGTAAACGTTGCAGCAAACGGTGCCATCTCTCAGATCTCCTTTGAGCTGGGTCGCAAGAATAGCACCGGTGCGGCCGTTGGTGTGATCAACATCACCGGTGGTGTGCTGAACTCCGCAGGCAACATCTACACGTTCGGCAATGGCGATGGAACGGTGAACCTCAACGGCGGCACGCTCAACATGTCCGGCAAAGCGATTGGCCAAGGGGCGAGCCCGCTCACGGGCATCTTTGCCTCCGGCACGTTGCAGAACCTCGGTGAGTTCAACGGCGGCGCGACGCTCAGCAAGACCACGGCCGGCACACTCAATATCGGCGGCACGAACACCTACACTGGCACGACCAGCGTCGCCGGTGGCGTCCTCAACGTCATCAGCACCGCTGCGCTCGGCACGACTGGCGCCGGCACTTCGGTGACCGCGGGTGCGACGCTGAACTTTGCTGGCGTCGCCTACGGCAACGAAGCGCTCACGCTTAACGGCAACGGCTTCGGCAGCAACGGCGCCCTCACCGGCACCGGGACCGCTTCGCACTCCGGCACGATCAACCTGGCTACCACCAGCAGCATCGGCATTGGCGCAGGCGCGGATACGCTGACCCTCTCCGGCAGCATCAGCGGCGCGGGCGGCCTCACGAAGGTTGGCGCGGGCACGCTCGTCCTCTCCGGCACAAACAGCTACGCGGGCGCTACGACGATCGATCTCGGCACGCTGAAACTCGGCGCGACCGACGTGATCCCGCATGGCGCGGGCACGGGCAATGTGGCCGTCAACGGCGGCACGCTCGACCTCGCCGGCTTCAATGAGGACATCAACGGCCTCAGCGGCGCGGGCACCATCGACAACTCCGGCGGCGGCACCTCGGTGCTCACCGTGGGCCTGAACGACGCGACCAGCACCTTCAGCGGCACGATCCAGAATACGACCGGTTCCGTGCAGGTGATCAAGAACGGCACCGGCTCGCTGACCCTCAGCGGCACCACGAGCACCTTCTCCGGCGGCATCACCGTCAACGACGGCACGCTGGTGATCGGCGCGAACAGCGTTCCGACGAGCGGCACCGTGACGAGCGGCCCGCTGGGCACTGGCACGCTGACGCTGAACACGGGCGCTTCGATCGCCGGCGCGGCCACCACCGTGGCCAACGCGGTGCAGATCGACGGCAGCTTCTCGGTCGTCGGTGCAGGCGCGGCGCAGAACCTCACGCTCAACGGCGTGACGACGCTGGCCAACGGCACCCACACCATCACGGTCAACGACACCGATGCGACCACGGCCTTCGACGCCGATCTAGTGGCGACGATCGGCGGCGCGGTGGGCGGCGCGGGCAACATCATCAAGGCCGGCCTCGGCACGCTCGTGCTCTCCGGCTCGAACAACTACGCTGGCTCGACCACGGTCAATGGCGGCATCCTGCGTGTCGGCTCGACCGGGGCGATCCCGAGCGGTTCGCAGCTCCAACTCGGCAACAGCGGTGTCTTCGACCTCAACGGCTTCAACACCACTGCTGGTTCGCTCAGCAGCACGACGCCGACCGCGAACACCGCGCAAGTCATCAATACCGGCTCGGCGGCGACGCTGACTGTCGGCGGCGATGGCAATAGCACGGCCTACGGTGGCACGATTACCGGCCTGACCGCGCTGGTGAAGGAGGGCGTGGGTGCCCTTACGCTGAACAACGGCACGAGCACCTTCACCAATGGCGTCACCGTCAACGGTGGCACACTCGTCATCGGCGCTAGCAGCGACGCGGGCCCGACACAAGGACCGCTGGGCACCGGCACCCTTACCCTCTCGGCCAACTCCTCGCTCCAAGGCGCCAACACCAGCGTGAGCAACCCGGTGACCGTCAATGGCGACTTCACCTTCGCCGGCGACGACGACGCGCACAACCTGACGCTCAGCGGCAACGTGCAGCTCGGCGGCGCGACGCGCACCATCACCGTCGAAGACGATGACAACAGCGGCAACGACCCGCACACCGCGACGCTCAGCGGCAGCATCGACGGCACGATGGGCTTCATCAAGGCGGGCGACGGTATCCTCGTCGTCTCCGGGGGCAACATCTACACCGGCGACACCACGGTCGATGCGGGCATCCTCCGCGTCGGCGCGGCGAACTCGCTGCCGACCGGCACGGCGCTCATCATCAACAGCAACGGCAACTTCGACCTCAACGGCTTCAGCCAGCAGGTCGCGTCGCTCGCCGGCTTCGGCACGGTGACCAACACCCACGCGACGGCGAACGTCTCGCTCACCGTCGATGGCAGTGCGAACACCAGCTTCTTCGGCGCGATCACGAACGGCATGGGCAGCGGCAACGTGAGCCTCCTGAAGGCTGGCACCGGCACGCTCACCCTCGGCGGTGTGAACTCCTACAAGGGCGCCACGAGCATCACCGGCGGCATCCTGAGCATCAGCAACAGCCTCGCCCTCGGCACGACCGACAACGGCACGAACGTCAACGGCGGCACGCTCGAGTTGCAGAACAACATCACCGTCTCCGGTGAGACGCTCCTCATCGCCGGCGCCAATAGCGGCAACGGCGCGCTGCGCAACCTGAGCGGTTCCAATACCTGGGCCGGCCCGGTCTTCCTGACCAACGACGCGACGGTGAACACCGTGGCGGACGACCTCACCATCTCCGGTGCGATCGACGGCAGCTCGACCCTCACCAAGACGGGCGCGGGCACGCTGGTCCTCAGCGGCACGAACACCACGTTCACCGGCCTCATCGAGATCAATGGCGGCACCCTCAGCGCCGGCGCGAGCAACAACCTCGGCGACGCCTCGGCGACCAACTCGCTGGTGATCAATGGCGGTACGCTCGAGGCGACGGCGACGTTCGACCTCGGCGCGGACCGCGGCATCACGATCGGCACGAGCGGGGCGGGCATCAAGGTCACGGCCGGCAGCAACCTCACGGTGCCCGGTTCGCTGACCAGCGCCACGCCGGGCTCCGGCACGCTGACCAAGACCGATGACGGCACGCTGACCCTCAGCGGCGACAACACGGCCTTCAGCGGCCCGATCGCCATCAACGGCGGCGTCCTGAGCATCGACGAGAGCATCAACCTCGGCGACGAGTCGGCCACGAATACACTGTCCTTCGCGGGCGGCACGCTCCGGGCGACCGACAGCATCGATCTCACGGCCTCGCGGACGATCGCCCTCGGCACCGGCGGCGGCACGCTCGACGTAACCGGCTCGAACAACCTCACGGTTTCGGGTGCGATCAGCGGTTCGACGGGCCTGACCAAGATCGGCACGGGCACGGCGACGCTGACGGCGAATAACAGCGTCGGCTTCAGCGGCCCGGTCGCGATCAATGGCGGCACCCTGAGCGTCGGCGCGAGCAACAACCTCGGCGATGCCAGCGCGACCAATACGCTCGCCCTCGCGGGTGGCGGTTCGTTGCAGGCGACCGCGGGCTTCGACCTCACGACGAACCGCACCGTGGCGATCGGCACCGGCGGCGGCACCTTCGACGTGACCGGCTCGAACAACCTCATCGTCTCGGGCGCAATCAGCGGCACCGACAGCCTCAGCAAGATCGGCACCGGCATCGCCACGCTCACCGCGGACAACAGCACGTTCAGCGGCTCGGTGGCGATCAATGGCGGCACCCTGAGCATCGGCGCGAGCAACAACCTCGGCGACGCCAGCGCGACCAATACGTTGGCCATTGCCGGCGGCACGCTGCGCGCGACGAGCACCCTCGACCTCACGAGCACTCGCTCGGTCGCGGTCGGCACGGGGGGCGCGACGTTCGACGTGACCGGCTCGAACAACCTCACGGTTTCGGGCGCGATCAGCGGCACCGCGGGCCTCACGAAGATCGGCACCGGCACCGCGACCTTCTCCGCGGACAACAGCGGGTTCAGTGGCTCGGTGGCGATCAACGAAGGCACCCTGAGCGTCGGCGCGAGCAACAACCTCGGCGACGCCAGCGCGACCAATACGCTAGCCATCGCGGGCGGCACGCTGCGCGCCACGGCCAGCGTCGACCTCACCGGCAATCGCACCATCGCAGTCGGCACGGGCGGCGCCAACCTCCAGGTGACCAGCGGCAACACGCTGACCGCCTCCGGCGCGATCAGCGGCAGCGCGGGTCTCACCAAGAGCGACGCCGGCACCCTCGTCCTGAGCGGCGACAACAGCGGCTTCTCCGGCGGCACCACCATCACCGGTGGCACGCTCTCGGTCGGCGCGGCGAACCACCTCGGCAGCAGCAGCTCCGGCGTCACGTTCAACGGCACCGGCGTGAAGCTGGCGATCACCGAGTCCTTCACCTCGAACCACGGCCTCACCTTCACCAGCGTCGGCAGCATCGACGTGGCGACGGCCAGGACCCTCACCTACACCGGCACGATCGGTGCGGGTGGCGCGGGCCTGAACAAGACCGGCGCGGGCACGTTGCTCATCAACAGCAACAACAGCGCTTATACCGGCGCGGTCACGATCGAAGCCGGTACCTTCGGCGGCACCGGCTCGGTCGGTGGCGATGTCAATGTCGACGGTGGTGCGTTCATCGCCCCCGGCGCCAGCATCGGCACCCTGAGCATGAGCACGCTGTCGCTCGACGATAGCGCGACCCTGAAGCTCGAGCTCGACCTGAGCCTGCCGAACACCATCGGCGGTTCCGATCTGCTCCAGCTCACCAGCGCCGGCCCCGGCGTGAAGCTCGACCTCACCGCGATCTCGTTCCTCGAGGTCACGTCGCTCGGCACCCCGGGCAGCTACAGCATCGGCGACCACTGGACGATCGCGACCTACAGTGCCACTGGCACGTGGGATGGCGTCTTCCGGGCCCCGGGCTTCGGCTACGACCTCGTGGACTACACGGGCGATCTCGGCAGCGCGATCACCTTCCAGCTCCCGGGTGGGGGGCCGCTGGTGGCAGTCGACTACAACTACGCCGACTCGAACTACCCGGGCGTCAACGCCGTGGCCCTTGTCGTGGTGCCCGAACCGGGCTCCATGGCCACGCTCGCCGGCGCCGCGGGTCTGCTCCTCGGTCTGCAGCGCTTCCGCCGCCGCAACACCAAGAAGGCGTAAGTCGAGAGGCCCTCGCCGAAACAATCACGACCGGTGCCCGGGATCACGCGTCCCAGGCACCGGTTTCGTTTTAGGGCAGTCGCGGTTAGCGCCCTTCAAGAAGTGTGGTAGCCATCGCGAGCGCGCCTCCGCAGAGGCGAAAATGGTGGAACGGGCGCTCCGAGCCCGTTTGTGCAAGCCCTCTTCGCCGAAGGCGAACTGATCTGTGGGGAAGAGTGGCGGCTGCGCCGCCGGTGTGTTTCCAAACGGGCTCGGAGCGCCCGTTCCACCATCGTTTGACTGCGGAGGCGGGATCGCCGCGGCTACGACTCTATTTCAACCGTTCTGGCGGTGCCAGCATTAACCCAGGAAGTGCGCCCAGTCGGCTACGCCGTGCTGATTGCGGATGAACGCCGACGCGGGTTTCTCGCGCGGAGCGACCGGGTGCTGGTGCAGGCGCAGCCCGGCCTCGTGCGGCAGGCGGTCCGCTTTGGCGGAATTCACCTCGCGGTGCGCAAGCACGCAGTTCTCCCAGTTCGTCTTGCCGCCGCGGGAGCGGGGCACGACTTGGTCGATGTTGCCCTCCTTCGGCGAAAGCTTGCGGCCAGTGTATTGGCACACGCCGCCGTCGCGCTCCCAGATGCCGCGCATCCCAAAGCGCGGGCGGCGCATCGGCACGCGGGCGTAGTTCATCGCGATGACGACCGTCGGCACGCGCACTGGGCCGCGTGCGGTGTTTACTGCGTAGTCGCACTCCCGCACCGGCAGCGTGAGCCACGCACTCCATTTCGTCGGCACAAACGCACCCTCGGAAATATCGAGCGCCGTGGCGGCGTCGGACGCCATCATGCAAAACGCCTCCGCGGGCGTCTTCACGTGGATCGCCTGCCAATGCCGATTCAGCACCAGCACGGTCGTTTTGTTGAGGATGTTATTCATCGGAAAAAAGTTTAGCTAACAACTGATAGTCATAAGGTAGCGTGACCGCTTGGTGAATGGCAGCGCGCAGCGCTGCCATTCACCAATCACCGATCACACTTTACAAGTGTCTTAGTCTTCCGCGCGGTCACCCGCCGGACACATCTTCACGAGTTTCGGGTCGAAGCGGCCGAGCACATCGACGAGGTCCGTCTGCGCCGACATCACTTGCGCGATGTCCTTGTAGACGCCCGGCACTTCGTCGAGGCCGGCGGAGAGCAGTTCCACGCCAGCGGCGGCGAGTTGTTTCTTCACCGCGCTCCACGTGAACGACTGCAATGCCTTGCTGCGGCTCATCACCCGGCCCGCGCCGTGCGACGCGCTGTGCAGCGACTCGGGCGAGCCCTTGCCGCGTACGACATAGCCCGGCGATGCCATGGAACCCGGGATAACACCCAGCACTCCGGCGCCCGCCGGCGTCGCGCCCTTGCGGTGCACGACGACCTCGCGCTCTTCCCCATTCACGACATGCGTTTCTTTCCACGCGAAGTTGTGATGGTTTTCGATGTCGAGGATCACATGCCCACCGAGCTTTTTCGCGATGTGCCGGTGGATGAGTGCGTGGTTCGCCGCTGCGTAACGGCCCATCAAGTTCATCGCGGCCCAGTATTCCTGGCCGTCGGCGTCGTCGAGCGAGAGCCACGCGAGGTGCTTGAGTTCCTTCGGCAGGTGCTCGTGGCGGGCCATCGCGCGCTTGCTGTAGACTTCGCACACCTTCGCGCCGGTTCCGCGCGAGCCCGAGTGCGAGAGTAGCGCGAGATATTCTCCCGGCTCGAGGCCCAGGGTCTGTGCCTGCTCCGCATCGACGGTGAACGCACCGAACTCGACGAAGTGGTTGCCACTTCCGCTCGTGCCGAGCTGCGACCACGCCTTGTCGCGCAGTTGCTTCGTCACGGGCGCCACGGACCAGTCTTCGTCCATCACGTCGTGCTCGCGGCGCTGCTTGAACTGGCAGCCCATACCGAACCGCGTCTCGTCTTCGAGGATGTTCGCGAGCCGATCGCGCTGGCCGGCGAGGGTGCTCGCCTTGCGGTCATACACCGTCAGCTTCATGCGGCACGCGATGTCCACGCCGACGGCGTAAGGAATCACCGCGTTGTCGGTCGCGAGCACACCGCCGATCGGCAGGCCGTAGCCCACGTGCGCATCCGGCATCAACGCGCCCGCCACCGCGACCGGCAGCGCACACGCATTCGCCATTTGCTTCACCGCCTCGGCTTCGAGCCCTTCGCCCCACTGACGCCACGGCGCGAGTTCTGCGCGCGGCGTAAACGGCGGGCGATAGATCGCCCGCGCCAGCGGTGCCCGCAGCTCGTCGGCAAAGAAAGCCGTTGGATTGGCGACGATGTTGAAGATTTCGCCCTCCAGTAACGCGCCGTCATTTCCCCGCGCGATGAAGTTCTGGATGAACTCGTGCGCAACTTGGATCGGCCCGCCCATCGGCACGCCGAGGCGGATGAGGTCTTTGGTGTTCATAGTGAGTTGGTTTGAAAATGTGCGTCGCCGCACGCGGACACAATGCGAGTGCGCAGCGGTGTTTGTTCTTTTTGTCGGAAAGTCTGCAGCCGGGAAGGGTTCATGCCCTCCCCGGCTGTACCACTACTAGTTCCTCAATCGAGGAAGGCGACGTTCGCCATGGTGCGGGTGGTGTTCTCGGTGTTCATCCAGACTTGGTGCCAGCCATGCAGTGTGATGGTGGCGTGGTCCGGGTGCCGTATCGTGCCGCGCGCATAGACTTGCGCGTCACGTGTTCGGCGTTGCCAGCCCCAGTGGTTGGCTTCTGGCTGCTCCACGATGAGCTGCTTGTAGTGCTGGACTGTGATCCCATTCGGGAAACGCGCGCAGACATACACTTGCTCACCGCCAGTGCGGAACAGCTCTGCCACCCAGTGCGGCTTGCCACCACCACCGCGGCTGATCGGCTCGTGACGATGCACGAGCTTCCCATCCACGTGCAGGCCTGGCACTGGCACGAAGAACCATTCACCCTGACGGATGAAGGCTCGGTTGTGACGCCGCACGCGTTGCCCGGGGTTCAAGCGAGCCTGATCCGCGGCTTCGCGAACCTTCGGCGGCAGCAGGGCGAGCTTCGCCTGCAATACCGTCGAGGCACCGCCTGGCACCGCGGCCACGAACCATTCCCGCTCATCGTGACCACAGAGGAAGCGATCATTCGCTGCCGGTGTCTTGACGAGCAGAAGGAGGTGTCGGTCGTGTCGGTCGCACTGGAGCACATCCGCATCGAGGTGCGTTTCGCGCTGGGCGCTCAACTGCATCTCGAAAACCTGACCGCGTTTATCGGCGGCCAGGTCGATGGCATAGTCCGCACGTCGGCGGCTCCACGGTAGATTTTCTGGACGAACGATCCGGAACCGCGCGCCCATGTGGGCGAACTGGTTCGCGATCGATTTAGAGTTCATATCTTGGAATTGGGTCGCGCGGCTTGGCGCGACCGATTGCGTTTTCTTTCCGGGCCTTGCGAGCCCGAGACGACTTGATGCGGTAGTGGACAGACATTGGTTTTGATGGTGGTGGGTTGGTGAATTCGTGGCGTTGAAGACCACGATGTGAAAAAGTGAACCCGTAGGGACTTGCACCCTCCTCAGCCGCTTAAGAGGCGGCGGCTTCGCTCTCAAAGCTTCGGGTTCTTAAATTAAAGCAGTGGGGAGCGATGGCCCCGCCGGTGTTGCCCGATTGCAGTCACCGGCGGGGCGTCCTCCTCTCAAGCGGAGAGCGCGTAACGGCGGAAGAAGCTATTCAGCTCCTCGACGCTGCCTGCGGCGTCGTCGCGCTCGTTGAGCGCTTCGAGTCTTGGCAGTTCGGCCTCGATGAAGCGCGAGAGCACTTCGACCGGCGGCGCGACCGCCAGTTCGTCGCCGGCCTGTTTGCGCGCGATGAGTTCATCGAGCGCGGCGCGCACGTCGGATTCTTCGAGTACACTCTCGACGAGTTGTGCGAAGAGCATGGGCACCTGGCCGAGTTGGCGCTCGATCCAGCGGCACGCTAGCAGCGGTCGGAAGACGTAGAGATACTTCTTCAGGCTCACCATCTCGCGCCCGCGGAGGTAGTCGCGCCAGTTGCCGAAGGCCATGTGCAGGTAGTGGGCGAAGCAGCGCCGCTGCGAATAGAATTCCTCCGCGAGCGCGCCAAACTCGGCACTGAAGACCGGCTCGTGGCGATACACGATCGGTGACTTCAGCCACTCGAGCAGCGGCGGGTTGCTCTTGCGGAGCAGGCGCAACGCCTTGCGCAGCTCCCAACCGCTGACGTCGAGATCGTCGGCGAGTGGGCGCTCGATCACGTCGCGCCGATCCTCGACCGAGAGATACCAGTCGCGCCGATGCACGTAGAGAAAGCGCACGTCGTAGTCGCTGTCGCGCGAGGCAAAGCCCCACGCACGGCTGCCGCTCTCGCACGCGAAGAGCACGCGGACGTTTCGCTCGGCCTCGACCTGAGCGAGCGCGTCGCGGACGCGCTGGAAAACTTCGTTCCCATTCATGGGAACCTCCTTTCTGTTTGAGATGTGATTGGCGACGGGCGTCGCCGATGTTGTTGATCGCCTTGGCGTGCCTGCTTAGATGGGGAGCCGCACTTTTGCGTAGAGCAGGCCGTCGATGAATTCATCATCGCGGAAGTAGTATGCGCGCAATCGGCCTTCGTGCGTGTAGCCGGCCTTCTCCAGCACCCGAGCGGAAGCCGGGTTGCGTGCGAAGACATGGGCGTGCAACCGCACGAGGTTTAGCTCTCGGAAGGCCCATTCCGTCATCGCGTCGAGCGCTTCCGTGGCGATCCCGCGGCCCCAGAGTGTCTCGCCGAGCCAGTAGCCGATTTCCGCGGTATGCTGGCGCGCGGTTACACCGCTGGGGTTCACTTCGACGCCGATGCCACCGACGATCTGGTCGTCGATGGCGATGCCGAAGTTGGTTTCCGGATCCTGTTTAGTGGCAAAGTCGATCCACCATTCCGCATTCTGCAGCGAATAGGGATGGGGGATGTGTAACATATTGCGCGCAACGCTGTAGCTGCCGATGTGCGTGGAAATCGACTCGGCGTCGCCGGGACGAAAGGAACGAATGGTGGATTTGGAGAGGGTGAGTTGCATGGGGTGGATGGTGAAAGTTTCAGCCCGAAACCCCGGTGGAGACAGAGATCCACCGGGGTTGCGAGGTTACCGGATTGCAGCGCGAACCCGGTGTGCAAGTTCGGTCGGGCATGAAGTTCGGCGCCGGTGGAAGGGGTGATTTTTGGATTAGTACGATGGTTCGCGTGTTGATGGACGGATCATCAGCGTATCTCTCAGCAGGGCTCCGGGTCCGGCTCGCTCGCTCAGCAGAATCCGAAGCGGCACGCCCGCCAGCGATGTGCTGTGGGGCAACCGGTCGAACGGAGTTCCTTTGCGAGTATGTCTCGCGATAGGCTGAGATCTCAGTCGAACAGCTCCGAGGAGGAAAACCCCGATGAGGATGACGCCATGACCCAGAATGGCTGGGTCGGGCATGGTGGGTGGGTGGGTTGGAAAATGAGCAAGCCCGCCCGATTGATCTCGGAAGGGATCGAGCGCGGAGAGCCGTGTGGGCGTTCGCGCGGAGGATCACCCCGGCGGAGCGAGTTCTCCGCCGGGGCTTGTTCCTCCCTCGCAATTTTTTGTTTCACGTTTCGTCCGTCTCCGTTGCGGTTGGCTTGACGCCGCGCGTGTGGAGAGCGGGGAGCAGGGTCGACAGGTCGTTCATCACGAACGTCTGGCCTGCGGTGGACGCTTCGAGCGTTTGCAGGAAGCGGAGGGTGGCGAGTGCGGGCTGGCCTTCGATGAGGCGCGCGGCATTGGCGAGGTTGCGCAGCGCGGCGGATTCGGCGCGGGCGCGTTCGAGCGCGGCCTGGCCTTCCTGCTTCGCCTTGAGCACTTCGCTGAAGGCCTTGCGCAGTTCGCCCGGCAGCATCACATCGCGCACGTCGGCCGCGTGGACTTGCACGCCGACAGCTTCCGCTTGTGGCGCGATGAGTTCGCGGAGTTGCGCGCCGATGGCGACACGCTGCGTGAGCAGGGCTTCCATCGGCACTCCGGCAACGACGGTGCGAACGGCGGCCTGCGTGGCGTTGTAAATGTGGGCCGCGTAGTTGTCCGCAGCCTGCACGCTCTTCGCCGCATCCACGATCTGCGTGGTGAGCACGACGCTGAGCTTCACGCCGACGTTGTCGGCGCTGAGCACTTCCTGGCCCGCGACCTGGAGGAGCGTCTTGCGGATGTCCACGGCGACGAGGCGGTAGTTGCGGCCCCAGCGGATGTGACGGCCCGCTGGCAGCGTGCTCACGAGCTGGCCTTCGTGGAAGAGCAGGCCCGCGTAGCCTTCGGTGACGATGAACTCGTGGTGGTAGCGAGTGCACGCAATATTAGTCACGAGCAAACCGGCGCCAAGGAGAGCGACGATGAGAATATCTTGGGTGGTCATAGTGTGTGTTGGTTGGTGGTGGAAAGATTGCGATCCGTGGCGGTGGCCACCGCTTGTTCGCGGGCAGCGTGGCGTGAGCCGGCTGCGCAGGACGAAGTCGCGACTGCCTCTCGAGCAAGCTCGGGGCGGGTCACCGTCACGGATCGGTGGATGGATGGGATTCGAACCCAGTCGGCGGTGAGCCGATGACCAGCCGCCGGATGGTCGATGTGCAGGACCAGTCGCGGCGATGCCGCCTGGCTGCGGGTGTATTTTTCCGGCGGAAGAGGAAATGAACCCGTAGGGACTTGCACCCTCCTCAGCCGCTTAAAAGGCGGCGGCTTCGCTCTCAAAGCTTCGGGTTCGGAAATGGATAGTCGCGGCAGGATTTGCACCCGCACTGGCTGCGTTCTCGACGCAGTGCCTCTTCTCGTTGGGCTACGCGACCGTCGGTGATTTTGGAAATAGTCCTCCGGCATTGGGTGGCCGAAGGCCTGGAGCAAGTCTCGCGAAGCGAGACGCGTGGAAAGGCTCCCGTGGTGGGACTCGCACCCACTAGGACTCGTGTGAAAGACGAGACGCTCGGCTCTTTGCATTCACGGGCATTTGCTGAAAGTGGCGGAACGCGGAGGGCATGCTCCCCAACCCGCAACGCGGATCGATCTCCTTAGCACGGAGTCCCGGCACGCTCGTCCGGTTCACGTTCCACATCGTGCCCGCGGCGAGATTTGCACTCGCACTGTCCGAGGTTTGAGCTCGGTGGCTCTGCTCGTTGGCCTACGCGGGCGTGGAAAAAAATGCTCCCGGTCGGAGTCGCACCGACACTGCGCGGGGTTTAAGTCCGCTGCCTCTGCGTTGGGCTACGGGAGCTTTGAAAAATGGGACTGCGGGTTGAGACTAAACCCACAGGCATCATCTCCTTCGCGCGGATTATTCGAGGCTTGCGGCCTCTATTCCCGGCTTGTCCTCGGCGACTGACCCGAAAGTCACATCGACGAGCGATGACACGATTGCCTTTGTTAACGAGGTGGCATTTCCCCGTAGATGGTCAGCTACTCTACCTCCGTCCTACCGCCAGCCTTGCGGGCTGTGAGAGGCGCGACCCTCGACGTGCGGACTCGGGTAAACTTCGCGGGCCTTGCGGGCCGTGGAAGTCTCCATTGCCTTGCGGCTGAAGAATTAAATCGTTTTCGCTGACGACCGGCGGCGTCTTTGCATTTTTTTGGCGATGCAGGATTTCTCCTGCGACCTCCGGCTTTCGAAGCCGACGCTCTGTTCTGAGCTAATCGATAACCCACCACGATGTGCGCCGCCTGTCGTGCCGAATCCTTTTGGGACTCGATATGCGACACACCGTGTGACTTTCCCTTGCGGGTACTCATCGTGTCCTGGCGATCGCGTCCGCCTCCTTGCCTTTTGGGCTCGGCAGCGTCCGCTTCCGCGCGACATGCAGCAGGCGCCTCGTTTGCGGCTTGGCGTCTACTGCTCCCCTTGTTCCCTCAACACTGGACGTTTTGCTGGAAAGGCACGCCTTGCGAAGGGGCGTTCCTGCTCCTACGGAGTTACCCTCGGAACAGTTTCCCTTTCCCGTCGTCATGTATACCTCGGCCGCATTTGACTGCGACAAGGCTATGGGACCTGGGTTTGCTTGAATGTCCTCGAGTGAACGAGGCGCGGGCGTGTGGGCCGTTTCCGCTTTTGGCCGTCTCGCGACGGTTTATCTTTCATCCCTTGCGGGACCTGGAGATCAAGCTCCCCAGTTTTTAAATAGTGAAATGGGTGATAGTAAGAAAGTGGTCCCGGCGGCAGGAGTTGCACCCGCACTGGCTCCGGTCTGAGCGGAGTGTCTCTGCTTGTTGGACTACGCCGGGAAAAAGGAGTGGTGCTCTCGGCAGGAGTTTCGCCCGCAACCTCCGCGTTCGAAGCGCGGCACTCTAGACATTGAGCTACGAGAGCATGGATGGAAATGGCTGCCCCGGATGGATTCGCGCCATCAACCTCCCGGTTCAGAGCCGGGCGCTCTCGCTGTTTGAGCTACAGGGCAACATGATCCGCCAACCGGAGTTGCACCGGTCTCTCGCCGATACCAGCGGCGTGCGTCGCTCACAACGCTTTGGCGGAGTTTGAAATGATCAGGCACCTCGGTGCTGCCCCGAGTATCTCGCCGATCCGAACGGCGCGGATTGCTGTCTTCCTCGTGCCTGAATGAAATAACTGGAGCCACGGGGAATGCTCGCGCGGCAGCGCTTCGACACGAGTCGTGGAGCGCTGGCTGCATAGCGGCAGGAGCCGCAATCGCACCCCGATCTGCGCAATGCCAATGCGTCGTCTGGCTATTGGACTATGGCCCCGACATGGACGCGCGCCCCGGACTCGCACCGGGTAATTCGGTTTTGCAGACCGATGGTTCGACGGCTTTGCCTTGCGCGCGTTTTTTTGTGATGGGGGTGACCGTCGGGATTCGCACCCGAATCTTCTGGTTCACGGCCAGAAACTCTGACTCTTGAGCTACGGCCACAGCTTCTTCCTGTGTTGTGGAAAGTGGATCCTCCGGCCGGCGCTGCCCCGGCATGGTCTTCTTTACGAGAGAAGTGCATTGCTGGCCTCTGCCACGGAGGAACGGGATGAATGGTGCTCCCGCGAGGACTTGCACCTCGAGCTTCCGCCTTCGCAGGGCAGCGTGCAGGACTCTTACACTTCGGGAGCTAATGAAAATGGTGCGCCATGCCGGTGCCGCCCCGGCGCTGTGTCTTTGGAAGAGACGCGTGCTCGCTGTTACACCAATGACGCTTTGGAAAAATGGTGGCTGCTTCCGGTATCGCGCCGGACTCCCCTCGGCTTCAGCGAGGTGCTAATCTATCTCAGCTACACAGCCGTTCGACAGGCTCACGGCCTGCGGCCCTTCGACGAAGTTTCGTCTTTGGGCAAAGTGGTCCCTCCGCGCGGTATCGCGCCGCGGTCTCTCGCTTATCGGGCGAGGGCTCTGCTTTTGAGCTACGGAGGGTTTTGGAAATGGTCGCTCGAGGTGGTAACGCTCCACCGTTTGTCGGATGTCGGCCGGCCGTTCTGCTTTTGAACTATCGAGCGATGCGAAAGAATGGTCGCCCGACGTGGTAACGCTCCACGGTCTTCCGGATGTGAGCCGGCCGTTCTCCTTTTGAACTATCAGGCGAAAATGAAAATGATACCCGCGCCCGGTAATGCTCCGGGGTTTTCTGATGAAGAATCAGCCGTGCTGACGATTGCACCATGCGGGTTTTTGAAATGGCTCCTCCCCTTGGCATCGCACCAAGCTCACACCGCTTAACAGGCGGGCCGCACACTCTGTGCGTTGAGAGGAATGTGTCGTTTTACTCCCGGCAGGAGTTGCACCTGCGTAGTTCCATTTAGAAGATGGATGCCTATGTACTGCTCGGCCACGGGAGCGTGGATAGAAAGGGTCGCGCGCCTCGGTGCTGCCCCGAGTGTCTCCTCGTCCCAAGCGAGGCGGGTTGCTGTCTCCCTCGCGCGCGTCACGGTGTCGTGTCGTGTGAAATGGCGGCCTGTGCGGGCTTTGCTCCCGCGCCCTTCCGCTCGACAGGCGGCTGCTCTTCGTGGCTGAGCTAACAGGCCATGGTGAAATTGGTGGGTTGTGTCGGTAATGCTCCGACGCTGGTCCGGCTGGACATCCGCTTTACAGGCGGCTCGCGATCTTTACGTGACTAACAACCCGAAATGGTTGCGGGACGTGGAATGCGTGGCGCGGTAGCGCCGTTGCTGGACGACGCGGAGCGCTGGCTGCATGGACGCCGGAGCGTCAATCGCACCACGATACGAGGGCGTATGAAACTCTCTTGGTTTTGCCGCTCCGGCGGCTATGCGAAGTGCGCTCCGCGTCCATGGTGTGAACGTGCTTGCGCGCGAGTGCATTCAACCTTCCCGCGATTGAATGGTGAAATGGTGGACCGCCACGGCTTTGCACCGTGCTCTTCCGCTTGCGAGGCGAATGACCTCCTGAATGATCGAGCGGCCCAGGAAAATTGGTAGCGGGGGCCGGATTTGAACCGGCGAATTGACGGCTTATGAGGCCGTTGCCTTAACCACTTGGCGACCCCGCAGTCTGTGGAAAGTGGCACAGCGTCTCGGTGCTGCCCCGAGCCCGCGGAGTTTTGGAGACTCTGCTGCGCGAGCTGGCGCCCGCTGTGTTTCACGATTGGAAAAATTGGTGCGGTCAGCCGGACTTGCACCGGCATCCTCTGATTGGCACTCAGACATCCTTCTCTTGAACGATGACCGCATAGGAGCGGCGCGGGCTGCGATTCTGTGCGCACCCGCGCCGCTCTTCTGACAAAAAAGAACAAACACCGCTGCCTCCCTTCCGACATAGTCGGGGACGCACCCGCAGGATTGTTTCACGGCGGATCTTTCGGTGTTTCAGGCACACCTCCCGGTGCACGGATATGATAGTTATCCATGCGAAGCCTCTGGACTGGAAAAGCCAGGGGCGAGAAATCAGACAATGCAGACCTGCGAACGAGTGATAGCTATCGACTCGCTTGACAGTTTCACCATGAGCTGCCACCATTCGGTGGTTACTAACTCACGATCGTCTCGGCTAGGGACTTATCTGGATTGGTGACCGATTTCACCCCGTCGTCAGTTGCCGCTGGCGGCGGGGTTTTTATCGCCCACGTGGTGGTTTGAAATGTGGTGTTCGTTCGGTGGGGTTTTGTTGTGGGGTTAGGAGGCGGCAAGGCCGCGGCTGGAGAAAGTGGGAAAAACCCTCGGAAAATGAGAAACCCTGCTGGGCTTTTCGGCCGAGCAGGGTTCTCGAAATCTACGGATCTGGATGAGATCGTGAGTTACCTGCTGGCCTCCTTGGTAATGTTTTCTTCGGCGAAACTCGGTCGCGAATTGGTTGCCTGGGCATCGGACGTATAGCCGACCCAACCGTTGCCACGGAGCATACCCGAGCAACGCAACCTGTCGGTCGCCTGCGTATGTATGGGTGATGTTCTTAGTGGCTTCATTGGTAGTGAATGTGACGTTTGATAGACCCGTAAAATGAATGGGTCAATAGCAATTTTTAAAAAAGTTTAAGGGGAGATATGTTAGTGATGGATAACAAATGTGGAAATGCTCCGGCGCTGGAGAGCGTGAGGATATGAATTTTCATGGCCCAAGACGAGTGCAGTCTGCGGTGTGTCTTATGCGACTTAATTCGGCGGGATATTTGCGGGAATGGATGATAGTTCGAGATCGAACTTTAATCTGTCTGGGCGGCGAGAATCGAGTGTCTGTCGCAGGCGCGCGAGTGGCCTGGCTCTGGCAGCCGGATATGCGGCGACCGCTGGGCGTGTCGATGGCCACTACAGTTTCGTGGTTTGAGCACACGGATGAAGCCTCCGTGTGTATCCCTTACTGCGGTTCTGGAAGTTCGGCCTCCGGCTCGATCGATGGTTGTGGGAGCGGCAGCTCGGGCGGGGGCACCTCGTCCGGGTCGAAGATCCCGCCAAACCAATTTTCGAGCCAGTTCGCGGCGGCGACACCCCCGACGAAGATGAAGCCGAAAAACATGAGCGTGAGGATGAACATGACGATTCCGGCGATGACAAAGTAGCCGTCGCGCTCCATGAGGGCGGCGGCGAGGCAGATGATGGTCAAACCGGGCAGGAGATTGCTGAATGGAATCGGCAACGGAAGCAGCAGGAGCATGCCGCTGATGAAGATCATCGCGCCGTATAGATGATGGAGGAGCACCCAATCGACGAGGACGCACCATCGCGGCTTGAGCAGCACCTCGAGCCCGCGGGCCACGCCACGCGACGCGCGCAGAATGCGTGCGACGGTTGAGCCGGAAAGCGGTGCATCGAGCACTCGTGCGGGAAGCCACGGGTCGAGGCGCAAACTCAAGCGCAGCCCGATGATGGCGACGACAAAGCCGAGAGCTGTGGATAGGCCGGGTAACGGGAGCGGCAGGCAGAACGGCAGCGAAAGCAGGATCAACAACAGCGTGTAAGCCCGCCCATGGACGACGCGGATGATTTCGCGCAGGGTCACCACTCGTTCGCCGACCGCCTCGAGCAAGCCTTCAATTTCCTGCGACAGACGCCGAGGCCGCTGGGCCGATGGAGGGCCTGCGGTTTCGGTGGGTGTTTCGGTCGGCGTTTCAATCACTGGGCACCATTCTGCACGCATCGAGCGAACTCGCCAACTCGCCCCGTCTGTCACCAGTCAAATTCCGCCGGGACGCCCTCGTGAAAAATCGCGCGATGAAGCCGGGTGCGCCGAGGGGTCGAGATGCCGTTGCTGCGTTGACGCAGTCTCGCCGTGGGTCTTTGCAAACGGGACACGGCTCAGTTCGCAGCGTTTGGCTGGAGGGGAGGTCGCAGACGCGACTGGCGATGGCTCCTGAGGTAGGGATCGGTCGTAGTTCCTTCTGTAAGAGGCATTAACATACCACACCCAACAGAAGTAATCAAGCATACTCGGGAACTGCTTACGCTGGCACTTTCACCCCTCGGCACTGACAGTTTCACTGACACTTTAGTCGAGTCTCTCAGCCTTAACGGTCAGCGGCAGATTACCCGAAAAAAGAGGCCGGTCCAGCCTCGCAACTTTGTTCTTCGGAAAGCATGCGAAGATCATGCTCCTGTTCGACCAACTCGAAACCCAGACGCCGTGTTGATGGTGGCCTGCCCGCGCGCGTCGTCGATAAGTTGACCAAAGACTCACTGCGCACTGCGGGTGTGGACCTGCGACAGTTGCGCAAGGAGCGAGTAAGGGGTGTGGGAGTAGTGCTAAGGCCGGGCACGATGACCGCCATCAAGAACGGAACTCGGGAGGAGCGTCATTGGGAGGAATACAAGAGGGTGTGGGCTTTGATAGGGGGCGAAAGACGGTTGCTCAAACGCCTCCGTGACCCGCTCCGTCACTTCGTCCGCAGCCATGACCGTGTATGGACTGGAGTGGCCACATTGAAGCAGCGGTCTGGGCGCACATGCCGGATAGCGGACGTGGGCAAGGTAAGGCGGCAACTTGTGCGAGCCGTCCGGCAGTTTTTCGAGGAGGTTGAGCGTCGGCGGCCCAAATCCTCAAGGACCGCTCCGGGTGAGAAGCGATACCCCGTCGAGCACTTTTTCTCGGTCGTGGAGGAAACCTTCAAGAAGCGAAAGGGTGAGGTCCAGCACCACGTCCATGTCCACTTTCTGTTCTTGGTTGAGGATGCCGAGCACGACCCGCTTACCTCACGCTGGTATCGCAGCTTCTTACAGCGCTTCGGACAGGGCAGCGGGGTCCAGAAGGTCAAATCCAAGCAGCGGTTCGTCAGCTATCTCTTCAAGCGGCAGGAACGGAAATTCTTGGTGGATCACGGCTTGTTCGCCAACTGGTGCGAACAGGTCAAAGGCACTCAGCGCGTGGCCGCCTACGGTTCCTTCGTCGAGCAGATGCGGGAACACGCCAAGAAAAAGGTAGCGCCCGTCATGTGCAGGCACCAGCGGAAGCTCCGTGTGCTTCCAGTGGTGAAGAAAAAGAAGAGGCCGGGGCCGGTCTTCGGCTCGTGCCGGTCACACACTCCCGGCGTGACCGCGCCAGATACCTACCTTGGTAAACGGCGCACGACAAACCCTGATGGGAGCTGGAGCTACTGGGATTTCTTCCGAAACAAACAGAGCGCCACGGCGGCACTGTATCGACGGCTCGGTATCAAGGAGCTTGCGGACGAGGCGACGGGACTGCGCGGATACTTGTCCTCAAACTACCACACCGCTGTGCCGCAAAAAGCATCCCGTCCGACGATCACCTGCCAGCGGGCGACGATGAAAATCCCCATCGCTCCGACCGACCCCACCGAGCCCGACTTGGCCCGCGCAGCTTGAACACAATGTCCTTATTGCCTGCTGTCGTCGTGACGGGGAAAGCTTGCCAACGGGGAGGGGTGCAGGGGAGTCGTCAGAAACCCCTTTCCAAAGGGATTTGCCGCGCTCTGCGCGGCACTTTTCGTTGCCCGTATGCCCAGTGCAATTCCCTCAAGCCCCCTCGACGAGACGCGGCTTCGTAGAGTCGATGCACTCGACCCAGACGGGAGACCGTAGGGTTAGCTGCTGAACAATCAATGCAATGTCATCGTCTTGGACAGACGCTTCTCTCGCCCAGAATGAAATGACGGCTGCGAGGCCGAGGCCATCTAGCTGCACGCCGCTCCAGAGCCGTGCCGACCGAGTTCTCTCCCGCAGTTCGCCCATGTCGCCGACGACGTTTGCGCAAAACCAGCGCAGGTCTTCCGCGTCGGGCAGGCGGGGGCGGAACTCGATGCCGTAGTCGGAATAGACAGTCTCGGGATCACCGCCTGAGACGACGCGCCGTAAGGCGTTGAAAATATAAGGATGCGTCCGTCTCGTGGTAGCAAGCACCTTTCCGATTACGGCTAAGGTTACAGCGTTTGGGTGCTGATGTTCGCCCACCACTCCTCCGGCCAGCCGAATCTCCTCTGGGCTTCGGGTAATCCGAGCGGTTGTGGGATTACTCATCGTTGGGTGTGGGCTGGCAGGTGTTGGGCGAAGAGCCAAGGGTGAGCAGGTTCCCCGCCGTATCGAAGCGGACAGCCTCACCCGAGACAGTCCGAAAGCGGTAGCTGACCACGCGGCCAAACGGAGTGACGATCTGCGGATCGTAATGCCGCTCGATGGTCGCCCGGATAACTTCCACCTGTTCAGGCCACGGGCGGCTCATCAAGTCGGCGGGCAATACCACTTGCCTAGCGATGCTGTAGGCCATGAGCAACGGCGTAGCCATTCGCTCTGGGCGCTGATGTTCGTATTCGATGCTAAGGTGAGGTCGCCGCGTGTCAGGACTCATTGCGCTCGATGGTCACGGTGAGCTTGTAGCCTTCGAGCCGCTGCTGTATCAGCTCCGCCCGCTCCAACGTAGTGAGGGCGATCACGCCTTTGCCTCGCCGATGAATCAAAGCGGTAAGGTGGAAGGCCCGGTGCCGTGGCAAGCCAAGGACAGCCTGCAACGCCATAACGGGCGTCTCGAAATGGATGCGGTCGTCGTTCCACAGCAGCACCCGGCGCATGGGCGAAAAGGCAGCGCGAATGGCGTCCTCGATTTCAACATCCGGCACGGCGACGGAGCTAGTGAAGGCTAGGCGGGGCTTCATTGGTTCGGCTGCCAGCACTGCACGAGACGAACTTGGGACCGAGTCTCTGGAGAAGGCCGAGTAAGACCATACCGCAAGCGCAGCACCGCAAGTGCTTGGATGGCCGCCTCTCCTTGAGCGATACCATGCCGGGCCAACCAGCTTCCGACCGCCACCCCAGACCTGCCGCGAGCACCAATGCAATGCAAAAACACGCGCTCGTCAGCAGCGAGAGCAACGTCGATAACATTGAGGATGCCCGCTACACGCTCGGCATGGGGTGTCGCCCCGTTGCGCCACAGGAACATGTGCTGGCGTTTCAATCGCGGTGCCTCCTCCCACAACCACGGCTCAAGCATCTCATTCATGCCGGGACACAGATGCAGCTCTTCTCTAGCGATCAGGCTGACCACGACCTGCACACCGGCGGCCAGTAATGCTTCGACGCGATCGTAGGTGGTCTCCGGGTCGAGACTGAATGGCGTCGGTCCCACCAAAAACTGTTCGTTCACCCGGTAACAACCGTCATACGGCACCGGGGGCCACGTCACCCCGCCTCCTCCTCATCATCCGGGTGAATCAGAACCTCTTGAAGAGATTCTTTGCCACCCTCCTCGATGATCTCGAAGACCCGAAGATTACGCGCCCACGCCGTTTCAAAGGCCAACTCCGCGTCGGCAAAGCGTAAGGCGTCACTGATATTTTGGTCATCCGCACACGGCGCACCTTCAATCGGCACGAGTGTGCAAAATCCATCACCGGCGGAGCCAATGACGAACGCGCGAGACTGTGCTCGCGCTGCGGTGCGAAGCACCTTGTCTTTTGCTCTCTGACGGATGGCTTCGTTGATCGAGTTGGGTGTCTCGCGGTTCATGTGGGTGGCTTCGACTGCGAAAAAGAGGTGGCCTGAGCACAACCTCTCACATTAGGTAACGAGCTTGGTCGGGATGAAATGGTAGTCGCTGATAAGACTTCACTGCCGTCCCCTTCGGGTCAGGCGGGAAGTCATTTTGGCTCTGAGTTGTCTCGGCGGGTATATCCTCCGCTGAGTTAGCCGGTCCCGTTGTGCCGCCGCCGGACTTCGTATCAGTTTCGGGTGCGTCCTCGGCGGGCACGCCCGCAACTATAGCAGAATGGCTAACAAAAGTCAATGGAGCGCTCTGCCCGGTCTTCATCGGGTGAGAAGGGTGCCGAGAAGATTTCCCTGCCCGATTATGTTGAACCGGGCATCCTTGGTCTGGTTGCTGCGCGGATCGTAGTATCCTCGAATGTTGTAGTGGGCATCCTTCAACACCAGTGTGCCGTTGGGCTGCGTCTCGATATAGCCGATGATGTTGTAGTTCTTATCTTTGAGGACTTGTTTACTCATCTTCGTGGTCAGTTCGTTGCGGGCATTGCGGCAGCTAAGTGGCCCACTCGCGCAACGGCACTGGATCGGTTTGCGATCCGTCTGGGGCGACGTGAATGATCTCTTCTATCCCGAGCACCCTGACGTTGGCCGGTCGCAAAGAGAATTCGCCAAGGAGTTCCCGCTTCAAAGTCTCGCCGTATGCCGGGGATGGCGTCTGCGAACCGAAAATTGCCCTTGGGCCGTCCTTAATGACGTAGCTCCAGCCGTTGGTAAGAGCGCTTCGCCGAAGACTCTCCAGAGCGTGACGTTGTGCGCAAGCGCGTGAAGGGTCCATGGTGTCGAAGATGTCCTCTCCGTGGGTTTCCACGATCAGCTTGAGCACCTTCGGAATCCAAGGAAAGTGCCGGGCCAGCATTTCGATGTTGGCGACGATGGCCCATGCCGGTTCCGAGTCCCCTTGAGCGGTAAAGGCCCCACCGCCGCGTGCCAGCAGGATGGTGTAGTGGCGCAGAAGCTTTAGTTTGAAATAAAAGGACTCATCGCCACCACCGTCGAACTCGACCGTGGGAAGCACCCAGTATCCTGCCGCCTCTGCGGACGCCGCCGAGGTGTTCGGGGAGAGAGGCTTCGGTGTTGGGGAGAGGCTTTGTCCGCCGTCGCTACTCACGACTGCGACCACGACGACGAGGCCGACAATAATCGCAACGATCAGGAGCATGTGGTTATGCGGTTGGAGAAAATGGAGGTTGCGAGGAAGAGGGCTGTCCTCCGCGACGACCTGCGCTTTTAGCAGGTGAGGTCGGGGAACGTCAATGCTCCCTTAAGGGCGCACCAAGACAGCGAGCGACTCTTACGGTCCCGCTCCGCTGATGGAGCAACGCCCGCCAATCAACATCGTTGGCCCGCAGATAAAATATCTGCGCGAACAGGCTGGTCTGACGCAGGATATGCTCGCCGCGCGCTTGCAGGTCGTGGGTTGCGATCTTACGCGAGGAACGATTGCGAAGATTGAAGGTCGAATCCGGGGCGTCTCGGATCACGAGTTGCCATTCATTGCGGCTGCCCTCCGAGTCCCGATAGCCTCCCTTTTTCCTCCGAAGCCGGTTTCAGTTTACCGCAAGCCGAGGAATCCGGGCAGCACCCGTCGAACGCGACCCTCTCGGAAGGGTCGATAAGCAGCTCGGTTTAGACCAAAAACCGAGCGTCAAACTGTCAATCTGGAAGAGCCTACCCCCTCAGGCGCGCACGAGGGGACGGGTGGGCGAGGCCCCGAGGTCACGCACGACAAATAAAGCCTGCAATCTCAATGAATTTTGGCAGTCGTGTCGGTGTCTCCAAGCCCTTATACAAAGTGCTTAATTGCCGGGCAGATCGTCGCAGCACAGAGGAACGCCAGCGGGGCGCTGCCCGTTTTCAAAATTTTGTCCAGCTTCCGGGCCGTCTGACGCCCACCCTGTTATCCTTGGTCAGCGAATGAGACGGGGTGTGCTCAAAAAATCATTCGCTGAATTCCACCGACCGGCACACAGGGAGGAGACGGCCATTGTCGGGGGGTGTGGCGTATTCACAAAACCAGTTGATTATTTGAATACAGCGTGGTAGCTTTGTCGCTTAATGAGCAGCTCGAAAACGCCTGTCGTCCTCCTAGTCAGAGTATCCACAGTTCGGCAAGAGACCTCACGCCAGATTTCGGAGTTGGAGGCTTACGCTGCCAGCAAGGGCTACGAGGTCGTCGAACTGTGCAAGGAGACGATCTCGGGCCGGGCTGACGAGGACGACCGCCACGGGTTGAAGCGAGCCGAAGCACTCGCCCGCGCTGGAGCGATCAAGAAAGTCCTCGTCCACGAGGTTTCCCGTTTGGCCCGGCGGAACAGCATCACACATCGGTTCGTTGAGGTGTTGGAGGAATGCGGAGTTTCGCTCTACTGGCACGCGCAGGGGATTGAAACCCTCCTGCCGAGCGGCAAGCGAAACCCAGCAGCGGGCATCATGCTCGCGCTGCTCGCCGAAATGGCGCGCGGGGAGGTTGAGACGCTGCGGGAGCGGATCAAGTCCGGGTTGGCCGAAGCTCGGCGCAAAGGGGTGAGGCTGGGCAGGCCGGAGGGCACATCGCTCGACCGGGACATCTTCCTTCAAAAGCACAAGGACATCGCACGATGGCTCAAGGCTGGTCAGTCGATCCGCAACGCTGCCAAGATCACGGGGAAGGGTATCTCGACGGTGCAGCGCGTGAAGACGGCGCTCGCCGAGCATGCATGCGCATAGCGATGGGAACAAACCTTGAACTACCTAACTGGACAGCGGATGCAGGCGGAAGAGAGCGATGGCTGGCTTGGATCGAGTCTCAGACCAAGCGGTGCTATCGTCGAGCAAAGGAGTGGGTAGCTCGATGCGACTCGAATAGATCGTTACCCACGCGCTCCGAGTGGAGAGCAGCAATTACCAAGGCAGTGCGTGAGTCGGATGGGGTGGCATTTTTTTCTCGGCTACCGCTCTCGCTCGGGACGGAACGAACCAACACTCATGCGCTCTGGCCGTCGGTCGATCACTGCGAGCACCCTACTGTGGCAGCCGTCGTGATCGAAACGCGGCTCATAAACGACATGAAGACGATCCTGTCGCAGACGGAATTCCGTGAGGTGATTGCTCACCTCGCCGTGACTCTTCAAATCCAGCCGCAGCAACTACCGTCCGACTGGAAGAGCAACAGAAGCTTTGCGAGAGAACAGATCACTGACGAGCCACCGCTCCCTGCCTGAGTCTCTGGAGGTCAATTCAGCACCGCGACTCCCAGCCGGGCCGCCATTTCGGCGACGAATGCTGCCATTTCGGCGGGAACGCTCGACCGCCATGCAGACAAATGTTCCGACAAGGTTTGCCCGGTAGTTCGCTTGCCGAGGCGTAGAAAAGCGAGAGACTTCCACCCGGAGGGTTTTTCCTCGAAGAGGGGGAGCAGTTCCATCGCGACGATGAAGTTTCTGTCCCGAAGGATCGAATCCAGCCGCATCGCTGGTTCGTTATCTGACAGCCAATCCCCGAAGACCTTTCCATTTCTGCTGTGCTCGGGCTTCGCGATGAGGTTCGCCACGTATGCCCACATTCGGGGAGCGATGCCCACACACTCCTCCCATGGCGGCTCTTCCCTCCATGATGTGGCCAATTTTCGCATGGCGAAAAGAGCTGCGAGTTCGCAGAGACTCTCTTCCAGCCACATGTTGGGGTGCTTCCCGCGCGGCTTAGAGGCCGAATCATCCGTGTGGGTTGTGAGGACGTGGCAGAACTCGTGACCGAATTGGTAGGCAAGTTGCAGCCAGTCGGAATCTCGGCTTTTGATTAGGACTTGAGCATGACCTGCCCCGCTGTGTGCGTCCACACAGCGGGGGCCGTAGTCGCTGCGGATCACGTCAATCGGCAGCACCCCTATCCCTGCGCAGTGCTTCCAGATTTCAAAAGCGGTTGACTGGCAGGTCAAATGCACCCGTTCGGACGGGGACGTGCCCCAATCGCCGGGCAGGACGTTGAAGTTTAGTGTTGGCGCGGTCATGAGATTGCGAGGCTGGATCGGGTGGCGGAGCTGGCATCCGATTCTAGCCCCTCGGACTGATGTGTATTTGTTCCCTTATCAGAACAAAACCTTGTCGTTTCGCTCAGTGGTAGATATTACGCGCTGAGTCCTATGAAAGCCAATCGGATAACCCTCAGTGCGGCCATCATTGCAGTGGTGACATTGCCTTCTAGTGGTGCCAGTGAGCGCGAAACAATGGAAGAGGGGGCGAAGGCAGGAAGCGCTCACGCTCAAGCGTGGCTCGCGCGGCGCTACTTTTATGGTGATGTGCTGGGTCTTGATCTCAACCGCGCACGCCAGTGGGCCAAGGCCGCTGCGGCTCAGGGAGACCCTCTCGGCATCTTCATGTCCGCGCAGTTTGCGGGGAGCAATGACGTGCAAGCCAGTCTCAATGCGAGTGCGGCCTACACTCGGTGCTTGCCCGGATTGAAAGCACTTGCTGACGAAGGTGATGCCGACGGTCAAGCCGCTCTCGGGTTCCTCTACCTGATGGGGCTCGCGGTTCCGCAGGACGCGAAGGAGGCGTTGAGACTGTTTCGGGCCGCCGCCGAACAAGGGGATGCCGTAGGCGAAACCTCATTGGCCATGATGTATAGCGATGGTTTAGGCGTCGCAAAAGACTCAGCGGAGTCTTTGAGGTGGTGGAGAAGAGCTGCTGAGCGAGGGCACGCTTTCGCTCAGACGGCGCTGGGTGTAAGTTATGTGCGCGGCGAAGGCACGCCGCGCAACGTCGAAGAAGGCGCGCGTTGGCTACGCATGAGTGCAGAGCAGGGCGTCGCGGACGGACAATACGAGCTAGCCTGTTTGTATGATCGAGGATTGCTCCGGTCCAACAACGCATTCGCGGTCACCGTTCAACTGCTCGGGATGGCCGCGCGCCAAGGACACGCCAATGCCAAAACGAGGCTTTCACAAATGCTTTCCGCACGGGATGTGGACCAACTTATCAGTGGAAACAAAAGTGCGCGAAGTGCCAATGCCACGACCACAGTGCCGAGAGTCAACGTAGGCAAGTCCACGAGCGCGGCTTCGTCGCAAACTCGACCTTCGGCACCTACGCCGCAGCCGCTACGACCAGCCAACCCGGACAGCAGTATTCCCCGCGCCGAACCGCGCGCTGATGCCGCCGAGGGACCAAGCGACGAGGCTGTGCGAAAGAAGCTATCGCTGTTGTTCGGCTCGGGAGCGAGCGAGTTCACAAGTTTCAAACGCGGCACCGTGGTCCAAGGTGCTGGTGGTCTCATACCCAAGGGAGTGCCAGTCTATCCGATTCGGATCGAAAAGCAGGGACATCCGTTCGACATCTACTTTTTCCAAGACGAGTTCGGCGACTGGAAGTGCAACCTCAAGGGGACGCGGCTTGTTCAGTGAACGCCGCGCGAGACTGGCTGTTTTGCTGCCGCTTCTTGATTCGCCTCCCCGATGTAAGCTACAAGCTCTGGAGCATGGGCGGGATTTCGCCGTCACGTTCCACCACGACGCCTTTTTCGATGAAGAAGTCGTCGAGAGCACGACCGAGGTCCGAACGAATCGCCTCACGGCTGCGTTCCTGCGAGGTTTCGACGAGCGCATCCGGCAGCATTGCCTTAATGGTTTCTTCTACCGCAATAGCTTCGGTTTCGACCAAGTGGGGCGAGATGAGGACTTCTTTGATAAGTGCCCCAGCATCTACTGGTAGGATGACTCCGCTCCGTCCGCTGTCGTCCGCGAACGCGAAGCGCACCTCCTTTTCGTGCTGGTAGCAACGCTGCTTGAAAAAGTATGGTCGCCACAAAAGTGCCTCGTGGTGAAAGAGTGAGTGAGGCCGTATGCGGTCCACATACTCAACTCGTCCGCAGAGAGCCTCAATGTCGCACTTGGAGAACGCAGCCTCAATCGACTGGATGTCGCTGCGGACGGCGACACCCTGATGTGCGTAGATGTGCCAAAGAGCCATCGACTCGATGTCAGCAGCGTGCCAGCACCAAACGCATCGACGGGCGGCCAGTTCACGGAGCCAGATTTGCAGGATGATTCTTTGCCAAGCGTTGGAGTCCCCGTTGTTCTTGATGAAGGAGGTTTCCCACCTTTCGGCGCGTCCCAAAAACCATTCCGAATGGTCTGTCAGGTCGGCCAGCCGAGGCACCATCGTAAAATCGGCGTCGGCGGGAATGCAGGCCTCATTCGGATCGTCCTTCTGTAGCTGACGAACCGTGGGAATGAAGATTCGACCTTGGAGCAGCAACAGCAAAGTGCTCAAACGCATGTAACGCCAGAGTGGCTCTGTATCTCTGACGCTTCGCTCTGGATGCTCGGGGAAAACTTGATGGATTTTCATGAACTGGTCGAGTGAGTGCGTCGTCGAACCGTCGCAGCGTGGCCGCAGCGTGCCCTTGAATCGTTTTGCATCGTCACGCGCTATAGCAAATGCACTCGGGCTTCGACCTTTTTGGCCGGGAATAGCTTCGAGAGCAATTCGATGGCCACTTCCACGTCGTCCTGACCGGTATGTCTGAGGCTTGCGTGCGCCCCTACGATATGGTTGACGGTTCCCAGCAGATGCTGCGTAGCGGTTACGAGGTTTGCAGGATTGGAGACTGCATCCGCCAACCAAGCAGCAAATTGCTCCCCGATTTTGGCGAGGCGGTTGATGGCACGTTGCGGGTCGGTGGCGACCAGTTGACGCGGCTCAGAACCCTCGTTCTGCGCGACGGCAGGTGCTGGAGATGCGATTTCGGCCTCACGCTGCGGCGGGAACATTGAGGTCACGGAAGCCTTGACGATTTTTGCGGTCACGGGTCCGGGAGCAGAAGCGCAGGCATGCTGCCACGCCGCAACTTGGTTTGCGGGACTTAATCCTACGAGCGGCCTGATCTGGGACTCATGCGTCGGCAGTGGCATGTCGCCAATTGGCAACAGATTCGCCGCGACCTCCGCCGCCTGCATCCACCGATATGCTTGGGAGCGGTGAACCTCGAACCTGTCGCGGACATACTCCTCGAACGTCTCATGGGTCCGCAGGAAGAGCCGCTGGTCGCGGATTTGTTTTAAGGCTTCCCCGGCTTCCCACGCACACTTGAAGCCGCGTTCGACGACCTCCTCATATTGCGCCAAGGTCATGCTGCGTTCGTCTGCCTCGGCTGTGCTCGGCTCTGGCGCTGATGTCGACGAGTCGACCATAGGCTGCATGATCTCGGCTTCATTTCGCCACGTCCGCCACGCGGTCAAAACCTCGACTGCACGTTGATGCCCCCTTAGTCTGAGGGGCCGGACGAGGGCGCTTGGCGTGATCGCGACGCCCTGTGCTTGCAGGGCTTCAATCGCACCGAAATGCTTCTCCATTTCAGCAGATGGGTGCCGAGAGACCTCGTGTCGCACGGTGGCTTGGGCACTTTGGATTTCGTGTAAGGGTGTAGTCATTCCATGTAAGAACAAGAAATGCGGAGCAAGAATGTGACGATTTAAGCCGCCGCTGCGCTCTCGGTCAGACAAGGACGCAGCGCTGGCTTCCGGGTGGCAGGAGCGTTCTTTTCTGCCCAGTGCTTCGTGATTGCTTTGGTTGCTTTGGAAAGCCACTCGGCGCTTTGGGCTATTCCTTCCACGTGGACCGCCGCGAAATACTTGGGCGCGTTGGCGGCTGGGCTACCTAAGGGTTTGAGCAGTCCTGCCCGGTTCAGGATTGGAATGTCGTGCGGCAGGAAGCCGAGCAAGAAGGCTGTCTGCTCTACGTTGAGACGCGCTGGCAACCTCGTGGCGTTCAACACGAATTGCGGAGGCAGGGACTGCGCGGATGGCGAATGCGCAGGTGGATTGAGATTCATTGGTCACTTCTGACGATGCGAACACCCGCAACGGCCTCAAGCTCTCGCCCAGTTTCCGAGAAAGAGGCTACGCGCATGTCCAAATTCGGTTGTTAAACTGAACTGGGCGTCAGAAGGCTCCCGCGCAGCCTCCGGCTGCTTGCTACCTTTAGCTATGCTTTGGGAAGAGGCGCTTGCGGCTTGGCGGCGTGGCCCCTGTTCTAGCTGGCTTGTGACGCCGGGTCATTCACGTCGGTCGCGGTTCCTGTCAAATTGTTTCCCGCTGGAGCTTCAAAAGGCACGATTTTCGACGTGTTTGGCTCCCACGTTTCAAGAGGTGGGCATTCCACTTTGGCGCTGCGGGCGTAGGCGCGATGGACGGCTTTGCTGGCGTGTCCGAGGGCTGCTTGGGCGAACCTTTCCGGGTATCCGTTCGCGTAGGCGCGTTCCGCCCACCCGTATCGAAAACTGTGGAGGCTGATGCCAGTGATTCGGAGGACCCTGCACCTCCGCCGAAATTCAGAAGAACGGCGGCCAGCGTCTTCGCGAGTGATGATCGGAAACAGTGCCCCAGTTCTCGGGAGAGTGTGAAGTAACGCTTCGAGGGTTGGACCGATCTTGAGGCGGCATGGCGCGCTGTCGTTCCTCAGTTTTTTTCGGGAGTAGATCAGCACGCGGTTCGCCCAGTCGATGTTCTCCGCCGTCAGCATAGCGGCGTCGGTCTGGGCGGCCCCAGTCTCCCAAAGCAGTCGGTAATAGGCGCATCGTTCGGCGTTCTTCTCCGCCGCTACAATCGCCTCGAATTGCTCTCGCGTGATCCCTTTTCTTCTGGTTGCGGGCAATGACGGCCACGCCTTTGGTGGGAGAATCGGCCCGAGAAGCCATCCGAGATTCAGCGCGAGATTGTGGAAGCGTCGCAGGTAGTTATTCGTGGCGGCTCCGCCGCCTTTGAGGACCGCCAATAAATCTTCCGCCTCCGTTTCAATGATGACCTTGTCGCGGATCGAATCGAAGCTTCGGCTGGCGGCTGCCCGGCGACTGCGTTCCTGCGATGATTCACGCCCATGGCTGGCGAACATCGCGAATGCCTCACTCCATGTCCGTTTCAGCATCTTCGGGTCTTGCGCGGCTAGAAACGCCTTTGCCATCGCTCGGTTCAAGATTGGCTGCTGGGCCGCCATGTTTTTGGCCACCAAGATGGTTACGCGCACGCGTTCGCCCTTCGCGTTGATCATCGTGAATCGCTTCGACGCCTTCTGCGCGGCTTCGAGGCCGGCGAAGAACGCCGCTTCCAGCGCGGCCTCGACGAGCCAGACGGCGTGCTCGTGAAAATCGAGGCTGTCGCTCTTGCGGGCATCGAGCGTTTCGAGTCCGAGGACGTTCTTGGCGATGTCCTCGATGGTCTTGCGGTGGTGCTTGGGCAGGCTCATTTCGTGGCTCCTTTCTTCGCGAGCTTCGCGGCGGCGATTTGCCGCGCTTTGTCAAAGCCGACCCACTTCGCGCTCTCGTCCTGCCCGCGCGCTGCCAGCTCGATGATCGCGAGCGCGTTGAGGTCGAGTTCGCCGCGGGCGACCGCGGCGAGCGCCGCGCTGCCCATGCATTGAAGCTGCCCGCTCGCTTCGTTTTCGGCGTCAAAATACCCGCCCGCGAGGAACGCTTCGACGTGGTCTTGGGTCTTGAGGCCGGGCTTCGCGCTCGGCGCTTTTGGCTGGCGTGGAGTGGTTTTCATCGTGGCGACGTGTTCGCTCCACGCCCGAAAACCAGCAAGGTAATCACCCCGATTTATCTCCCATTTTGGGTGCATTGATGCGCGAAGTGGCGCAGATGTTGATTAGTTGGCCGACCAGATCGCCCGGACTTTCTTTCCCGATTGAAGCAGGCGTCTGTATGGTTCTCGCCCGTATGGCCACTTCCGATGGAAATAATCGACAACATCAACCACCTGCTCGGCGATAGCCTGAAGCAGACGATCACGCCGGGGGCGAAGCTCAAGATCGCCGCGTCGTGTTTTTCGATTTACGCGTTTGAAGCGCTCAAGGCCGAGCTGGAGAAAATCGAGTCGCTCCATTTCATTTTCACCTCGCCGACGTTCGTGCCCGGCGATGTCACCGACAAGGTCAAGAAGGAGCACCGCGAATTTCATATTCCGAAGCTCGAACGCGAGCGGAGTCTTTACGGCAGCGAGTTCGAGGTTCGGCTCCGCAATGAACTGACGCAAAAGGCTATCGCCAAAGAGTGCGCGACGTGGATGCGAGACAAGGCGGTTTTTCGCTCGAATCGCGGGTGCGCCCCGATGCAGCAGTTCGCGGGTGTCAGCGCGGACGGCAAAGAGTCCGTCTATCTCCCGCTTCACGGATTCACGGCCGTCGATCTCGGCTACGAGAAGGGCAACGCCATCTCGAACTTCGTGAATCGAATGGACGAGCAGCCGCTCACCACGACCTACCTCTCGCTGTTCGATCAAATCTGGAACGACCCGGAGAAGCTGGAGGACGTGACCGCGAAGCTCTGCGAGCACATCGCGTCCGTGTATCAGGAGAACTCGCCGGAGCGCATCTACTTCCTGATGCTCTACAACATCTTCAGCGAGTTTCTGGAGGACATCAGCGCGGACGTGCTGCCGAACGACCGCACCGGCTACCAGGACAGCCTCGTTTGGAAGAAGCTCTACAACTTCCAGCGCGACGCGGCGACGGGCGTGATCAACAAGCTGGAGACTTACAACGGCTGCATCCTTGCCGACAGCGTGGGCCTCGGGAAGACGTTCACCGCGCTGGCCGTGGTGAAATACTACGAGCTGCGAAACAAGTCGGTGCTCGTCCTCTGCCCGAAGAAGCTGGCCGACAACTGGCTCACTTACAAAGGCAACCTCGTCACGAACATCTTCGCCAAAGACCGCTTCGGCTACGACGTGCTCTGCCACACCGATCTCCTCCGCGAGAGCGGTTACTCGTTCGGCATGGCGCTCAATCGCGTGAACTGGGGCAACTACGACCTCGTCGTCATCGATGAGTCGCACAATTTCCGCAACAACACGGCGTTCGAGGATCGCGAGACGCGGTATCAGCGCCTGCTGAACCAAGTAGTCCGGCAGGGCGTGAAAACGAAAGTGCTCATGCTCTCGGCGACCCCGGTGAATAATCGCTTCACCGACCTGCGGAATCAGCTTGCGCTCGCCTACGAGGGCGACCCGGAAAACCTGAGCGCGAAGCTGAAATCGAAGAAGACGATTGATGAAATCTTCCGGCGCGCACAGACGGCGTTCAACGCATGGTCGCTGCTCCCCGCCGAGCAGCGCACCGCCGCAGCCATCCTCGATGCGCTCGACTTCGATTTCTTCGAGGTGCTCGACAGCGTGACGATTGCGCGCTCGCGCCGACACATCCAGACCTACTACGACACGAAGGACATCGGCACCTTCCCTGAGCGATTGAAGCCGCTGTCCTTCCACTGCCAGCTCACTCACCGCAAGGACGTCATCGGCTTCAACGAAATCTTCGCGCGCCTGAGTATGCTCACGCTCGCAGTGTATGCGCCGTTGAGCTACGTGCAGCCGAGCCGGTTGCGGAAATACGAAGAGCTTTACGATCCGGGCGATGAGATCGGTCACGGCAACCTCGGGCAGTCAGGACGCGAGAAGGGCATCCAGGCCCTGATGACCGTGAACCTGCTCAAGCGCCTCGAAAGCTCCGTGCATTCGTTCCGCCTCACGCTCCAGAGTCTTGCGGACAATCACGAGCGCACGCTGGCGAAAATCGCCGCGTTCAAGAAGACCGGTCGCGACGCCACGTTTGCCGATGTCTCGCCTGCTTTCGCCGACGTGGAGCCGGAGGACGACGACGAAATTCCCGATCCGGACGACGCGCAGATTGGGAGCAACGTGCAGATCAATCTCTCCGACATGGATCTCCCGCGCTGGGAGCACGAACTGCGCGCCGACCTCGCCATCATCGAAGCATTGCTCGCCGAGATGCGGAAGATTACGCCCTCTGACGACGCGAAGCTCCAGCACATCAAGACGACGATCCTCAGCAAACTGGCGTCGCCCATCAATTTGGCGAACAAGAAAGTCCTGGTGTTCACCGCCTTCGCCGACACTGCGGATTACCTCTATGAGCATCTCGCGCCGTTCTTCCTCGAAAAGGCAGGGCTTCAATCCGGCAAGGTCACGGGTGCGGGCAGCCCGAAGAGCACGCTGAAAAAGAGCTACGACTTCCAGTCGTTGCTCACGCTGTTTTCTCCACGCTCAAAGGAGAAAGCGGCCATTCTGCCCAAAGAGCCCGGCGAGATTGATCTACTCATCGGCACCGACTGCATTTCCGAGGGGCAGAACCTCCAGGACTGCGACTACCTCATCAACTACGACATCCACTGGAACCCCGTCCGCATCATCCAGCGCTTCGGGCGCATCGACCGCATCGGCTCGCAGAACCGCTGCATCCAGCTCGTGAACTACTGGCCGGACATCACGCTCGACGAATACATCAACCTCAAGGAGCGCGTCGAAAGCCGCATGGTCATCGCCGACGTCACTGCCACGGGCGACGACAATCCCCTCGACGCCAAGGCCAATGATGTCGCCTACCGTCGCGAGCAGCTTCGCCGTCTTCAGGAGGAAGTCATCGAACTGGAAGACCTCAAGACCGGCATCTCCATCACCGATCTCGGCTTGAACGATTTCCGCATGGACTTGGTGAACTACGTGAAAACGCACAGCGACCTCGCCAGCCTGCCAAACGGAATGCACGCCGTTGTCCCTGCGGCTCCCGAACGCGGCCTCGTCCCCGGCGTCATCTTCGCCCTGCGGAATCGCAACGACGGCGTGAACATCAACCAGCAGAACCGCCTGCACCCCTACTACCTCGTCTATGTCGCGCAGGACGGTAGCGTCGTCGTCAACCACACTGACGCCAAGCGCCTCCTCGATCTTGCCCGCGCCGCTTGCAAAGACCGCAGCGAACCAATCACGGAGGTCTATCAGCCGTTCAATCTCGCCACGAAGGACGGACGCCGCATGGACGCATATTCCGCGCTGTTGCAAAAGGGCATCCAGTCCATGATCGCGCTGAAGGAGGAGAAGGACATTGATAGTCTCTTCAGCGGCGGCCCCGGCGGCAAGACCACCGCGTTGTTGAACACGATCACCGGCCTTGGCGACTTCGAGTTGATCGCCTTCCTCGTGGTGCAGCCCCGCGCATGATTCCCCATGTTCGCTTACCCGAAACAAGCCGAATTCAATCGCGTGGTTCCGAAGAACAAGATCTACGCGCACGCAAAAGCGTCGAAGCGCGTCCGGGAATTGTTTGTGGCCGAGGTCGGAGAGATTCTCTGGAAATACAAACTCTCCCCGGAAACGATCAACCTCCCGGCGCGCCACGGCATCACCGAGATTCAGGTTTTTGAAATTGCCCTCAAAACTCCCGCACTCGACGAGGTGGTGATTCAGGCGATGGACAAGGCTATTCCGTTTCCGCTGCTCTTCCACTTCATCCACGGTGGTCAGGTTCGCTTCGCCGCCTCCTACAAGCGGCCCAGCGATGCGGATTCGTCGAAGTGGGTCATCGAGGCGAGCTTTCAGACCGAGCCACAGCCGCTCGCAGCCGAGCGCCCGCCGCTGCCTGTCGCGCTCGATCTCGCCAGTCTCTACGAACAGATTGTCCGCTGCCACATCCCGCTCTCTCCGCGCACGGGCGAAAGCCTCGGGGAGCAGGTCACCCGCTACCGCGCGATTCAGTCGAAGCAGCACGAGCAGCGGCAGCTTGAGGCGCGGCTCGAAAAAGAAATTCAATTCAACCGCAAGGTGGAACTAAATGCGATTTTGCGTTCGGTCTCGAATGATCTCCGGACTTTGAACAAGATTTAAGACGACTCGATGAACATCACAATTCACACGCAACTTCCCGCCTGTCCGAAGGCGGATACACTCGACCAGACAATCTCCATTCTATCATCGAGCCAGCAGTGGGAGCAGTTGTCTGTGGCGGTCGCTTATTCGTCGTTGGCGGGGGTCGCTCGGCTCCACGAGGTTGTGTATACGGCTCACCCCGACGCATCATTTCGTTGGCTGCTTGGTCTCGACGACTATGTGACCCAGCCGGGTGCAATCGACTTCTGTTGTTCGATCAAGAACGCAGATGTGCGGGTGTATTCGTCCAAGCGTCCGAATACACGCTTTCATCCAAAAGTGCTGCTTTTTGATGCTCCCAAAAAGGGGGCGGTATCATCGATGCTAATCGGTTCAGCCAACTTGACCTTTGCAGCACTGAACCGAAACTGCGAGGCAGTCGCGGTCATCGAAGCGCAGCGCCGAGCGGAGCGAATGGTGATGCGCGCCCGCTTCGAATCACTCTGGTCTTTGGGCGCCGCGCCCACTGGAAAGACCTTGTCAGATTACAAGCAGCAATTTGAAAAGCTCCGAAAATCGCGGTCGTTTCTCTTGGACGTGGAGTCTGAGCCACCTGCAACGCCAAAAACTATACTGCATTCTGACTCGGCTCAGATCAATCCGGGAACCGCCACTGTATGCTGGATTGAAGTCGGCAAGAACACTGCGATGGGCAGAGAGCTTGAAGTAAAAGGAGAGCAAGCGTGGTTCTTTGGACTTGAACCCACTGGTGGCACTGCCGCTTTCCGTGATTTCCTTGTCTCCAGCGGAGACACAGTGCCATTGCGCTTAAAGTATCAGGGCAATGCGATGTGGCGCTTACAACTGCGCGCAGGAGTTCCAGAGGTCGATGCAGGGCTTCGACCGGTAATCAACGGAAAACTTGGCAGAAGTCCATATGTGGCTGTTTTTAAGCGGACGCAAACCAAAGGCCTGTTCACGCTTTCGTTCCCGCGGCGAGATTCAAGAGCATTTGAAGCTATCCGTAAACAGTCAGAGAAAACCGGGACGATTGGGAGCACCGCTGCCCGCGAATATGGCTGGTATTGAACTGATTGGCATGACTAAACTCAAACTCCACACCACTGACGGCATCAAGGAGCAGGCAAGCAGGCTTGCCGCTCTATTCCCCCAATGCATCACCGAGGCAAAAAATGCGGATGGTGAAATTGTCGCGGCACTAGATTTCGACCTGCTTCGCCAAGAACTATCATCTGTCATCGTTGATGGCCCGTCCGAACGATATGGCTTAAATTGGCCGGGGAAGCGGGAATCGCTGATTACCGCAAATCTACCTGTGGCAAAGACCCTGCGACCGTCTCGGGCAGAAAGCATTGATTTTGAGACTACGCGCAACCTCTTTATCGAAGGTGACAATCTCGATGGACTCAAGCTCCTCCAAGAGACTTTCCTCAATCGAATCAAAGTCATCTGCATCGATCCTCCCTACAACACAGGCCACGATTTTCTCTATGAGGACGACTTCGCTGAGGATGTCGCAAGTTACTTGGAAAAGAGCAATCAGAAGGACGAGGCTGGCAGTCGGCTTGTTACGAACGCCGAATCAAACGGACGTTTTCATTCGGACTGGCTTTCGATGATCTATCCGCGACTCCGATTGGCGCGTAACCTACTACGAGATGATGGTGTCATCTTTATTACGATCTCTGACGTAGAGGTGGGGAACCTTAGGAAGGTGTGCGACGAGGTCTTCGGAGAAGGAAATTTTGTTGCGAACATTGTTTGGCAAAAAAAATATACGCGCGCGAATGACGCGAAATGGTTTTCCGACAACCATGACCACGTCCTTTGTTTTGCGAGAGACAAAGCCAGTCTTCGACTGAACAGCCTTCCGCGGAACGAGGAACAACTTAGTGCCTATTCAAACCCGGATAATCATCCCAAGGGCCGATGGAAAGCCACTCCACTCCACGCGAAGAGCGGAACAAACACTAATGCCTACATATTCCGCAATGGCGTTACGTGGACGCCGCCCGCTGGGACTTTCCGTCGTTTTAATGACGAGTCGATGCGGACAATGGATGAGGGCAACGAGATTTGGTTCGGTTCGGACGGGAAGCAAATCCCAAGCAGGAAGAGCTTTCTTAGTGAAATCAAAGATGGGGTCGTGCCAGTAACCATCTGGCCCTACGAGGAAGTCGGACACAATCACGAAGCTAACAACGAACTTAAGGAGTTGGGGCTAAACGGCGTGTTTGATAATCCCAAGCCATCGCGATTGTTCAAACGAGCCATTTATTTGGCGAGTTCAGCGGAGAAGGATGATATCATTCTCGATTTCTTTGCAGGCTCATCCACAACGGCGAGTGCGGTGATGTCGCTGAACGCAGAGGATGGTGGAACACGGCGCTTTATCATGATGCAATTGCCGGAACCGTGCGATCAGGCTTCGGAGGCATTTAAGGCGGGATTCACTTCAATCGTTGAGGTTAGCAAGGAGCGCATTCGTCGTGCAGGGGCAAAAGTCAAAGCGGCCAACGCCACCACTGCACCGCGTCTTGATACTGGTTTCCGTGTCCTGAAGATCGACACATCAAACATGGCGGACGTATATTACGCGCCGGACGCGGTTAAGCAGGCCGACCTCGTGGCGCACACGGACAACATCAAACCGGATCGCACGCCGGAAGACCTGCTCTTTCAAGTGCTGGTGGATTGGGGCGTGGACTTGTCCTTGCCCATCACGCAGGAGACCATCGCCGGAAAGATGGTCTTCTTCGTGGATGGGAACGCCCTTGCCGCCTGCTTCGACCCGAAGGTGAGCGAAGACCTTGTGAAGGAACTAGCGAAGCGCAAGCCGTTGCGTGCCGTCTTCCGCGACAGCAGCTACGACAGCGACAGTGTGAAGATCAACGTGGAGCAAATCTTCAAGCTCCTCAGCCCCGAGACCGAAGTGAAGTCGCTGTAGCCCATGAAGCTGAAATTCAAACAGCAGGCATTCCAGACAGACGCCGTGAAGGCGGTGGTGGATTGCTTCGCCGGACAGCCGAAGAGCACCGGCTCCAAGTATGCGATTGACCGTGGACACGAGGACGCTGGGGGCCAGCAGATGCTCCGCAGCGTGGACGCGGACGGTTTTGCCAATGCAAACCTCGGGATCGCGCCCAAGCAGCTTTTGGAGAATGTGCAGACGGTGCAGCGACGGCAGGGACTGCCCGTTGCTCCCGAGCTGGTGGTCTCGTCCGTAAGCAAGGTGAACCTCGACATCGAGATGGAGACGGGGACGGGCAAGACCTACTGCTACATCAAAACGATGTTCGAGCTGAACCGTGACTACGGATGGAGCAAGTTCATCGTGGTGGTGCCGAGCATCGCCATCCGCGAAGGGGTGCTGAAGTCCTTCGAGATCATGGCGGAACACTTCCACGAGGAATACAAAAAGAAGGCGCGGTATTTCGTCTATAACTCGAAGCAGCTTCACAATCTGGAGAGCTTCTCGTCGGACGCTGGGATCAACGTGATGATTATCAACGTGCAGGCATTCAACGCGCGCGGCGAGGACGCGCGACGCATCTACCTGGAGTTGGATGATTTTCAGTCACGCCGACCGATTGACGTCATCAAGAAGAACCGGCCCATCCTCGTCCTCGACGAGCCGCAGAAGATGGAGGGCAAGGCCACGACGGAGAAGCTGACGGAGTTCGACCCGCTGATGATCCTGCGCTACTCCGCCACGCACAAGACAGAGCACAACAAGGTGTATCGGCTCGATGCGATTGACGCCTACAACCAGAAGCTCGTGAAGAAGATCGCCGTGCGCGGCATCACGGTGCGCGGGTTGGCTGGGACGAACGCCTACCTTTACCTCGAAGGCATCCGCATCGCGACGACCAAGCCGCCGGAAGCCCGCGCGGAACTGGAAATCCAGCAGAAGAGCGGCATCAAGCGCGTGCTGCGTATGCTGCGGAAGAACGACAATCTGCACGACCTGTCCGACGGGCTGGAGCAGTATCGCGGCTTCGTGGTGTCGGACATCAACGCCATCGAGAACACGATCAGCTTCACTAACGGCGTGGTGCTCGGCGCTGGCGAGGCTACGGGGGATGTGAACGAATCCGCCCTGCGGCGCATCCAGATCCGCGAGGCAATCAAAGCGCACTTCGAAAAGGAGAAGGCGCTCTTTGCCCAAGGAGTGAAGGTGCTCTCACTGTTCTTTATTGATGAGGTCGCGAAGTATCGCAGCTACGACGAGGCCGGTGAAGTCGCGGGCGAATACGCGCAGATGTTCGAGGAGGAATACAACAGCCAGCTTAATGAGGTGCTGACGCTGGAGGACACGCCCTACAACCGCTACCTGCGCGGCATCACTGCCACCAAGACGCACAACGGCTACTTCTCCATTGATAAGAAAACGAAGCGACTGGTGAACCCGGACGTGAAGACTCGTGGCGAATCCGCCGGGGAGGCCGACGACGTGGACGCCTACGATCTCATTTTGAAAGACAAGGAACGGCTGCTGACCTTCGCCGAGCCGGTGCGGTTCCTATTTTCCCACTCGGCGCTGCGCGAAGGCTGGGACAACTCGAATGTCTTCGTGATCTGCACGCTCAAGCACAGCGACAACACGATTTCGCGCAGGCAGGAAGTCGGGCGCGGGATGCGCTTGGCGCGCAACCAGAGCGGAGATCGGATCGACGACCCTGCCATCGTGCATCAGGTGAACGTGCTCACGGTCGTGGCCAACGAGAGCTACAAGGACTTCGTGGCCGGACTGCAAAAGGACATCAGCGCCTCGCTCTCCGCACGCCCGAAGCAGGCCAACGCTGAGTATTTCCAAGACAAGGTGCTCAAGACGCCAACCGGCGACGTGAAGGTGACGCCACAGTTGGCGAAGCTGATCGAGCGATACCTCGTGAAGAACGACTACTCGGACACGGACGAGCGGATCACTGAGGAGTATCACGCTGCAAAGAAGGAAGGCACGCTCGCGGCTTTGCCTGCCGAACTGGAGCCGTTAAAAGAGCAGGTCTTCCAACTGATCGACAGCGTCTTCAGCACCGCCCAGCTTCCTGAGATCGAGGACGACCGAAAGGGCAAGGTGAACCCGCTCAATGCGAACTTCGAGAAGCGGGAGTTCCAAGAGCTATGGAGCCGGATCAACCGCAAGGCCATCTACGCGGTGGATTTTCAAACCAGTGAGCTGATCGAGAAGTGCATCGCGGCGCTCGACAAGGAACTCAAGGTGACGCCGCTCCAATACACGGTGACCGCTGGCGAGCAGACCGAGGAAGCAACCTACGATGCGGTGAAGAAAGGCGAGGCGTTTGTGGTGAAAGAAAACGAAACGGATCATCTGACGAGTTCAGCGCGTTCCGCTGTGAAGTATGACCTCATCGGCAAACTGGCGGAGGACACTCAACTCACGCGCCATACCGTCGCGACCATCCTGCAAGGCATCAACGTCGCTGTCTTTGCCCAATACAAAACGAATCCCGAGGACTTCATCCTCAAAGCGGGCACGCTGATCAACGAGCAGAAGGCCACTGTGATCGTCGAGCACCTCGCCTACAACCCGGTGGAGGACACGCACAGCACCGACATTTTCACCCAGCAGAAGAAGGAAGACCTCAGCCGGGGTTTCCGTGCGACTCGACACATCTACGACTACGTCTTCACCGATTCGACGAACGAGCGAACCTTCGTCGGCGAACTGGATGCCAGCAGCGAAGTGGTCGTCTATGCGAAGCTGCCCAAGAGCTTTCACATCCCAACGCCTGTCGGAAACTACAACCCCGATTGGGCCATCGCCTTCGAAGCCGGCAAGGTGAAGCACGTCTATTTCATCGCGGAGACGAAAGGCTCAATGTCCTCGATGGACTTGCGGAAGATCGAGGAATCCAAGATCGAATGCGCCCGGAAGTTCTTCAGCAAAATCACGTCCGACAAAGTGAAATATGAGGTGGTGAACAGTTACGGGAAGCTGATGGAACTGGTGAAATAGGCAGCGCGCGCAAGCCATTGCAGCAGGTCGGTGAAACCGGGAATCGCCCCGGAAGTCCTCGCCTGACTGCGGCCTTAGAGCTACGTCTCGCGCGGATGCCACGACGCAAGAAACCTGCACCCAAAACGCTCGACGCTCTCGTCGCCTGCGCCCGCGATTACGCGGAGTTCGCCATGCGAAACATCGGGCGCGTTCCGCCGACGATGTTCGCCGCCACGCCCGGAGGACTGCTCAACTTTCTGCCCGAAAGTTTGGAGAACGAACGCGCCAAGACGGACTTCGCCAATACGGGCCGGATGATCTGCGTGGCGTTCGGCGCGGAGGCGGTCGTGATGGTGCTAGAGTCGTGGGTGACGTTCGCCAAGCCGGGCGAATCGCTCGACATGACGCCACCGTCCGAGTCGTTCGAGCGAAAGGAATTCGTGGTGCTGATGGCCGAGGAGCGCGGCGCGCAGCAGCAGCAGCTACTGCCGATCCTCCGCACCGACGCGGGCGGTTTCTTCGGTTTCGGCGAGTTCGACGCATCGAAGTTCGACGGCTTCCAAGGCCGCTTCGCTGGAATGCTGCCGCCAAAAGCTCCGACCGACGAGATGCGCGCCGTCGCGCAGGCCGTCCTCGCTGTAATGGGTGTCACCCGCGATTCGCTGACGCCGAAACTCGGAAACAACTGAGCCGCGTCACCTCTTCAGCCGCTCCTTGAGTTGCTCCATCACCACCGAGTTGTGGGCGATGATCTCGCTGCTCTTCGTGAGCGCGGCGACCATCTCGGCGTTCGCGGTTTTCAGGTGCTCCTCAAACTCGCTACGCGTAGCGACAATTTCCCGCTGCAAGGCCTCGATCTGCCGCATGAAGTAGCGGGCGAGCACGAAGACCGTAATCAGCCCGATCACGAGCAGCGCGACGAACATCCAGCGGTCGTCCATGCTGGCGGCGTGATCGATGGTCTTGATGGCTTCGTTGACGTCCATGCCCGATGCCGGGTGTCAAACTGCAAGCGCCGGTCAGACGCAGTCCTCGAAACGAATCCGCCCGTGCTGCTGCCAGTAGGCGAGGAATCGCTCCGACTCGTGACCCCACTGGTAGGCGGTGCGCTCCCGCAGCGCGAGGCGCTCGGCGAGATGGTCGAGCACGATGGCGTTCCACTTGTAGTGCAAGACTCGGCCGCTGCGCGGGAACAGTCGCTCGTCCGGCATGCTGTGGTGACCGCGTGCGACGGATTGGAAACCGCGAGTGAGGATCAGCTTCCGGTCGCAGCCGCCGAGGATGCGCTTGGTGATGCGCGTCTCGACGGGGAACTGCTCGCGGATCGGAACGTCGTCACGGATCAGCGGCAGCGAACCGTCGGCGGCAATGCGATCCACGAACCAGCCTTGGACGCAGTTCGCTTCGCCAGCAGTCGCCGCGAGGTCGGCCAGAGGCAGCGGGTTTTCGTAAAACTCGTCGAGATCAGCCTGCGCCGACCATTCGTGGCGATCCTCGACGTAGCGCGCCCGCAGCCCGTTCAGGACGGCGGTGTCGCGACCATTGTCGAAGACGCCGCTGTAGAGCGGCTCGACGTGAACCGTGGCATCGCCTGCGGCTTCGCGGATCATCGCCCACGGAATGTCCCGGCACAGATCGCCCGCCGCGAGCACCACATCGGTGAACCCCAGCGCAGCGTAGTGCCGGACGAAGTGCGCGAGCAGCGGCGTCGGGCGATAGATGACGGTGAATACTTTCCAGCGGGTCTGCGTGTTCATGATTTGAGATGCCTCACCACTTCCGTGCAGTGCTTCTGCCGCCCCTCGACGTCGTAGTTGCTGTAACGATGCCGGGCGATGTCGGAGTCGCCGAGCGCCTGCCAGATGAGATTCGGGAACGCGGCGTAAGTCGGGAGCTTTTCGTGGAGCGAGGTCAGCAGCACATCCGTGCATTGGCCGCGTGCAGTCGTGCGCCCTCGCATGACCTTTCGCACTTCGCGGTAAGCACTGCGCCGAAACGCCACCGCGTGCGTGTCGAGAGCGCGGGCGACGCGCACGACGCCTTCATTCACGCGCTTCGGCGGCGCGAGGTGCTGACAGCCGAAATAGAAAATCTCCCAGTCGTCCGGCAGTTCGAGCGCGGCCACGCGTTCGCGGAACTCCGCGTGAAAGACGGCATCGTCCTCCAGCACGAGCAGCGCATCGGAGCTGCGCCGCTGCGCCATCCTCACCAGCAGCCGAAACGAAAGACTGTGGGCGCGCTGCGGCAGGCCGGCGAAGCCCTTTGAGTGGCGCAGTCTGCGGGCATCCACGGCACAGAACCAATCAGCCGTTACGCCCGCGTCGGCCATGCGCGCCTGGAGCCAGCAGCGGCGTTCCGTCCTGCGCGGCAGGCTGACGTAAGCGCGGTGCGGAAAGACGGCTCGTAAATCCATTCCCGGATCGCCGGGTGTCAAACTTCACGGCTGGATCGCTGCGATCCCAGAGCCGGACGAGCCACTGTCTCGCGGCCCCGCGCAGGGCAGTGACGCCAGCCACGGCCACGCGGCGTTGAAACGCTCGTAGGCGTCGGGAAACTCGCGCGCCAACCTCTGCTCTGCGCGAGCGACCCACTTCTCTTGACGTTTCGCGTTGCCGCTCAGGTGTGAGTATCCGGCACGCGCGACCTGTGGCCGCGTGGGGTGCATCGGCAGCAACGTGCCCACTTCCACTCGAACCCGCTGCGAAAACACGCCGAGCTGATACTGCTCGATGACCATCGAGATGACGGTGCCGTTGATCGGGCAGCGGTGGAACTTTTGCGCGAGTTCGAGGCCCGCCCACGCGTAGGCGCGCACGAGCGCCACGTCGCGCCCGCCGAGCAGCCCGCCGTTGAACGCGGTCACGCCCTCGGCGAACCCGGCAACCGCTTTCACTACGCGCATATCGTGGGAGGTGTAGAAGTGCGGATTGTCAGGCGACTGCGCGATCAGTCGGCAGCGCGTGAGGCGTTCGGGCAGGCGGCGAAAGAGCAGCACGTCGCCGTCGAACTGCACGAATGGCGCGTCTTGAATCGCACACGCAACGAGCTTGCCGAGCGCCCAGATGTGCGTGAGGCCATCGGCTGGCCAGTCTTCGAGCGGCGTCACGATCTCGGCGAAGGGCCAGGCGAGCCGGTGCGCGATCTCCGCGCCGAGCCGGTCGGTGACGAACTGCGTCTCCGCGAACGCGCGCGCCGCAAGACAGACGGAAAGGGTCTGAATCAACAGCGGCCCGCGCTCGACGCGAAACATCGGCGTGCGCGTCCACAGGCTCATCACCCCGCGAGGGGCGGTCTTGGCGCTCGGAAGTTTCGTCACAGCAGGAAACCTCCAAGCGGCGGCGCGGCCACGATCCGGGAGCCCGGCTGCTGCGAGTTCTCGGGGACGCCGGGCACCGGAATGAAATGCGGGATGCGTTCGACGGGAATGCGGCACTCGATTCGCACTCCGCCGTGGATTTGCAGCGCAGTGACCGTAGCTCCGCGTGGCGCGAGTTTGATCGGCAGCCGCCGGCAATTCAGCCAGCGCACGCAGAGGTGATAGGGATGGTGCCACGGCAGCGAATCGAACGCGTGGAGATGCACCGCGCGCTCGGTCGCATCGGCGAGCACGGAGCCGAATCGCTCGGCATCGAGCACTGGCATCGTCACAATCACGTCAATGTCCGCGCCGGGAGCCGCGTCGCCACGCGCGAACGAACCGGTGAGGCCCACGGTGCCGAGGCGGTGCTTCGCCGCGAGTGCCGCGATGTCCGCGCAGAGATCAGGGACTGGAACCTTCATCGGTGGTCTTGTCGAAGGTGCAGGTCGGGTCTTGCGTCTCGTTGTGCTGCGGCTCACCGAACACCCCGAGTTTGTCCGGCTGAAGGTTGCTCACGCCGCCGTTGTTCACGTCCACCGTGACCGAGCCGGGCGGGTAGAGCGGAATGTCGCCCTCGGTGTGCGTGCCGTCCGGGCGCGTGTCATTCGTCCAGTGGATGTGCGGCTCGCCCTCGTTCACATCGACGGGCGTCTGCTGCGCCGACTTGCCGCTCCCGTTCTCAGGGTTCACGGCGTATTGGCCGTTCACGCTGTAGCTCGCGTTGTAGGTGTAGCCGTCCTCAGTATCGCCGCTCGGCCCTTCGTGCTGGCACGACTTGTCCTCGGTCATGGTGCCATACCACGTCGCGCCGAAGATGATGCAGTAGGGCGGAAACTTGTAGCTGCCGGTGCCGACGTAGTGAGTGAGCGGCGCGTTGCCGGGTGCGCCGTAGTCGGCGGAATACGTGATGGTGCCGCCCGGATTGACCGGGACGTTCTTGAACTCGAAGCCGCCGCTGTAGCCGGGATGCGCGGTGCCGAGTTGGACGCCAGGCGATCCAACGCCGGAAACGCGCAGCGTCCCGACGCCCGCAGGCCCGCCCGCGATGCTGACGTTCACATAAACCGTGCAAGTCTGCGGCGGCTGGATGAAGCACGCCGGGCCATCGGGATCGACGTCTGCGAACACCTCGACGGTGATCGTCGGCACGTCCGGCTGCGGATTATTCGGCGGCTTCGGTGGTTTCGGCGGCACCGGAGGCTGTGGGCCACCGCCACCACCGCCACCCGGAGGCCAGCCGCCACCGCCGCCGCCAGTGTTTCCACCGCCGCCGTTGCCACCTGTGCCACCACCGCCTCCCCCGTCTCCGGGCGGATCGGGAGGAGGATCGACTGGAGGATCACCATCACCGCCATCGCCGCCATCATCGCCCGGAGGTTCCGGTGGACGCGGAGGATCAGGAGGCTGCGGTGGGTCTGGTGGATCGGGCGGCTGCGGGCCACCGGGCCACGGTTCGTCCGTCCAATCACTCGCTCGGAATTCGTTCGCGCCGAAATCCCACTGCTGCACGACGCGCCTGTCGTAGGGCTGTTCTTCCCACACGGGTTGGGTGATCAGCCACACGTAGCTCTCGAAGGTGAGCCACTTGCGCCACGCATCGCGCCGAACGGCGGTGCCGCTGCGCGCAAGTGTGCGCGCCTGAAACCAGTCGAGTCCCGTCATGGCGTGTCAGGGATGAGGTCACGCGCGACTTCGACGAGGAACGTGCGCGTCGTTGTGCGCAGGAACGGCGGGCCGACCTGTGGATTGTAGGGGTTGAGTTCCAGCCACTCGAACTCGCCGAGCGCGTTGAAAAGCGTGCCCGCATCCTCCTCGTAATTCGTGAGCGCCGAGTCCAACTCGGGACTGTCGAGCTTCACATGGAGCCGGTAGCCGGTCTGCTCGCCCTCGCCGACCTTGCGCCAGTCGTGCGCGGTCACGAGCAGGTTTTCGGGTTCGAGTTCCTTGAGTGCGAACTTGAGCGCCGCGAGGTCGAGGTCGGCGACCACGCCGCCTTTGAGGAAGGTGATGTGAAAGACGAGATCGTCGCCGCGTTTCGTCCAGAACAACGGGCCTTTGTCTTTGCCGCTCGCATCGCCGAAGTTCTGCGAGTTGAGCGACACGAGCCGCGTGAGAAGGTCGATGTAGATTTCGAGCACGCCCGATGGGCGCACATTGCCGCTCGGCTCGATGCCGAAAGTGAAGACGACGGGATCGCTCACGCCGTCGGCGTTGCCCGCACGAAGCGCAACGACGAAGACACCGGGCACTGTGGCCGCGCCGGAAATCTTGCCCGTGGGAACGTGAAGCGTAAGACCGGGCGGCAGCGGCGACGAGTTCCAGAACGTCGGCGAGTTCGTCGCGTAGGGCTGGAAGGCGAACGTCTGCCACTGGAGGTAGCCGAGAACGCTCTGCGTGGTGTCGATGACGGGTGCGGCCATGATGATTACGCGATTGCTGCTTTGGCCTCCGTCATCGCGGCGAAGACGTAGCCCTTGGCCCCGCGCACGCTGTTCTCGGTGTCAAACTGGACGAGTCGCGCGCGGATGACGAAGCCCGGCCCGGTCGGCGCGTCGGCGTTGCCCGACCATGCGGTGTAGAGCAGCCGCTCGGCGGTAAGCACGTTGTCGAGCGAGCGTTTGATCGCCGCGCCGAAGTGGTGCTTGAGCTTGAGTGGCGTGACGATGATGCGCTGCGCGAGCAACGGCGTCGGTCGCCACACAATGTTCTCCAAGTTCTCGCCGACCGGCGCGGGCGTCGTTTGCCCCGGCGCAGCGCCCGTCTCGATGACGATCAGATGCTGCGTGCGGGTGTTCGCGTTGATGAGTTGCAGTTCGAGATCAAACTCGACCGAGAACCGTTCGCCCGGCTGCCACATCGCCTCGTTGATGTGCAGCAGGAACAGCTCGCGCTCGAAATCCACCGGGAAGAACGAGTTCGTCTGCGCGGCGCGCGTGAGCCGATACCACACGCGCCCGTCGCTTCCTGCGTAGCCGAGCGGTTCTAGGTAACCGCCACGGCGACCGAGACCACCGGGCACGAGCAGCGGCGTGTTCGTGGTGTTCTGAAACACGTTGCCGGCGTTCGCAGCGGCGGAAGGAAGCGGCACCCCGATGGGCACGACCGTTGCGTCGTGGATCGCCGGGAGCAGACCGGGCGGGCGGGGCAGCTTGTCCGCTTTGCCATCGGACACGCTTTTCGGATCGAACTTGTCGGGCAGACGTGCGCTCGGGAAAAGATCGAGCCAGTCGGGAATCTCGATCTCCTGCGGCTGGCTGCGCTCGCGGTCGCCGAAGAAGTTCGGTGTCGGCAGCAGATCCTCGATGTTTTCCAATCGAGCGTAGATGCCAGCGAGCGCGTCGAGCAGCCCGAGGATTTGCTGAATGGTGTGCGTGTGCGCGAGGAACGCGCTGCGCGGGCCTGCGCTCGACAACGTGAGCGCGAGACTGTTGAGCGCTGGCGGCGGGGAATCCGCAGGAAAGTCGAGCACCACCTCGTTCGCGCTCTGAATCGTCACCGTGTAGTCGGTGCCGAGGACGAGCACTCCTCCGTTGCTCGCGTTCCGGCGCACCGTGAGGTGGAACGCCTCGGTGCCGAGGTTGTGCGGGAACGAAAATGACCGCTGCAAGCCGTCGCCGAACGCCGCCACATAGTGCTGAACGCCGACGATTATCTGGTCGGGCGTGAACGGGATGTAGTCGCGCGGCTGCGGCGGGCGCAGCCAGTCGATGTTCTGGACGAGGCCGAGTTCCTCCCAGATTTGCTCGCGCACGATTTTCACCGGCTGCTGGCAGAATGTGATGATTCGCCCGGTCACCGCAGGGTCGGCGAGGTCTTCGCCGTCCTCGACGATCTCGGCCTCGATCTCGAAGGGCACCTCGATCTGCGCGACATCGCGCAGCGCAGCGGCCATCTCTGCGCGTTCCAGCGGCAGCGTGAACGTGAGCACGCCCGGCGCAAACGTGTTCACGTCGACCGTGACGAGTGGCTGCGGCGCACCCGCGAGATCACCGATGAACTCAATGTAGGCCTGGTCGGCTTCGGGATTGGTGACCTCGAATCGCTTTCCGCCTTTCTCGAACATGGCGTTGAGCGCTGCGGCGATTTCGTCCGGCCCGTCCTCGATGCCGAGAAGCTTCGAGACGCGATAGTTCCAGCGCAGAAAGTAGGTGCCACGGAAATCCGGCGGCAGATGCAGTGCCTGGAGTTCGTTGACCGGCGGCTCGGTTTCGCTGCCCGCGCTTCCTTCGCGCACACGGCGCACTGTAGGCGGCAGCGGGAGCACGCGCTCGTGGCCTTCGTTGAAGGCGAGCGGTGCCTGAATCAGCCGGCATTCAAACCACCAGACACCGAGCTGCTTGAACTGCCGCACGCGCACGAACGAGATCGGGGCGAGTTTGTTCGTGTGCGCGTAGATTGGGTAGTCCGGCTCGCTGTCGGGGCGCGTCGTCTTTACCACCCACGTTCCGGTGACCGGGCTTTCCACGGTGTCGATGATCCCCGATCCCTGCGCCGCCGTTTTGAGCGTATCGGCATCGGCGTCGAAATTGACCTGCGGCGTGTCGTAGTCGCCGATCCAGAGCTTGAACCAGCCGCCAGTCGGCGCGGCCAGGACTTTGCCGATACTCGCCCGCAAGGTTCGCACCCGCAGATCCCGCTCCCGCAAGTCGCCGCCCTCGATGCGCTCCATTGTCCGCAAGGTGCAGCGCACCTGATCGCCGAGGACAAACGTGGGCAGCGTCACCGCGCCGCCGTCGCGGGAGATGAGTTTGCGGGCACCGAGATCGGCGTAGAGGTCGAGATCGCTCACGCCTCTTCGCCCGTGTCAAAGTATCCGCCTCCGCACCGGGGCTGTTAGCGGCGCTTTTCTCGTTCTGCCTGCTCGTCGGGCGTTTCCTTTTCGCGGTGAAAGAAGAACGGATCGAATGATTGCCGCTTGTGTGGAAATGGCGGGTCGAGCGGCGGGTCTTCCTGCTTCTTCGCTTTTTCGGCCTCGCGCTCCACGCGATTGGATTTCGGATCGAGCGACATGGTTACGTGCTCCAGAAAATGCCGCGCGCGTCGGCCTGCCCGAAGAACGCAGCAGCCTCGGCGTTGCGGTCGTTCACGAAACTCAGGATCGCGTCATTGATGCGGTCGCCAATGCCGCCAGCGAGTCCGGTGTGAAGGCGCAGCGGCTCGTCTGGCTTCGCGGGAGGGATGAGTCGCGCGGCGTGTTGCAGGTTCCAGAAGACGAAATGCTGCGGGTATGGCGTCCACGTTTCGTCCGGCTCGTCATCCGGCCCGGCGTCGGGTGGCGAAACGATCCACACGGTCGCCATTTTGAGTTCGTCGTATTGCGCGTCGCCCGCGTTGAGCAGCGTCCCATACATGAGCGCGAGGCTCTGCTCCTCGGGCGGCTGATACTTCGCCACGGCGCGCAGCTTGGCTCGCCCGCCGGTCGCGCGCAGGTAGTCGTTCAGGAACACCGTCGAGATCGATTCGGTCTGCGCGTCGAGCAGCGGATCGTGAACGTCGATTTGCAGCCGCGTGCCGATGCGCGCTTTCGACAGCACCACATCCATCGCGCGAATTTCCCGCGTCCGCGTTTCATCGAACTCACCCTCCAACGCACCGGGCTTGGTAACGTCGCCGCCTTTCGCCGCCGGTTTCACGCCCACCTTCTCGAAGAACTTCGGATAGCCTTCAGCGGCGGATGCGATGATCTGACCTGAAAGTGAGGCGCTCACGCTGTCGGGCATCAGCGGATTTCGCCAGCCGCCGAGGACAAGGTAGGGCGTGGGTTCATCGGTCAGCGGAACGTCGTGGTCGGCAGTGCTTCCATCCTCGGGCAGTTTTCCATTCGGCCAGTCCGCAGGCATGGCGATGTGGGCGTCGCGTCCGTTCACGAAGCCGGGTTTGATGAACGCGCGCCACTCCCCGGTTCCGTCGTCCTTGAACTCCCAGCGTGCGTCGACGTGCCAGGGGTGCCGCCAGCGCGAGCGCGCTTCACCCGCGACAACGACGCCGCCGGCCCGCGGGCTGAGGGTGCAGCCGACGCCTCGCAGCGGCCACGCGCGCCGCACGAGCGCACCCAGCTTGTTCCATGCGTCGGCGGCGATCATTGCCAGAAGAAGTGCCGAGTGGCGCTCTTGCGGTCGGCCCCGAGCGCGGCGCGGTGTTGGAGATCGAAGAAGCTGATCTGGAAAAGATCGAGCCGCCCGTCATCGCGCTCGCGGAGCATCGCCAGCGGATACCGGGCGCGTCGTCCAGGCAGCGCGACCGATCCTGTGGTGCCGCCGTGTCCTTCGCCCGCTTCGCCATCGTCGGTGTTCGGATCGGCCACTTGAACGACCTCGACCTTCTCGACCGACCAGTCCTTTTCCCGACAGGTCACCTCGGCACAGATGAAGCCGCGTGCTTCATCGTCGAGCATCGGCTTGCCGAATTTGAGCAGCGGCGGCGCTTCGCCGTCCTTCCCGGCCAGCGGCACGTCTTTGATCTTCGCCTCGACGCGATTGACCGTGCCGGGTCGCACCATCGCCGCCTCGGTGCCCACGAGCGACACCTGCCACGGGTGCGCGAAGTTTCCGCTGTCGCCGTCGAACGAGATGATCGTTCCATCCGGCGTCTCGCGCAGGCGCACACCGTCGCCAGAAATAAGTCGGCACGCGCGAACCGCCGCGGCGAACTGATTCCACAGCGCCGCCGTGATGGGCTGGCCGCGTTTGACGATCGGCGGCTCCTTCATTCGCCCTCCAGTTGAGCCTGACCATAGACGTCCCGAATCCAGCCGTTCGGCCCGGAGAGCATATACTCCTCGGTGACCTCCACGGCGTTGCCCTTGCGGCGGATTTTCGGTGCCATCTTGAGCCAGTTGCGCTTCTTCGCCGCCGCCGGAATGCGGAACTGTTCGATGCCGGGCGGCTTGTCGATGATCGTGCCGATGCCCCGCAGGATGCCCGTGGGGATGACGCGCGCCGCGTAGGTTTTGCGAAACACCGCGCCGACCACGAGCCAGTTCTCGACGCCGAACATCGGGTTCTTCTTCGGCTTTTTTCCGCTGCCGCTGAGTGCCGTCTGCTGACCCGTTTGCTCGGGCAGTGTTTCGGCAAACTGCTCCTTGGCCGCATCCCACGAATACCGGGTCTTGAGCGTGTCGAAGAACGGGTGCGTCTGGATCGGGTCTTCAGCCATCGAAGTATCCAGCTCGAAGGTCACCTGGTCGCTGTCGTCGGGGTTGAACTCCGGTGTCACGCCCTCGTAGTGGAGGGTGACTTTGTAGGTGCCGTCGTCCTCCTGCGAGAATGAGCGCGAGCGATATGGCAGGCCGACGCCGAGATCGGGCAGCGCGAGTAGCGCCTCGGCGAGCGTGTGAACGAAGATCGGCACTTCGAGCGTGGCCAAGCCCGTCTCGGAAATGCCGCCCGTGATGCCGGTGGTTGGAAGCGGTGTCGTGCTCATCGGTCAGGAAAAGGCGGGCACCGCAACCGGCGACTTGGTCGGCGATTTGTTTTCGAGCACGCGCTTCACGTCGCGCAGCAAGCCGGTCTGCGTCGTGAGTTCGCGCGTCTGGCGCTGTTGCTCGCGCAGGATCGGATCGCCGTTGCCGACCGCTGCACCGCCGCCGCCGATGCGCTGCAACGCCGACACCGCCGGACGAGATGCTTTTTGTGGCTTTTCCTCCTCTTCTTCCGGCAGCAGCGGCACGCCCTTGGGCTTCTCAGTTTCCACCGACGCCCGCGCTGTGTCGGAGACGCTTTGCACGCGCCGCATCACCGAGTCCACCGAGTCGTCGAGGTGCGCCTGCCAGTCGCTCGTGTCGATCAGGCTGCTGCCCTGCTCGAAGCCATCGCTCACGGCGTGCCCGATGTTTCCGATGGCCTCGGAAAAACGCGTGCTCGCTCGATTGAACGGCTCCTCGAAATGCGCCGCCGCCTTGTTGCTGCTGTCGTTCGCGCTCTTTCGCCAGTCGGCGGCATCCTGTTTCAGCCCGTCCGCAGCCTCGCCTGCGCCTTCGCCGATGAACCACCAGTCGCGCATCCCGTCGAAAATCTTGGCGAAGCCTTCCTCGACGAAGGCGATGAAATTCTTCGCCGCCGCGAGCATCGAGTAACCCATGCCGATCCAGAAATCCGCGCTGGTCGCAATGGAGAGCAGCGTCAGCACGGTTTTCACGCCCTCGATTAGCGTGGTGATGAGCGCCTGACCGAGCGCGGTGAAAAGGCCGACCACCGTGTTGGCGATCTTCGCCAGCGCGATCTTTGCGGACGTCCAGAGGATGTCGCCCATCTTGCCGTCGGCGAACGCCTGCATGATGAACGCGACGATCTCGCCGAAGTCTTGGCCCATCTTGGCGAGGTCGAGGCTGGCAAACTTGTCGAGCAGCGGCTTGAGCACGGGTGCGACCTTGTCGGCGAGGCCGATCCAGAACCCGCGCACTTTCACGCCGGTCAGCGCGAGCTTGTCGCTCACGTCGTCGAACAGGGCGGCGTCGCGCGCGAGCAATTGCGCCTGCGAGCCGAGTTGCTGCGAGGCTTCACCGAATCCATTCGAGCCAAACACCGCGAGTAACTCCGAGCCGCTCTTGCCGAAAATCTGCATCGCCACCGCAGCGCGCTCGGACGGGTTCTCGACCGCGTTGATTGCGGTGCCCAGCGCCCGGAACTGCTCGGCGGGTGTCTTGGCTTTGAGTTCATCGAGGCTCAGGCCGAGACGCCGCACGGCATCGTCGGCGGTGCCGCTTTGCAGGCTGCGCGTCATCTTGGCCAGCGTAGGCCCGAGGTCTTCCGCCGATTTGCCGGCGTTGGCGAACTCCTGCTGCAAGACGACGAGATCGCCCACCGCCACGCCCGTGTTCGCCGAAAGATCGTTCAAATCGCCGCCGAGATCGAGCGCCTGCCGCATGTGATCAAAACCAGCGGTGACGACACGCGCCGCTGCGCGCACGGCCACGAACGCGACCGCGAATTTGGCGATGCGCGCCTGCAACGCGAGCATCCGCTGGTTGATGCGCGTGAGCGCGGCTCCCAAGCGGCTGTCGTCGGCCTCGAAGATGGCGGTGGCTTTGCTCATTTGAATCCGGCTCGTCGAATCGCGCGTGTCAAAAGATGCCGCGCCTGCCGCTCCATCTTCTTGGCCTGATTGGTGATCGCGGTCTGCACGCGCCGCTCGTAAGCCGAGACGTTGCCGACATACTTCACGACGTTCGCCAGAACGATCCGCACGCCGTTCGCGCCTGTGCTGACCTCGGCGTTGCCGTAGGATGAGCCGTGGCGTTTGACCCACGCGGGCAGTTTGACGCTGAGCTTTTCCGCCGCCGCGTTCCAGCCCGCTGCCAGCCAGCCCACGCGCGCGAGCAGCTTCTTCTGGTAGGCTTTGAGCGCGGCGCGCTCGACGGCGATCTTGGTTTTCAGCCCGCGCGGATTGACCCGGCCCGTCCGGCGATCCCGCAGCCGCTTGTGGACGGCTTCGGGTTGCTCCAGTGCGCGTTCAATGCGCTTGCTCGCAGCGACCATGATCTTCGCCAGATCGCTCTGAATCGAGGCTTCGCCGACCTTCTTGGCCGCGTTGCCCGCGGTCTTCTTCGACGCGGGCGGTGTGATCGCGACCACGTCGCGCACGAAGCCCTTCGCGGCGGTTTCCACCAGCTCGCGTTCCGACTTCTTCACATGCGGCCGCAACTGCGCCATCGCGCGCTTGAGCCGGGTCATGTCGAATTTGCAGGCGATCTTCATGCGGGTTTCCAGCGGGCGAGTAGCTGCTGGAATTGATCGGCAGCGGGCGGCGTCACCGGCACCGTCCACACGTCATGCGTCCGCAGCGCGCAGTGCTGGTATTGGAGGAGCCGCGCCAGCGGCAGATCCCAGAAGATGAAGTGCTCAGACCACCCGGTTTCTCGCGCCAGTGTGAAGACGAAGCTCGCCGTCCACACCGGCTCGATCAGTTTGGGGGCGGCTGCTCGGTCTTTCCGCTCCTGCCCGGCTTCGCCACAACTTCGATCTGCGCGGCGGCGACCGCTTCGACGTTCGCCTCGATCTGCTGCACCGCCTCCATCATGGCCTCGACGGGCAATTCCAACTCGAACGGCAGAAGATACTCGTCCTCGAATGCGGCGCGGTTTTCGCGCGCGAGCTTCGCCGCCTTTTTCACCACATCGAGCGGAGCGGCTTGGATGAAGAGGAACGCCGTGAGTTGCCGCTGCTTCTCGTCCACCGAGAGAGCTTCGAGTTCTTCCTTCGATGCGCCCGTGACCATCTTGAGGCCGAGCGCGCGGCAGAGCGTGAGCGTGCCCGCCGAGAATGGCCGCAGCTTGAGTCCACCGGCTTCCGAGGCGGGCGCGATGAAGCTGTCGATGTTCGTCTGGCTGCGTTCCTGATCGTTCATTTTTCGAGTTCCGTGAGCAGTTCCAGACGGCGTTCAGGCGTGGCGTCGAACGGGATGAGAGCGATGCGCTTGCCTTTGCGGATGAGCGCGAGCGGTGCGCGCGTCTGCATCTCCGTCTCGATGCGCCGCAGATTGCCGAGGCCGCTCTTGAGATAGGCCAGCGGATGCTCGGCGTTCGCCCGCAGCCACGCATCATCCGACCACGCCGCGATGAGCTTGCGCGTATCGTAGCGTCCGCAATCCGAGCGGGCCTTGAGGGTCCACGTCACCACGCGGTGCTCGCTGCCCTCGACCAGTTCGCGTGTTTCGAGGTAGCCGCACTCCGCGTCGAGCGGAATGCCGAGCGCCACGAGCGCGGCGACGAGCCGGGTGATGTCCGAGGCGAGCGGGTCGGGAGACGCGTCGCGCACGATGCAAAGTTTGTCGCCCTTTTCCATGTCAGTTCACCGCCTCCGCCGTCGGATAATTTTTGAAAGAATACTCCCAGCCATCGAAATCCTCGTTGTTCTCGCTGTGCTTCACGTTGGTGATCACAGTGACGCCGCCCGTGAGTCCGCTCACACCGGGGTCGCCGACGCCGGGCACGATGGCGAGCGCGCCGTGGCCTTTCACCGAACCCTCGGTCATCTTCTTGTAGGTGTGGACGCGGGCGACTTCGCCATTGCTGCCGGGCAGTTCCTTGACCTGCACGCTCTCGTCGGTTTCCACCGAGTCGATGAGCGTTCCGGCGTGGCGCGTGATTCCGAATTTAACGTCAGAGGCAGGCATTTGACTGCTGTCAGCGTGTCAACGGCTCAGGGCGCGCCGTAGCCGACCTTGAGCGTCACGGGCGTGCGAAACTTGGTGGCCTCAACGCCGGGATCGGTCGCCGTGAGCGCGTAGCCGTAGAGATGAATCTGCCCGGCAGCGTTGATCGCCGCGATCACCGCCGCCTTGTCCGCGAGCTTTGCGCGCAGCAGTTCCACGCGCGCGGCGTGCTGTGCAGGCGGCGTGTCGTTCGCCTCGCTTTCCACAGCGAGCGTGAGTTCGCCGCGAAAGACCGACGCAGATCCCGCGAGAGGATCGGACTTCGCACTCGCGCTCAGTGCCGGGAGCTTGTGCTGTTCGTCGTCGTGGCCGGTGAAGAAGTGAAGGCCGGCGAAAGCGCCGTCCGACTGGAACAGCGCGAGGAATGCAGTTTCGAGTGCGTGGTCGAGCATGGTATTATTCCACGGGCGAAACGACCAGCACGAGCATGGGGAACTGCGGATGATCGGTGACGCGAGTGATGCGGTAGTCCTGGCTTTGGAAGCCGATCAATTCCCCGAGCTGCGGCCTCGCGCCCGTGAATGCCGAGCGCATGATTTTGATGGTGAAATCGCCCGTCTCCGTGAAGCCGCCGACGTTGAGTTCCTGACTGAGCGTCGGCTCGGAGATGAGCGCCTGATACGTGCTGCCCTGCCAAGTGACCGGCTCGCCGACCACATCGAGGATGTTGGCCAGATCGGCGGCTTTTTCTTCTCGGAGCGTCATGCCATCAGGCCGCTGTCAACGCGGCTCGGCGTCGTGAAGCGGAAAGCCCTCCCCGCGCGAGCAGAGAGGGCTTTGAGCAACCGCAGCCGAACTGAAGTCTTACGGCTTCACGAGCCGCTTGAGGCCCGCGGGGATCGCTACCGCGAAGCCGTAGAGGCACTCGATGGTGATGAAGATGCGGTTCGAGCTGGTCTCGGTGTAGCGCAGGTAGCCGAAGGTGAGGCCCGTCTCCGGGTCGGTGACCGCGCCAGCTTCGTCGTATTCCGCGACGGGCTGGAGGTAGCGCATGGCGACCGCGATGGCGCTCGGATGCACCGCGAAGCCGACGAGCTTCTCCGGGTGATCGGACGGCAGCACGATGGTCTCGTAGAGATCGAAACCGGCGAGCCGTTTGACCTGAGCTTCGACCACGCCGGGCGCGGAGACATTCAGATTGAAGCTCTTCGCCACGACATCATCGGCGAGCAGGTTCGTGTAGTAACCGGCGTCGAGGATGATCGACCGCTGCGAGGCGGGCATCTTCGCATTGCCGCAGGCTTCGCGCACGCCCAGCACCTTCTTGTAGTCGAACGCCGTCGCGGCGAGCGCGGGGATGACCGGCGCACCATAGTTGGCGGCGCTGATCACCGAGAAGATGTCGAGCAGGACGTCCTGCGCGAGTTGCGTCGCCTTGGACTGGAGCAGCGTCTCCAGCACGGGCACCGCCGACTCGCTGGCTTCCTTCGCGGTGACGTGGAAGGTCTGGAACTTGTGCCGATTGAGCACGACCGGGAGCGTCGAGATCGAAGAGTCGATGCCCTGAAGGTAGGTGCCCGCGAAATCGTTCGATTCCGACGGCGCGCCGACCACAGGCACGCGCACGGTGTCGAGTTTGTCGGCAGGCTCCGGCGAGAAGTTCGTCGAGAGAGCGCGCAGCGGAAGCAGGCCCGCCATCCACGGCTGGAGCGCGGACTGCGCGATCTTGATGTCTTTGACGTTGGTCAGGGTGTTGGGCATGGCGACGGTTTATTGGTGGTTGAGAATTGCGGCCTTCTGCTGGGGCGTGAGCTTGCGCCAGAACGCGGTCTGCTCGGTGGGATCGGTGATGGCCTTGAACTGCTCGATGAGCGTGGCCATCTCGTTCTCGGCCTGCGGCGTGACCTTCGCGGGTGCCTGCGTGCCGGTGCTGGCGACGATTTGCGCGGCGCGGAGCGAGGCGCGTTTTTCGAGGTCTTGCTCCTTCGCTTCTAGTTCCTTCGCCCGCGCGGAAAGCGACTCGATGGACTGACGCGCAGTGGTGAGATCGGCGGCGAGACGTTCGCGGTCGGCGTTGAGTTCGGTGACCTGCACCTTGAGCGTGTCGATCTGCGCGGAGGCTTCGGTGAGCAGCGCCGCGCCAGCCTTGGCGTCGGCTTCGAGGGTTGCCGCCTTGGCCAGCGCCTCTTCGAGTTGTTCGTCAACGGTCTTCATTTTGCGGTGGAGTGCGTGTCAACCAGCGACGTGCCGGGAACGGAGTTTGCCGAGGGCGTCGGCGCGGCTGGGAACGACGCCGGAAATGAGCGAGTGATACGCGGCCTTTCGCGCCGAGAACGTCTGCCCCTCCATCACGTCGGGCGTGACATTGCGCCCGCGGGCGAGCACCGCGGAGCGGAACTCGGACGCGATTTCCTCAACGTCGGCCTGGAGCCACGCGCGCTGTTCGTCGGTGAGTGGAACGCCGGGCATCCCCGTGCTCTTGAACTTGCCCGCTGCGAATACTTCGACCTTCAGCCCTTGCCGTTGCATGGCCTCGCTGCTGTCGAGCACCGGGAGCAACACGCCGATCGAACCGACCCGCGCGCTCGGCGTTGCATAGACCGCATCGCACTGACTGCCGACCCAGTATGCCGCCGAGCACATCTGGCCGGCGGTGAAGGCGTAGGTGTATTTCTGCGCGCAGACCTCGGCGACGGCGTTCGCCAGTTCCGGCGTGCCGCTCACGCTGCCGCCGGGCGAATCGATGTCGAGAAACACCGCTTCCACGTCCGGGCGCTGCCCGGCTTCGCGGACGGCAGCGATGGCCTCGTCGGTGTCGGTCGCGCCAAACAAGACCGAGGAGATGAAATCGGGTTTGCGGATCAGCGGCCCGGTGAGGTTCACGATGCCCACGCCATTCTCGACTGACAGCAGCGCAGACTTCGCGGGTGGTGTGAGCTTGCCCGGCGACTCGAAAAACGCGTGTCCCGCCGCCACGAGCGCCGCGTGCGCCTCGGGCGTGATCAGCCACGGCTGCTTGAGAAGAAGAGTTTCGGCGAGCGTCACGCCGCTGCGGGCGTGTCAACAGGGCCGGGCGGTGTGCCCGCAGGTGGCGCGGCGAGTGGCGTGCTGTTCACCGGCTTCCACAGCATCTCAATGGGCACGCCATACTTCGCCGCTGTTTCGAGGATCAGCTTTGCATCCTGCGCGCGGCGCTCGACCTCTTCGCCGAAGTCCGCGCCGAGTTCGGCGTAGTGATCGGTGAGCGTCTTGAGGCCCATCTCGACGTCGGCCCGGTTCTGCTGCGCCTCGCGACCGGCATCGACGGTGATGCGGCGCGGCGTGGTGCAGGACACGCGCTGCCAGTTCGCCACGAGCGGTAGTTCACCGCGCACGATGGCGTCGCCGATGACGTAGGCCCACACGGGTCGGATGAGCCGCTGGATGAGGATAAGCTGGCGGTAGGAAAAGCGACGGTCGGCTTTCGCCACGACAAGCCGCACGCCCGCACCGCCCACTTTGCTGGAATCGGCGGCGAACTCGTAGGGAATGACGCCGAGCGCCGAGTCGCGCCGCAGGTGGTCGAGGAAACCCGTGAAGGTTGGCGACGGACGCTTCGACTCGAAGCTGTCGAGCGACTCGTTGGGTTTGAGCGCGACGAGTTTTCCGCCGACGATCTTCTGCAACGACACCGGATCGCTCGTCTCGGTCTGCGGTGCATCGCTCGGCACCGAGAAATCTCCATCCTCGCCGACTTCACCGCGCTCGGTTTTCAGCACGCGCGCGATGTCCGCGTTGTCTTTGACCGCGTGCTTTTCCAGCGCGAGCAGCTCGATCTCGTCGAGGATATGATTGATCGAGTGCTGCATCGTCGGTGCCTGCCGCACGGCAGTGACCGACTCCGGCTCGAAGACGTGGAGCACCGATGCCGCCGGCAAATCGCGCAGTGTGCCCGCGTCCTCGATCAGCCGGTAAAAGAGCGGAGCGCCAAACGCATCGATGCCGATGCCGTCCACGGTCTCGCGCGACCCGGCGCTGTCGCCGATGCGGTGGGACTCGACCAGTTGCAGCAGCGGCCGGGAGTCGGCGTCGCGGGTCTTGTGGACGAAGTATTCGCCGTCCACATCCACCGCCCGGCAGATGATCGACTGGCATTCCTCGAACGAGAACCGGCGCGTGACCTCGCAGCGGGCCGACCACCAAGCGAAGTATTCCTCGGCAAGCCGGTTCCACGCCGGGTCTGGCGACTGCGCTTGCGGTTTGATGCCGTCGCCCGTCGAGTAGATCGCCATGTTGCCGACCATCTCGCGGACGAACCCGGAGTTCTTGTGGAGATAGCGCGACCGGCGCACGAGTTCGCTGCGGACGCCGGGCGAGAGATCGCGCTTCGCGTCGCCGGGCGAAGCGCCAGGCACAGGCCCGCGCCGGGGCGAGTAGTTTGCCGACTCGTAGGGCGAGGCCCACGCTTTCGGCAGCAGGATGGGCGGCAGAATCCGCCGCGCGAGAATGGCGAGACGGTTCATTTCGGGATGTAGCCGACACTCGATTGCGCGACACGGCGGCGGCGTCCGTAGGTTTCAGGATCGAGAACGCGCAGCGCGTGCGCGCACTCGTCGAGCACCTCCTTTACCGGCATCGGAAATTGCTTCGATGCCGAGGAGCCGCTGTCGCTCCACGACATGAGCGTCTTGCCCTCGATGAGCATTTGTTTCGCCTTCGCCTGAATCTGGAGAACTTCGGCGACGGTGAAGCCGGTGATGAAAAGGCCCTGCGCCATGCGCGGGGCTGTGTGTCAACGCAGGCTGGCAATCCTCGCCGCGAAAACCTGCTTAATCTTCAGCAGCCTCTGGATCAGCCACGTCCGGATTTCTTCCAGTCGTTCATCGCTGTCCTCCACCGAACCACTGCGATGGATGCAAATACGGCATGCGCGCTTTTCGTCGAGGCGTTGCCATTCCAGCGGCTCTCCAAATTCCTTTTCAATCGCCTCCCGTTGCGCGTGAAGCTCATCGAAGAAGCGCTTGTTCGTCTCACGATCCTCGCAGTCGATGTAAACCTCCGCACGGACGGTGCCCTTTCCTGTGAAATTGGCCGAGTAGTTGAAGCTGCTATTGCCGCTCGAAAACGCATACCAGCATTGCGGCTGGGCGACCTTGGCATTGGTGAAGTGATGCCGCTCGCGAAGCTCATCCAGCAGCGGCTGGTAGAAGCGGCGATACTTTTCTCCCTTCTCGGACTGGCCCGCCTGAGCCGCCTTCATCGTCTGCTTCTGCCATTCATTGGGCCGAACGACGGGCTTGAAGAGCACCGCTGGCTTTGAGTCGCCGATTTTCACGACCTCCAAAACGACGGCGAAAAAGTCGACGCCCTCGATGGTCTTGGAATTTAGCCACTCCAATGCCTGCCGGTGCTCCTCCCGCAGTTCTGTCGAAACCCAGATGACAATCGCGGCGTCCGTTCCGCCCGCGTAGGTAAGGAGTTTGCCGAGGTGATCGTGGTCGGTCGCCTCCAGTTGATTTTCGATGATGACCGGGCGTTTTGATTCGAGATCGATTGCCAGAATATCGAGCGAGAACTCGCCGATTGCCTGCTCCTGCTTTGTCGCTTCGATCTGAAGGCCTAGCGCACGACCGAGACGCTCCAGATTTTCATACAGCCACGGCGTGAAGTCGTGCGCCTCGTGTCTCCAGAATCCGCGCGGGTCGATGTTGGAAAGTTCTTCAAACTCCATCGGCGCACGCTAACAGCCATTTGATGACGCGGGCAAGGAACCAGCCGACGATCAATCACACAATCGCCCGGCCCTTCGCCACACGCTCGCGGCACTCGGCCAGCGTCAGTCCCAGCTTGAGTTGGAAGTGCGGCTCGTCGCTGAACTTCCAGCGCCCGCCCCATTCGAGGCCGAGCTTTTCGCCGATCGCGCCGGCCTTCGCGTAGAGCGGCGACTCTTCCACGTAGCGCCCGCCGTCGAAGATCCCGACGTCCCACGCGATCCCGAAGTTGTGCCACGAGTATCCGCCGCGTGCCTTGGTGACGATTTTGCCCGGCTTCGTGCGGCCCTGCTCGTAGAGCGCGTTCTGCTCCTCGTAGGTGCGAGTGCCGCTGATGATTTTGAGCGTGATGCCTGCGGCGAGACACGCAGCCATGAACTCGCGCGCCTTTTCCTGCGCGGCGGGCCGCAGCGTTTTGATGTTGGCCTCGGTGCGGGCGTCGAACGTGGTCATTTGGTTTCCTCAGTGAACAGCTTCGTGACGTCCTCGCCGTTGCGGATGATCTGCCGTCCGGGCGCGAGCGCGAACCAGCGGCGCACGATCACGTCGCAATACGCGGGAGAGATTTCGAGGCCATAGACGCGGCGGCTGAGTTGATCGCCCGCGACAAGCTGAGTGCCGCTGCCGGAAAATGGCTCGTAGCAGAGGTCGTCGCGTTTCGTGTGCTGGCGCATCGGGACGGCGAAGCATTCCAGCGGCTTCGGAGTCGGATGATCGGGCCGCTCGTCGTTGTTGATGCCCTCGATTTCCCAGACGCTGCGCTCGTAATCGGAGGATTCGCGCGGCGGCTTGTTGCCTTTGATCCAGCCGAAGAAGCACGGCTCGTGCGCCCAGAGATACCACGACCGCGTGAGGATCGGGCGGTTCGGTTTGCTCCAGATGATCTGCTGGTGGACGAACGCGCCGTTCTTTTCCCACGCGTCCTCGACCATTCGCTGGCGACGGCTCGCGTGCCAGCAATACCACGCGGCGTTCGGATCGATTGCCACCTCGATGGCCGCTTTGATGAAGCGGTCGTAGAGGTCGCAGTTGCGTGCGTCGTCAGCTTCGTCCCACGTCGCGCCGTAAGTTTCCGACCAGTCGGTGTTCGTCTTCGGGCGCGTGCCCGGATGATTGGTGCCGTCGTAGCCGACGAGATAGGGCGGGTCGGTGGCGAAGAGAATCGCGCGCTGTCCGTTCATCACACGCCAGACGTCCTCGACGTTCGTCGAATCACCGCAGAGCAGACGGTGCGGGCCAAGCTCGTAGAGATCGCCGGGCTTGGTGAGCGGATTGACCGGCGGCGCGGGCACCGTCGCGTCGCCTTCCTTCGTCTCCAGCCGCTCCAGGATGTCGTCGAGCGAATCGGCGTCGAAGCCGGTGAGGTCGAGATCGATCTTGCCGTCGAGGTCTTTGAGCAGCGCCTTCAAACTCTCCTCATCAGCCTCCGCGAGTTCGGCGATGCGGTTGTCCGCGATCATGTCGGCCCACTCGGCGGCTTCGCTCTCGTAGTCCTGAAAGTCTGCGGGAACCGTGTCGGCCCCGAGCAGCTTCGCGGCGTCGAGGCGACCGTGTCCTTTGATCACGAAGCCGGAGCGTTTGGACACAACCACCGGATTCCGCCAGCCCTGTGCTTTGATGATCTTCGCGAGCAGCTCGATCTGCTTTTGCGGATGCGTGTTCGGATTGCGCGGGTTCGGCACGAGCTTGTCCACCGCGACGAGCGCCGTGTGCGCGCAGAACACCGGGATGCCGCCCGCGAGCGGCGCTGCTGGTTCGGGTGCGGTGGTGCTCACTTCGCGTAGCCCTCCTTCGCGGGAAGCGCGAATTCGACCGCTGCGCCGCCAAACCGCGGATCGCGATACTCGACGCGCCACATCGTTCCGCACCCACAGAGCACCATTCCGAGCAGCACGACGAAGAGAAAACCGAGGACGAGCCTCGCGCAGTGCCAGTAGTCGGCGGGTTCGGGATTCATGCCGACCCTGCGGGTGTCAACGGCTTTGACAATCGGCGCGTCGGCATGACCGACAATAACGAGGGCATTCCGCCCGACGTGGCCGAGCGCATCCTCGACGCGGACTTCAAGAACATCGTGAAGAAGGTCGCCGCCGGGAAGACGCTCACCGTGGCCGAGCGGGCGCGCGTGCAAGCCCGTGCGTCGGGCTGCACCGACAGCGTGGCCTACGCGAAGACCGTGGTGGAACTGGCGAACCTGCTCGGCGTCACGCGCCGCACAATCACCGCATGGCGCAAACTGGAAGGAGCGCCTGCGACGCTGGCCAACGGGAGCTTCCCTGTGGCCGACTGGCGCGAGTTTGTGCGCGTGCGCGGGCTGAAGACCAACCAGCCGGTGACGACGAGCGAGGAAGCCCTGAAAGCCCGCAAGCTGCTCGCCGAGGTCGAGGAACGCGAATTGAAGGTCGCGCTCCGCAAGGGCGAATACGTTCTGCTCTCCGATGTGCGCCGCGACTGGCTGGTCGGTGTCGGCAAAGCGGTCGCGCTGCTGCGCGCGAAATTCGAGAACGAGCTGCCGCCGATCCTGAGCGGGCGCGACGCGCAGGGCATCCGTGAAGAGTGCGCCCGCGCCATCGATGAAGTCTGCAAGGTGCTCCACACGGGCGGAGGGGCGACGCCGTGAGTGCGCGCACTCCATCGCGGCTGGAGCGCCGGTTTGAACTGCTCTGGCGCGTCGTCGAAGGCCCAAAGCTGGCGACCGAGTTTCGCTTTCACGAGAAACGCCGCTGGCGCGCGGACTACGCGCACGAGGAAAGCCGGACGCTCATCGAACTCGAAGGCGGTGTGTGGGTCGGCGGGCGTCACACCCGCGGACAGGGATTCGTCGCCGATGCCGAGAAGTATTTCGAGGCCGCGCTCGCCGGGTGGCGTGTCGTGCGCCTCGTGTCCTCGCAAATCACCTTGGAGAACCTTCGCCGTCTCGCCGACGCGATCCAGACCGGATGGAAGCCGCCAGCGAACAACTGACGCAGATCTGGCGCGAGGCGTGGCGACCACCCGACCGTCAACCCGCGTGGCAATGGGCCGAGGCGCATGTGCGGTCGATCCCATACTCGCCGATGCCAGGACGGTTCCGCGTCGAGAACTCGCCGCAGATCCGCGAGGTGCTCGACGCCATCGTCGATCCGAAGGTGCGGCTCGTCTCGATCCTCGCGGCGGTGCAGTCGAGCAAGACCACCGCGCCGGAAATCTCGCTCTGCTACATCATCGCCAATCTGCCCGGCCCGACGCTCTGGCTCGACCAGACCGACGAGGACGCGAAAGACCAGAGCGAGTCGCGGCTGCAAAAACTCTTCGACGAGTGCGAGCCGGTGAAGGCGCTCTTTCCCGCCGACCGGCACAAGAAGCGCAACCACACGATCCATTTCGCCAACGGCATGACGCTCTGGATCGTCGGCGCGCACAACAAGACGAACCTCCAGCGCCGTTCGATCCGCTGGCTGATCGGCGACGAGACGTGGCGGTGGCCTTCCGGTCACATGGCCGAGGCCGAGGCGCGCGTCACGGCGTTCGGCTGGCTGGGCAAGTGCGTGTTCATGTCGCAGGGCGGCGAGGAGGACGACGACACACACCGCAAGTTCGAGACGACAGACATGCGCGAGTGGACGTTCGAGTGTCCGCACTGCGGCCATCGGCAGCCGTTCCTCTGGGAAAACGTCGAGTGGTCGAAGGACTGCAAGGACGAGAACGAGCAATACGACTTCACAAAGGTTCACGCGACGACCGTGCTGCGCTGCGCGTCGTGCAATTTCTACTTCGACGATGCCGACGAAACCCGGCGGCGGCTCAATGCGAGCGGGCGGTTCGTTCCGCAGAATCCGCGCGCGGCGCGCGAGAATGTCGGGTTCCACTGGAACGCACTGGCCACCATGTCCTGGGGACGGCTCGCCGAACTCTACCTGCGCGCGAAGCAGGCCGCGCGCAAAGGCGACACCTCGCTGCTCCAGCAGTTTTACCAAAAGCGGCTCGCGCTGCCGTGGCGCGAGTATCTCGAGGATTTCAAATTGGAGATCACGACCTCGGGCTACCGGCTCGGCGATCTGTGGTGCGACGAGGGTGCCATCGACCGCTTCGGCAAGGTCGTGCCACCGCCATTCCCCGAGGGCGGGCGCATGGTGCCGCTGCGCGTGGTGACCGTGGACTGCCAGATTGATCACCTCTTCGTCGTCGTGCGCTCGTGGAGTGCCGAGGGTTCGTCGCGGCTCGTGTGGTGCGAGCGCGTGCTGACTTTCGAGGACATCGACGCGCTGCAAAAGCGCTTCGTCGTTCACTCCAATCTCGTCTTCGTCGATGCAGGCAACGCGACCTACGAGGTCTATAAGCAGTGCGCCGAGCGCGGCTGGATCGCGCTGATGGGCGACCGCCGCGCGACGTTCGTCCACAAGGGCAAGACGCGCGTGTCCGTGCAGCGGTTCTACTCGCCCCGGCGAAAGGTGGTGCTCGGCCACAACCGTTGGTGCCACGTCCACTACTGGAGCAATCTGAACATCAAAGACTCGCTCGCGCGGCTGCGGCGAAACCAAGACCCGGCCAACGGCGTGACATGGGAGGTGCCTGACGACGTGCCCGAGGATTATCTCAAGCAGATGGAGTCCGAGCATCGGGTGAAGGACAAGGGCAAGTGGGTCTGGAAACAGATCGGCAGCCGGCCCAATCACTACTTTGACTGCGAGGCGATGCAGACGGCGGCGGCGACGATGCTCAAACTGATCGGGCGCGAAGCAGCCGCGATTGCGGGCGAGCCGGAAGAAAGCGGAGAAGCCGAGCAGTCCTGATGGCTGGCTACGGGTAAGAGGCCAGATGCGGCCGCTCGACGAGCCTCGGATGCACGGTGGCGAGAAAGTAAATCCACGCCATGACGTGCCCGCCGCGTTCCACGGCGACGCGCTCGATGCGGCGGCGGTAGAAGTTCGGATGACTTTCGAGCCGGTCGAGCAGTTCCCAGCCGTCTGCATCCCAGACGCGGAACACTTCGCCGCGAACGATCTGCCCGGTGCCGGGCTGGTCGAGCAGGTAGGGCAGGCCATCGGCAACGAGCGGATACTCGATCAGCGTGCGCGCTTCGCCGAGAAATGCGCCGCCAGCCCGCGCCATGACGTGGTGATTGTGCAGGCCGCGCTTGAGCGTGCCGTAAACGAAGACGAGCGGCGTCTGATCAGCAGGCGATGGCGAGTTCCGCATCCCGCAGAAACGGCGCAATGATTCGGGCGACATAAGTTTGAGGCAGGCGGAACGCCAGCGCACCGCGCACCACGCGCGGCAGGTAGCCGAGGCGCGGCTCGCCGTGGTCGGTCATCGGGTCGATGTAAACCAGCGCCTTGAGGGTCGTGCCGCCGTCGAGCCGGACGGTCGCGAGCGTCTTGCGATAGCACCCGTGGTGGACGCCCTCGAAGCGGTCGAGCGCAGCTTCATCGTCCGCAGTGATGCGCCAGATGCCACCCCACGTTTCGGCATCGCGCTGCGAGCGGAGCGTGGCGACGCCCCGGCGGTTGATGACGAAGCGGCGGTGCCGGGCGAGGCCGCGTCCGACGCGCCGGGCTTGCGGGCATCGCTGCGCCATCTGCGCCACGTCCATGTTCGAGCCGTAGGCGAAGTAGAACTGATCGGGCTTGCGGCTCATTCGTCGTTCGGCGTGAAGGGCACCACGTTGCCGGGCGGTTCGTCGGCATCCACGAGGAATTCGTTCTCGATCAAGTCGGCCACGAATTCCTCGGCGTTGTAGGTGCTGATGATCGCGCCCGAATACGTGCGGCAGGCGCGCGAAGTCTCTTCCATGAAATCCGCGAGCGTCGCCCGTGGGTCGCGGCTCGACGCGCGGAGCGCGGCCACGATTTCATCGGGCGTCTCGCCCGTGATCGTGCCGCCGCCGAGCATGCGGTAGCTCTTTGTCGGTGAATCCATCAGGGTCATCATAGGGCGTCGTCTTGGTGGCTGAAAGGTTGCGAGCGCATTTTTATGCGGCGAGCGCCAGCCGCTGCGTGCGCTGGCGGTAGAACCCGATCAACTCGGGCGTGGCGAACTGCGCGGCGTCCTCGAAGCCCGCGCCCGCGACCCGCTGCGTCTTGCTGAACTCGATCATGCGCGCGAGGAAGTGCAGCCAGTTGGAAATCTTCTCGAACTCGATGCTGCCGCTGTGCTGGCGGAACTCGATGGTGCGGTGCCGCCAGTAGGCTTGGACGTTCACCTTGAAGTAGCGGTTCGCGCCCGTGACCGAGCGTTCCAATTCGTGCAGCGTGGTCGCGCGGTCGAGCTTGCCCGCCAGCCCGTGAACCCGCAGCGAGCGGCAGTAGCTGTTGTTGTTCGCGCGGCGGCTCGCGGGCATGAACCCGTCGATCAGCGGCTCCAGCGTCGCGTAATTGTGGAAAATGTTTTTCCAGACCCGCGCGTCGTCGCGGAAGTCTTCAGTCCCGAAGTGAATGTGCAGCCCGCACGTTCTGTTGATCTTCGCGTTCAGCCTTTTGAGCGTCGCGCAGACTTTGCGAAGCTGCTCAATCCCGTCTGCACCGCGCAGCACCGGGCTGACCAATTCGAGGGCGTTGCTCCCGCAGACCGACCCGTCATTCACAATCTTCCAATGCGCCCGCGTGGTGTGGTTGTAAGCCTCGGCTTCGATGTTGATGCCCGCGGCGCGAAGCTCGGTGACCAGCCGCTCGCGCTGCACGTCGAACATCTCGATCTCGACCCCGAAGCTGCGGGTGAAGGCGAAGGTCGCCGCCACCGGCCCGTCGAGAATCACGCGGCGGGCGCGAATGCGCTCCGGGTAGAGCTTCGCGTAGACGTTCTGCACGAACCCGTAGCCGACCCCCATCAGGGTCGCCACTTCTTGGCGGCTCATTCCGAGCGCGAGAAGCTGCTGAATCTTGCGGGTCTTGGTGGTCGCTTGGGCGAGGATTTCGTTGGCGGTCATGGTCGTTTAAGTGGCTGGTTTCGAGGTTGCTCTGAACGACGTTGGATTCGCTCTGCGGGCCAATTACCTCAAGGCAATCAACGACATTTCCGGCAGATATAGTTCTCTGATAATGAGGCACTTCCGCGCCGCGTGGCACAGCGCCTGATTAGTGGTAAATGCGCTCAGAAAAGCTCGCCGGGCCGGCGCAATTGGAGGACTTCGCGGGCGGCGGCGAGCAGGTCGCGCCCTTCGAGTTCCACGCCCGGTGCATCGCCAATCTCGATGGTGATGCGCGGGCTTTTGCCGCCCCGATATTCCACCCGCACGCCGGGCGCGCCGAAGCCGCCCATGATGCCGAACTCGGCAGCGATGCGCTCGGTCAGCGCCTCATCGTCGAAGCTGCCGCCATCGTGCCATCGCTCGTCCGCGCCGCTGGTGCTGTGGAGCGCACGATGAAGTGCGTCGGCGAGCAGCGGCGAGAGGTTCATGCGTGGGCGCGCTCGTCAACGCGCGCGGAGATTTCCTCGATGGTCTCGTCCATCGTCACGAGCGACCCGCCGAGGTAGCTGTGCTCGCGGTCGAGCGCCGTGCGGAGGTGCGCGAGCCAGTAGCATTGCGCGCGAGTTCGCGCAGATTCGGGCGCGTCTCGCAGCGCAGCATCGGCCCGCTCGATCAGTTCGAGAAAGCCGTCTTTGATGTCCTCCAACTCCTCGACCAGCGCGAGGAGCCGTTCGTTTCTGTCGGGCTTGCTCATCGCGCGCGATCAGGGCTGCTGCGTCACCGGGCGGTAGCGGCGCTGGCCGAGGCCCGAACCCGCCCACGCGATCACTCCCGCGCGCTCCAGCAGATCGAGGTCGGCATTGGTGCGCTCATTGTTCAGGTGGAACCAGCGGCCCTTCCCGGTCGGGAATAGTCGCTGCATGAGGCGTGCGGTTTCGCTGGCTGGCTGCTGGCTTGGATTCGCTTTCATCGTGCGTGGTCATTCGCTCCACGCCCGAAAACCATCGAGGTATCTATCCGCCTTTATCTGCGGGCCATCAGCGCCAGCAGGCACACGGGTTGATTTCCAGCCGCGCCGCATTTTGTGGGAAGCGCGAAAAGTGAATCTCACGCGATTTGAGTGAGCGTCTGGCCAACCCCAAATCGAAGCGGCTCGGCTAAAAGATTCCTTTACCGGGGTGGGGTGGGCCGATGGCCGGCGGTCAGTGAAGCGTCCACCAGATGACCTTGCCCACGAAGAGCAGGACGAACACGAACGTCAGGCCGAAGCCGATGGCAGCGAAAACTTGAGTGGCGATTTCCTCGAACTTTTTCATGTCGTTGGCCTCGGTGTCATTTGTCGGCGATGCGTTCGCGCGTGCGCTGAATCTCCGCGTGCAGATTCACGAACCACTGGAGTTCGTTGCTGAGCACCCGCAACGCGTCCTCGCCCCACTCTTCCATCGGCGACTGCTCGCTGCGCGTGTTGAACCACAGGCGGAACGCGTCGAGCGGCTTCACGAATTTCACCCACGGCGTCTCAGGGTTCGGTTCGCTCGGCGTCTTCGGCTTCTCGTGGATGATGCCGCAGGCGAGGTAGGCTTGGCGCAGCGTCGTGGCGTCGTTCAAATCGGAATCATGGTTCCGTTTTGCCAGCGCCATGTATTTGCGCGCGGTGCGTTCGCCGATCTGCGCGCAGTTGGCGTCGAGCCATTCGAGCCAGCCGCCGTGCTTGAGCGCCGCCTTTTGCTGGAGCAGGAGTTGTCCGCATTCGAGGGCCTTGTTGATGGCCGTGGTCGCTTGGTCTTTCGCCTGCGTGGCGAGTGCGACTGATTCCTCGAAGGTGCGGTTAATTTGCTCCGCGAGATTGACGACGATTTCGCTCATTCCACCGTTCCCGAGTCAACTGCGCGTAGATGCTGCGCGCTCGCTTGGACTTCATTCCCCGGCTCGGTTTGAGGCCGAAGGTTTTGCACCACTGCGTGGCGATCTTGGAGAACGCCGCGCGAGAGACGCCGTGCTGTTTTGCCAGTTCCGTCTGGCTCTTGCCGTCGAGCGCGAGGATGCCGGTGGCGAAGCAGACCGCGTCGAAGACGAGCAGCGGCTTCGAGGTCGAGCGGATGCGGGCGCAGAACGACGCGAGCGCATCCGCGCACGCCTCTGCGGCAGGCTCGGTTGCTGGCTGCTGCGGATCGACAGCGGCGGCGATGTCGGGCGTCTCCGAGGCCAGCGATGACTCCGCGAGGTCTTCGTCGCGCAGCCCATTGCCGGTGCCGGGCACGAGCGGCTTGAGCAGGCCCTCGGCTTCGAGTCGACGGCGCTCGTCCGCAGGCAGTTTCTCGATCCACTCGCGAGCCTCGGGTGAGTCAAACGCAGCCTGATACTCGCGGTCGCGCGCGGCCTGGCGTGCAGCGTAGTTGTCGCTCATCGGGCCACCTCCTGCCTCGGTGCGCGGCCTTGGGCCTTCACCCTGCTGCACGCTGCAAGAAATACACCTGCCCCCTTTAGGGGGGCAGGATGGGTGTATTCTTGCAGCAGCCGCAGAATCGTTTTTGCAGCGTTTGATTCAGCAATTTTGCAGCAGGCCATAATCACTGGCCCTCCATGCGGTTGCTCCAGTTCCAGATGGTGCGCGTGGAGACGTTGAATTTTGCAGCAAGAGCCGCCTCGTTCTCGCGGGTTACAGCACCGCCGACTTCAATTATTGCAGCACGGAAGGCGGCTTCATCGAACCCGCTGCGGCGACCGGGCGTGCCGCGCCGGTAACGTCCGGTTTGCTTCGCGGCCTCGGCAGGTTTGTCGCACTGCTCCCAGCAGATGCCGCCGGCCTCCGCGTGGCGCAGGAAGATGGTGTCCGTCGGCTCGCCTTCGGGCGTCCGCAGGCCCGCGCGCTTGCGCCGCTTGGTCATGCTCAACTGGAACGTGGGCGCGGTGCCCTCGGCGGTTTTGACGCGCAGCAGGACGGCGGTTTCGCGCGACCAGTTGACCAGCGCCGAACTGCCGAGGCCGCTGTAAGCGAGATCGCTCGCCGTCCAGTGCTCCGCCGCCTTCGGGTCTTTCGACGGCTTGCCGGTGTGGTGCAGCAGGCACCACGTCACGCCGGTCTTAAGCGCGATGGCGTTGAGCTGGCCGCAGCAGAACTCCGCGATGACGCGCTGCTCGCTGATGTCGTCGCCGATGTAGTTGAGCAGCGGATCGGCCCACGCGAGATCCGGGCGGTGGCGCTCGACGAGAGTTTTCGCCAGCGCCGCGAACGCTTCGCCCGTGTGTGTCGTGTCGCGGTAGATGATCACGCGATCCTCCAGCAGCCGCTCCTGCTCGGCGGTGAGGCCCATGCCGCGTTTGACGCCCTGATACATCTCCGCGAGATCGCCCTCGTCGTTCTCGGCCTGGATGAGCAGCGAGCGAAGCGGCCGCACGGGTGTGATGCCGAACGCGGGCAGGCCCAGCGCCCACAGAATCATGAGCTGCATGCACAGCGATGATTTGCCGATGCCGGACTGGCCGACGACGACGAGCGAGCCGCCCCGGCAAAGCCAGCGCGAGCCGAGGATGTTGTTCGGATCGTTGCTGGTGTCGTAGGCCGCGAGCCGCGAGATGCTCAGAGGTTCGCCGAGTTCTTCGGCCTCGCGGCTCGCCTCCCATTCCTCCCACGAGGCAGCGCCGAAGTTCGTCGTCAGCAGCCGCTGGTGCCGCACATCGCCCTCGACCGTGCGCCGCCCATCGGGACAGCGCGAAAGCCGTGACGGATTGCGGTTCTGCCGGTCGAGCGACTGTCCGTCGAAAAGCTCCCAGATGAGATCGACGCGCCGCTTGTATTCCTTCGCGTCGGGCGCATCGACGCGCACCCACGCGTGCAAGGACTCATTACCGGAATCAATCAGCACGGTCACCGGCAGACGGCTGGCCACGATGGCTGCGTGCTGCTTTTCCTTGGGAATGGGCACGCCCGCTTCGTCGCGATCAAACTCGACGAGGACATGGCGATGAATCGCAACGTCGTTGTTCTTCGAGCCGCCGGGCGTCATCGGATTGATGCGGACGAACAAACCCAGCGCCGTGGAGAATACGCGCTCGATGCCGCCCTTGTCGGCGACCCGCTGCTTCCACTCCTCGCGGGTCATTGTCACACCGCGCGAGGGAACGATCTCGCCGGCTTCATTCTCCTTGGCTGGCGCGATGGCGATGTGCTCGCCGGGCAGAAAGCACGCCTCGATGAAGGCCACGAATCCACCTTCGATGGGCGGCGGCAACGAGGGCGGTGCCGCACCCGGCGGGCGCGGCGCTCCCGGTGGTCTCGCTGCGCCAGCATGGATCGGCTCGCGGCGCGCCTGCGAAAACGCCGAACGGATCGTCGTCATTGCTTCCGGCTCACTCAGCCCGTCGGCCAGCGCACGGGCGAGCAGCCGGGCCTGCGCGTCGTCGAGCGCGTGCCCGGCGTCGCGGAACTGGCAGGCAGCGTCGAACAACTCGGCGTTGCGCGTGCCTTCCGGCGCGCCGCGGTCGAGATAGTCGAGCGTCCGTCGCGGAACATCGGGACGCGGTGCTGATGCCCGGTAGCGAAAACTCATGCGGTGGCACTCGCGGTGCGTCCGTTCCAGCGCGCGTCGAGGAACGCCTTGGCCTCGTCGAACGTGGCGAGTTCCGGCTGTGGGTGGCCGAGCTTGCGGAGCCAGCGCACCTGCTTGGCGCTCGCCAGCCCGAGGTTCATTCGCGTGAACACCTTGTCCAGGATGGCGCAGGCGTGACCCTTGTTCTGCACGGATTCGGGCGCGATGCCGTAGCGCAGCAGCATCTCGCGCTGCTTCGGCGTCATGCCGTCCTCGTGCCAGCGCATCGTCGGTTGGAACTCGGCGATATCCACCTCGTTGATCGAGAGGGCGAACTCCAGCGCGTCGAACGTCCGGGCTTCGCGCTTCGCGTTTTCGCGCAGCCGCTCACGCAAGCTGGCGGCACGATCGGCATCCACCTTCTTCTTGGCTTCTTCGAGATCGCCGTCGCCGAGCGCGAGCGCCTCGGTGATGGCCTCGGCTTCCTCGTCGCTGCCCGCGATGAGGTGCGCCGGGCTGATTAGCGAGTGCTCTTGCGAGAGCCACAGGAAATCCAGCAGCAGCAGGTGATCTTTGCCGGGATAGAGCCGGGTGCCGCGCCCGATGACCTGGCTGTAGAGCGAGCGGACTTTCGTGGGCCGCAGCATCACGACGCAATCGACGCTGGGTTCGTCGTAGCCCTCGGTGAGCAGCATGGCGTTCGAGAGCAGCCGAGTTTTACCGCGCCCAAAGCGCGCGAGGATTTCCTTCCGGTCGGGCGACGCGCCATCGATGTGCTCCGAAGGAATGCCGCGCTCGTTGCAGAGCGCCGCGAACTTTTCGCTCAGCGCGATCAGCGGCAGGAAGACCAGCGTCTTGCGGTGCCGGTGCTGCACGAGCGTGTCGGCGATGGCTTCGAGATACGGCTCGATGGCGTGCCCGAGGTCGTCGGCGCTGTAGTCGCCAGCGGTCGTGCCGACGTCATCGAGATCGATCTGGAGCGGCACCGTCTGAACTTTGATCGGCGCGAGCCAGTTCTGCCGGATGAGATCGAGCAGCGTGAGTTCATACGGCACGTTCTCGAAGTATTTCCCGAGGTTCTTTTTGTCGCCGCGATCCGGCGTCGCCGTGACCCCGAGCACGAAGGCGTTCGAGTCGAAGTGACCGAGGACGCCCATGTAGCTGCTCGCGAGGACGTGGTGCGCCTCGTCCACGACCACGAGGCCGAAGTGATCGCGCGGCCAGCGTTCGCGGCGCGCGGTGCGGGCGAGCGTCTGCACGCTGGCGACCACGACCGGCGCGTTGAGCGACGCACGATAGTCGGCCATCTCGACCTCGGCGATGATGCCCGTGGCGCGATGGATTTTGTCCACGGCCTGCGAGATGAGTTCTTCGCGGTGGGCCAGGACGAGCGTCCTCCGTGGTTGATGCGCGGCGGCGAGGTGCGCGAACTGGACGGTCTTACCCCCGCCGGTCGGGAACACGAGCAGTTGCTTCTGATACTCCGTGAAGCCCTTCATGATCGCCTCGTGCGCGGCGACCTGATAGCCACGGAGGCCGAGCTTAGAAGGGGCGGTCACCTTGCCCTCCTTTCTCGCTGGTCTGCGGGACGAGCCACGCGGCGACCTTGTTCCGTTTCCGGCCCTGATAGTCCTCGACGATCAGCCGCACCTTGCCGGTGCGCCCGATGAGATCGTCGGCGACGATATCCACTTCCTCGCCGGGCACGACCTTCTCGCCGACGGACGCGCGGAACGCATCGATCTTCCAGAACGACGACTCGGCGAAGACGAGGTGATCGAAGAGCACGACGCCGTCCGGCTCCACCTTGAGGCGAAGCTCGATCATGTCGTTCTTGTTCTTCGAGACGGTTTCTTCGGCTCCGGTGATCTCGACGGAGTATTCACCGGCGTTGACGTATTCGGGACGCGTCGCGTCCCCTGAGCGATAGCTGGGCATGGTTAGTTGGCTGGTTGTGGTTGTGAGGTTTCGGGCAGAGGCATGGGGCCACCTACGGGACGGGCGGCAGATTTGTCGGGGACGAGGGCCACGACGGGTTTGCCCGGCTCGATGACGCCGGGCGGGATGGGTTTGTCCGGGAGCTTGAGCGCCCAGATTTCGCGGAACTTTTTCGCGCTGAGGTTGCCGTAGGCGGCGAGCACCGCCCCGAAGCCGAGCGCCTGGATGTGACGCCCGACGTTGTCGTGATTGACGAACTCCGCGCCCTTGCGCTGCTGGAGTTTCCAGCCGGGCACCACGAGGCCAGCCTTCAGCCGATCCTTCGCGGCGACCTCGGCTTTCTCGCGGTAATCGTCGAGCACCGAGCAGGCAGCGAGGAAGCGGCCGAGTTTCGTGTCGTCCGCGAGGATCGCAGCGAAGTCGAAGGCCGGGCCCGTGCTGGCGAGCGCCGTCGCCGCCGCGGTCGTGCGTGCCGGACAAGTCTCCCGCTTCGCGCACCAGCCGCAGTAATCGCAGAGCGTCGGCTGCTTCGCGGGGTCGCGGTAGCTGGCGACAACGTCGGCGACGATCTGCTTTGCCTCGGCGAACGTGAAGTGATGCGAGACGACCTCGCGCTGGTCGCAGAACAGCAAGTGCGCCGTCCACTCCGACGCGAACCGCTGCTCCATCAGGCCCAGCGCATACGCCGCCATCTGCTCGCGGTAGTTGCGCTTCTGCCCGGTCTTGAGATCGGCGTGGGCAAACCGCTCCGCGATGATCGCATCGGCGGTGCCGGGATTTTCAAAACCGCTGATCGTGATGCGGCACTGATCCTCGCGGGTCACGAGCGGCGCGCCGCCCGCGAGCGTCCGCACCATTGCCACCGCCCACTCGACCGCCGCGTGATCGTCGGCGTTCGGCGTGTAGAACATCTCGGCCTGATCGGGCACGCCTTCGAGGCGGGCGCGGAAGAGCGCATCGAGCGCGGAGCCGCGCGCGGCTTCCGGGCCGGCGTCGGCACTGGATTCAAAGCACGCGCACTCGGCGAGCTTGGGCAGAGCGGAAGGGCGCAGGCTCATTGGGCACCTCCTTGCGCGGCAATGTGGTCGGCGACCGCCTGCGTGAACCGTTCCGGTGCCGCGAGGACGCGCGCTTTGTATTCGGGCTTCGCATCGCGCCACGTCTGCTGTGCGGTGATCTCGCCGCGCGCGACGAGGAAGGCATTGATCGCGTCTTCGCGTCCCTCGAACAGCACGGCGAGCTTCGCGTCATCGCCGCCGTCCGTCTTCGTTGCGGCGGGGGGAGGAGGCGCGGCTGCGCTGGCGTCGAAGACGTGTGCGATGGCCGCGTAGTCGAAGGGCAGCTTCTCCTCGAGTCCGTGCCGGTTTTTCGCGTCCCACGCGGCGGTGTGCGACGTGTAAAGCACGCGCTCCTTGCCGCCGACGCCGCGCTTCTTCCCGGTGTCCGACTCGGCGATGCGCGTGAAATAGTTGCCGAACAAAAGCAGATCGACCCACTCGCGCACGAGCGGCGCGACCTGCTTGGACAATTTCAACTCGTAGCGGTCGTAGGCACCCGCGGCCTCGGGCTGCTCGAACTTTCGGATCGAGCAGTGGCCGAGCATGACGATGTGCATGCCCCGGTCGCGCAGCGCGTCGAGCGAGCGCAGGAACCCGGCGAACTCCTCGGCGAGATACGTGTATCCCTTGCCGTAGCCGAACTCCTCGATGCTTGCCTTGTGGCTGCGACGGCAGATGTCCTCCGCGAGAAACTTTTCCGCCCAATCGATGCTGTCGATGATCAGCGTCTTGAACTCCCCGGACTTCGCCGTGAGCTGTTCGACCGCTGATTTGATACCGACCCAGTCGCGGGTGTTTTCAAACCGCGCGACGTCGAGATGGTCGCTGCCTTGTTCGGTGTCGATGAACACCGGATTCGGGAACTTCGCGGCGAGCGAGGTCTTGCCCAGACCCTCTACGCCATAAAGACAGGCGCGTTGCGCTTTCGCCAGTTTGCCCCGGCGAATCGGGAGTGATGAAGTGGATGTGCTCATGTGTCGGATTGGGTTGTTTTCAAAGGCCCTCTGGGGCTCGAACGCCCCATACGGCGCGTGCTCATGCTTTGTCGGGTTGCGTGCCGCCGACCTGCCTCCTGGCGAACTCGGCCCGGATTCGAGCGACCCGTTCGCGCAGCGTTTCGACGTGAACTCCAAGGTCGCGCGCCGCCTCGCGCAGACTCTTGGTCACCGCGAGGGCGGCGCAGGTGCCACGGTCGATTTCTGAGAGTTCATCTAGCACCATCCGCACGTCGAGAATCAGCGCGTGATCCGCCGGCCACGACCGAAGTCCTGCGCGACGCAGCGCCTCTTCCGCGTCGATCAACTCGCCGAGCGGGTCATCGTTGCCTTCTTCATTTTGGGGCACTTCGTCGAGTGAGGCGGCGATGCGCCGCTCGTCGCGGCCCTCTGCGAATCGTGCATCGAGGCAGTCGCGCACTTTGTTCGCGACGATCCGTTCGATGAATGTCCTGAGCGACGCCCTGGCCGGATCATGTCTTTCGGCCTTCTCTGCGACATGCATGCGCAAGATCTGCGCAATGTCGTCCGCATCGGATTCGCGGATGCCTGTGGTTCCGATCAGTTTCCCCACCACGGCGCGTATTGTTCGTTCCGCCTGCCGGATGGCCTCTTCTTGAAGCGCGTGAGTTTGCACGCGCTGGGCCGGCGAAATTTCGCCGGATCAGGCGGCAGGACTTCAGAATCCGGGCAGGCAGCGACCCACAAACCCGCATAAACAAAAGCCCCGCAGGCCGAAGCGTGCGGGGCGTGGAATTTTGAAGATTCTCGAAACGGAGGCGGTGAAATTCACCGCGCGTGGCTATTCGTCGCGTGTGCCGCGGGCTACGCGGCCCTTCTGATTAAGCCTCCGTGGCGCGTCCGGGATGGGGGTCTCCTCGTGCGGAGCGCAGTCGACTCGAAATGTTGCTTCGTAGCAAAAGCGTCCCGGGTGCGACGTGAACGCCGCCTTCGCGTCGAGGCCGGTCAGGTCGGCCAGCAGCTTTGCCATCTGCTGCTTGTGTTTCTTGAGGGCGCTCCATGTATCCGCGTTCGACGCCACGACTCGGCGTTTGCGGACAATTGGCATGAAGAACTCGTCCCAGCACTCAAAGGGGGCGACGTCTTTACCAGACCGCTTTGCCAGACCGAGAGTTTCAAAGGTGTAAGACTCGCGCGCTTCACGCGAACTGCGGCCGCTGCGAACGGACGCATGGATCGAGATGGTGTGGCCGTTCACCTCCGCGAACTTGAGATCCTGCCAACTTGCTCCTTCGGGCGTCGGGAATTTTGGGAGTGGCGGCTCGACGCGAATGCCAGCAGACGACAGGGCGAACTCGACAATTCGTGCCGCCGCCCTGTCGGCTACCAATCGCCCTGATACCTCGATGGCGAAATCCTCGTCCATAACGAGCAACTCAGCCTTGCGGCTGGCGAGAAGAGCAATGGAATCCGTGTCGAGGTGCAGCCGCGATGGAATGATCAGAACAAACGAACGACCGCTAACCCGTTCGGCAAAACGCTGAAGTTCCGGGAAAAGAGCGTGGAACTGTGTCGCCGCGCAGAAGAACACCGGGAGCCGCGCGTTCGCGGCGGGGGCGGCCCAGCCCAACTCGGCGGCAGCAGGCAGTCCCACCACAGGTGTCGGTGCTCCACCAAGTTTCAATGCGCGCCCGATGGAGCCGAGAAGCCCGCTCCAGTCGAGCTTCGTCAATGCAAGCTCTGCGCGTGAAAATGTCGTCCGCGGGCATTCCGCTTCCACGCAAATTCCGGTCAGCAGCCCATCGCCCGACGGCGAAATCTCAAAGCCGCAAACGCTGTCCGGCGTTTTCGGGCACGGCACGAAGTCGGCGACGCCTCCAGTGGGGGCGAGGAATGTCGCGAGCCGATCAAAGTTCTCGCCGAGCAACGTGCGCCACACGCGCTGCGGCGCGACTGCCTGCTCAACTAGAAGCTGCCACGGTGCGCTCATTTCTGACGATGCGGTCGTTCAAATCCGGCTCCTCCACGCGAAACTTTTGCCGCTTGAGCCAGGCCTCGATCCACTCGCTGTCGCTGTCGCGTTCGTAGTCGGCGTCGGCGGGAAGCCTGACCGTCACTCGGGTCACTTTGCGACTTCCTTCGAACCTGATCACAAATCGCGCCGACCGAATCTGTCCGGCCTTTGGAATTCCGCCGAAGCGTTCCAGGTTGTCGAAGATGTTGTTCTTGCTGCTCATCTTCCAGATCGTCTGATTCGTGGAATCCAGCACGATTTCGAGTTCACGAAGCTCGATGGATTCGATGGGGCAATCCTCGATATCGGTGGTCTTCAACGCCTCGGCACCGCGCGTCCGAAGCGGCTCCAGCGTAAACAGCCGACCCGCGCGGATGAATGCTTCAGGGTCGTCGAGAAGGTTTTTCCCGAAGCTTTTCCGGTAGGCTTCGCTCTCGGATTTTGTCTTCGAGTGAATCCACATCTCCCCGGTCGCCGTGTTGATGCGGACGACGTCATCGGTTTCAGGATGAAACTCGACGTGCTTGCGCTGGCCCTTTTCGAAGGTCGCCTCACGCCGCCGCCTGCCGCCGTGGATGATGATGAACCAGCGCACGTTGGAAGTCTGGCCGCTCGGAATGATTTCGCACCCGCCGTCTGGGTCACCGAAGAACGCCGAAAGCTCTTTCTCGATGGCTTGCATCTTCGCATCGCTGAAGTCGGCGTCCTGAATCGAGACGCCGAGCGACGGCGTGAAACAACGGTAACGGCGCGTGTCCACAACGCGCTTTTCCATGAGCGCCGAGTCGAATGCCTCTGGCGCATCGAGATAGGCTTTCAGCGCCAAGTCCGCAGCTACCGACTTCTTGTCAGGCGTGGCCTCGCCGGTTTCCTGCGCAAGGCTGCGCTGCAAAATCTCGGCCCCATGCACATCCGCCATCGTTCCCACGGCTTCGAGGGCGAGAAGCAATTGATCGGGCCGGCCATCATCATCGAGCAGCGCCTTCGAGAGCTTTTTGAAGTCGTAGTCGCCGCGCTTCTTGGTTTCAGGCGGAAGCTCGATTTCGCGCTTTTTGAAAAAGTCGGTGAACTTGCCTAGGAGGCGTCTCAGCAAGCCCCGATCTACTTGGCGGAGAATGCTGGGATTGGTGAGACGAGATACGGGTTTGCGCGGCTTCATGCAGTGGCGGTGGTCGGACTTTTCCCTGCCCGAACGCACAAATCCGAAACCGCTCCTGAAGCGAACGAACCCGCATACCGGCAAGGGAGGAAAAGTAGGTTGGCAGAAGCTTTTCTTCAAGCCTTGTGGGTGAGGTGTGCCCGACAAAACGCTCGACGACTCCGTAGGTGTCGGCATGGCCGAACACCCGCATCTGCACCCTTCAGAAATGAGCGCAGACCAGCGGCGCGACGAGATCGCCGCGTTGCTGGCGCGAGGATACCTGCGGCTGCGCGCCGACGGAAATGGGAGCAGGGACTGCGGGGAGGAAATCGCTGTAAACCGAGACAAACCCCTTGAGGTCATTGGCGGCTCAAGCCCGTATGCGCGTGCAGTTTAGAACTATGGAAACGCACCACAAAGCCCACATTTCGAGGCAGTTGGCGCTCCTCTCGGAGATGACGGTGAGCCAGCTTCTCGGCAAATACGTGGAGGTCTTCGGCGAGCCGTCGCGCTCGCGCCACAAAGACTTCCTCCGAAAGAGAATCGCCTGGCGCATTCAGGCGCAGGCCTACGGCGACCTCTCCGAGCGCGCCCGTCGCCGCGCCGAAGAATTAGCGAACGATGCTGACCTTCGGATTCGCATGAGTCCCATGAGCGGCGAGCCAAACGGCCCGACGACGATCCACGCATTCAAACCGAGCGAGCACCGCAGAACGCCGCTTCCCGGGTCGGTGATCACGAGGGAATACCAAGGCCGCAAGCTGCTCGTGACCGTGCTCGACAATGGATTCGAATTCGAAGGCGCAGTCTATAAGTCGCTGACGGCGGTTGCACGGGCGGTCACGGGCACCCACTGGAATGGGCCGCTGTTCTTCGGGCTGAACAAGAAGGAGGCAGCGTGAGCGCCCGCACGAACGGCACGGTGCGAAAGACCGTGCGCTGCGCCATCTACACGCGCAAATCCACCGACGAAGGACTCAGCATGGAGTTCAACTCGCTGGACGCACAGCGCGAAGCGGCCGAGGCATTCATCAAAAGCCAGACGCACGAAGGGTGGGTCTGCCTGCCAGAGCGATACGACGATGGAGGATTCTCCGGCGGCAACATGGAACGGCCCGCACTCAGGCGGCTCCTCGCAGATGTTGAGGCCGGGAAGCTCGACTGCATCGTGGTCTACAAGGTGGATCGCTTGTCGCGCAGCCTGCTCGATTTTTCCCGCATCATGGAATCACTCGATGGGGCGGGTGCTTCGTTCGTCTCCGTGACGCAGCAGTTCAACACGACCCACTCAATGGGGCGGCTCACGTTGAACATCCTGCTCTCGTTCGCGCAGTTCGAGCGCGAGATCATCAGCGAGCGAACGAAGGACAAAATGAGCGCGGCCCGGCGCAAAGGGAAGTGGGTCGGCGGCTCGCTCATTCTCGGCTACGACCTGAACCCGGAACGCACGCGTCTTGTCGTGAATCAGCTCGAAGCGCAGCGGGTGCAGGCCATTTTTCATCTCTACCTCAAGACGCAGTCTCTGCTCGCCACCGCCGAGGAATTGAATCGCCGTGGCTGGCAGCGGAAGACGTGGACGAGCAAGAGCGGGAAAACGACCGGCGGCGGCAAGTGGAACAAGGTGAATATGGTCGGGCTGCTCACGAACATGACCTACATCGGGAAGGTGAAATACGAGGGTCAGGTGTATCCCGGCGAGCAGCCCGCGATCATCGACGAGGGGATGTGGGCCAAGACTCAGGCGCTGCTTCAGCGCAATCGCCGCGAGCGCGGTGCGCGGCAGCGGAACAAATATGGTGGTCTGCTGCGCGGGCTCGTCTGCTGCGGCACCTGCGGAGTGAAGATGGTTCACACCTACACGGACAAAGGCGGGATGCGTTACCGCTACTACGTGTGCCAGACTGCGATGAAGCAGGGCTGGAACCAATGCGAGACGCGCTCGATCCCGGCGGTGGAGCTTGAGCAGTTCGTGCTCGACCGGCTTGCAGCCATCGGTGCCGACGACCGCTTGGCGAAGGAAGTGGCAGCTCGCGCTGAAGCCGAGCACTCCCAGCAGACTGCCGCACTCGTTGCGGAACGGCGCGGCATCGAGACGAACATGCGCGAGGCGGCGAAGATGGTGGCGGGATTGTTCGGCCAGCCGAACACGGTGGCCCGACTCGCCGATCTCCAAGATCAGATTCGCGCGGGCGAGAACCGGCTCGCCGAGATTGCGCAGGAACTCGCCGCGCTCGGCGATGGCGAGATCGACAAGGGGGACGTGACAAACGCCATGCACAGCTTTCAGGCAGTCTGGGACAAGCTGTCGACGAAGGAGCAGGCGCGCCTTTTTGAACTGCTGATCGAGCGAATCGTCTACGACAAGACGAAGGGAGCCATCGCGATGACCCTGCGCGCTGACGGCATCAAAGACCTGAAACTGGAGGCAGCATGAGCAACGGCATCACACTCGAAATTCCCGTCCACTTCGCACTCGAACGCCGCGGGCGACGCCGGTTGCGGCTCGGCGAGCCGGAAGCGCCGCCGCCCGTGGAGCCCGGCAACACGCCCCGCATCTCGAAGCTGATGGCGCTCGCCATTCGATTCGAGCGGCTCATCCGCGAGGGGCATGTGCGCGACTATGCGGACTTGGCGCGGCTCGGCGGCGTCACTCGCGCCCGCATCACGCAGATCATGAATCTGCTAAACCTCGCGCCAGAGATTCAGGAGGAGCTTCTTTTCCTGCCGAAGACCGTGGTCGGCAGAGATCGGTATTGCCTGCGGGAGATGCTCGGCTTTTTGCAAATTCTCGATTGGGACGAGCAGCGCCGCCGCTGGAGCGAGGTCTAGGGCGCGCCTTGCCTACTACTTCGGCACGTTGGGAAAGAGTGCCTGGATACGCGTGAAAATCGGACTGCCGATTTGGTGCATCACAAGCAGGCCCTCACGCGGCGAAAAATCGTGTCGTTCGATCCACCAGTAGGCGTCGATTTCCATCCTGACGCGTTCCACTCGCACCCGTGCTTCGACAGTCGTCCAATCCCATCTCCCGCTCTCGGAACCATAGAGGAGTTCGTGGAGCACGTCGCCGTAAACGCGGTCATGCAGGTTGACGAACGCGAGCACCCGAAGCTGGCTGCGCTTGGGGTCGACCGCTGAGAACTGTCCCACGGCCTTCTCGATCTTGTCGGCGATGGCGAGGTCACCAATAAACCCCTCCTTCAACTGCTCGGCCTTCTTTATTCCCGGTGCCACCTCGCGGCAGTGATTCCACAGCGGGTCTGCATCGTTGATGTCTTTGACCTCGCAGTAGAAGGCGAATTCGTCGCCTCGATAGACACGGAAATCCGGCGTCTGACCGGCTCTCAGTTCCTGTTTCGAGAAACGCTCAACCCGCAATCCTTGGCGGTTGAGTTCCTCGGTGATGACCTGTTCGCCTGTCGATTTCAT